TCACTATTCTTCAATGTCCAAATCTCACCGTTATCCATAGCACATGTAAACATCAAATCATGTTCTTGTGAATAATCTATAACCAAAAAAGCATAACCTTTCATGTTATCTGATACCCTTATAATCGGTATTGTTGGATTTAATTGTAACATCATACTAGTCCCACCATTTTCTAATATTGTCAGCTAAAATCTTAAACAATAATCTATGACATCTTTCTTGATTCTCATGTGCAATCTCCATTGCATAGATTTGTTTATTTTTAGCTTCATCATCGTATCTAGTAAATCTAGATAATTCACCACTGACAGCTTTTTTATATTGTCTTGGGTATTTCTTAAAGAACTCATCGAAATTCTCTGATAATTCATCGCTTTTCCATTCGTATGTTTTTTCACCAGCAAATTCTTTATCGCTTTCAACAAAATAATGTTTACTCTTATGGTAATCCATATATTCCATGTTGTAAGTTTCATCTTGTTCTAATTCAATTAGTCTAGCGACAAGATTCATAATTTCAGCATCACGTTTTGCACTAGTATGGAAATCTCTTTCAGCAATATATTTTGCTTGTCTTTTGATTTTAAATTTTAAAACCTCAAAGATATAATGGTCGTCCCAATCTCTGTCTTTCCATATAATTGGAAACCACGATATCAAATTTTTAACGCTAATCACAAAGTTACGTGGGTAATATCTAAGGTCTTGTAACCACCATCTTATTTTATCAAACATTGTTGATTTGTAATCATCAAAATCAATAATTTCTTTTACTTTATCTTCCATATTAATTTTCACTTATTTCGATATATATTTCACTAATTTGTTTAAACTCTTTCATTATATCACGTTTCATTTCTTCAACAGTGTCTTCAACGTTATATACTTTCATAAAGTCATCACCATTTATTGATATCAATAACAAATAGTTATTTTTACCCATCGTCATTGTTTTTATTCTATTTACATGTGTTACCAACTCAAAATCGCTAATTATTTCTTTGATACGCACTCTATCTTTTCTAGGCATACTTTCACCAATAATCAACTTACGTAATTCATTCACTAACGAGTATGAAACATAACACAACGTCATACCTACCATTATACTACCTATACCATCAAATATTGGTAACCAAATAGCTAAACACGTACAAATAAACGCTATTGCTAAACCAATCAATGCCGCTGCATCTTCCAATAGTATCACTATTAAGTTAATATCAACTGATTTCTTTATTGCTTTAAAAAATGACGCTTTGGATGTTTTACGCAATTCTTTTAATGCAACATAAAAAGATTTAGCTTCAATTATTAATGATATACCTAATACAGCTAACGCCCATGTAACATGTTGTACTGGTTCTGGATTACCAATTTTATGAATCCCTTCATAAAATGAATATGCAGCACCACCAAAAAACAATAATATTGCAACCATAAACCCCCAAAAATACTCTTCACGACCATAACCAAACGGGTGTAACTCATCGTTTTCTTTTTTGGTTCTTTTATTACCAATCAATAAAAATATTTGGTTTAAACAATCTGCACTAGAGTGGATAGCTTCAGCCATCATTGACGCACTTTTAGTGAAAAACGCTGCAATAAATTTTAAGATAGTAATTAAACCGTTACCAGTTAAAGCAACCATCACCGCTTTTGTTGAATTTGAACTACTCATTATTTAATTTTTAAATTTATAATACAAATGTATAAATCATTTTTGACTTATGCAAATTTTATGAAACCTTTTTTAATTAAATCGTGAATATATGATGAATGGTGAATGTTTTTCTCATTTGCATACCCAATTGACATGTGCATTCCGAAATATGGTCTACCCAAACCTAATTCATCTCTAATTGATTGGAGTTGTTCTCTTTCTTCATGTGGAATGTTTAACCACCAATGTTCTGAGTTGGTTCTAGGGTCTAAGTCTAAGACTATATCAATTTTTTTACCATCCCATTTTTTCTTAACTTCTTCCCATTTAGCTTCAACTTCTTCTGCTGACAACACACCGTTTTGTGATAAATCTTTCATACTATCGTTGATAAATGAAATGTGAGCACCACGTAGCGGTTTGTTTAATATAAGATTGTATCTTTTCTTGATGAACCATGCATAATATTCAGCAACGTCACCATCAAAAAATACCATAGCAATCTTCTTCCAAGAAGATTGGTTAGAATGTTTCTTAGTTCGGTCCTCTGGCTCGAACCCAATAGTTCCAGATAATGTTATTCTTCCTTGCATTTTCTCTTCGTTCATAACTTGTGGTTATAAATCCTTTTTGTGGTGAAAAATTCATTGGATTATAGATTGTTTGTGTTGGTTCCAAACCAACACATTCCAATAACTCAAAAAATTCATCTTTCTTTTTAATTTGACCTCTTAAATCTTTAAGTATTTGTGCATCAATCTCTTTAGCTATCTCATCACTTAATAATTTGATAAGTTCAGCTTCGGCATCCATGATACCATATCGTTGTAAATCAGTTATTCTTTCTTCTGACCATACAGCATTTATCCTTTTAGTTCCAAGTGATAGCTTATATGCGTTTTCATCATAACCTTTTGAAAAATACCATTTTTTGATTACTTCTTGAGTAAAGTCTACTTCATGGTTAAATATTTTAACTAGATATTGTAATAAATTAAAACCCCATTCTTGAGTGTCATCATATTTGATTATAAAGACACCTTCTTTTACGTGATAATATTTATCTAAATACCTAGTAATTTCTTGTTCTTTCTCAAAATCTTCCATGTTTAATTATAAAGAAGATTTTGAGAAAAATCAATAGTTTTTAGTTAATAATCTCTGTTTCATGTTTTATACCATACTCATCATAATAGTATAAATCAACACCTTCAAAAACCAAGAACGAATATTCAGTAACAGACATTACACATTCAGAAAAATAACCACTATATTTTTTATACTCGTTTTCTTCTTCAGTGTTATCATTTTCTTCTTCATCGTCTTCATCATAATAGTCATCAAACATAACCGTAGTTAAAAATTTATAATCATCTTCAGTGATTTGTCCTTCTTCAAAATGTTTATAAATTCTATCATCTTCTAACATAACACCCCAGTGACCTTTTGTTGGTGTAAGTTTGTTTATTAATGTTACAAAACGCTCAACAATATCTGCATCTTCTATTGATGCCGTCATTTCTTCTTCAGTGTGACCTCTACCATCACCAATCATGTAACTAAACTCCAATAAATAACATGGATTTTGTTTTTTCTTCTTTTTCTTTTTTTCTACTACTTTTATCATATACTTTAAAAATTAAGCTAATTTCAATGGTCTTAAATATTCTCTTAGGAACGCATTAACTGGTCCACCAATTTTTTCTTCCCATTGTTTATAATTCTTAGCATTTTTCTCTTCCAATTGAGATAAAGCTTTCTCTGATGGCTTGTGTCTACTCCATGGTAACGTTTCTGGTACAAAGTCTGGATATAACGTTCTGTTAAACACCCTTTCATCAACTAAGAAAACAAACGCTGTTAATTGGTCACCCAAATCTGGTTCATGAAACTCTTGCAACAACACACCAGCTTCACGCATAGTTTGCATGTGTCTATTCAAAGTTCCCAATCTTTCTGGGTTGTTGTTTGTTGTACCACCGTTAAGAATAATAAATGTTTTATCTTTATCAGCCCATTTGTTATATATTTGTTGATGTGGTTTTAACCCTTCAACAGTTCTACCATAATCAACGACAGCGTGACCAAATTGGATTCCTTGTTGAATCGGGGACATGTTATACGGAACCAACCCATACATTCTACGTTCTAAGTACATTTCACTCTTACGTGGTGTTGAATCAGCTTTAACTTTACATAACCCTAAACGTCTGTAAAACTCTTGCACATCAATTTTTTCTTCATAATACGATTCTTCGTAAAATGCCATAGATGTGTCCCATGATGAAATGTCTAATATTCTAACATTTGCATCTAAACACCATTCATATCCAGTTTTTAATATCTTTTCCATTAATTTCCTATTTCAATTAAATGTGATACAGTACATTGTGCTGAGTTATATACTATATATTCGTTATTTCTTAGGTCAGCGCCACCTTTTGCAAACACACTATCAAATCCTTCATTATCTAACACTTTCTTAGATAACTTATAACAGCTTGAGTCATGGTGCAATATTTCTTTTTGTTTACCCAAATGCACATCAAACAATGCCAAAAACGCTTTGTTATCACCACCATGAGCCCAATAAGAACCTCTTAACGATGTGTAACCAATAGATTTTTGTGCTTTGTCAGCAAAGTAGATACCATCACCAAACATTGACCCAGTATGTACCGCACCAGATGGTCTGATAAGTAACCCAGTTTGTAAAATGTTAAACCAGTTCTCATTTCTTGACCCATGCCAGTATAGTCTACGTTTCTTAACTTCAACTTTATCCATGTGTTTATCAAATATTTTTTGTGTTTTGTTGTTAACAACCTTGAACACACGTTTCATTTGATTCACATTTGGACCCATCAATTTTTTGATAAGTTCAAGCGTTTCAGTATCATTTTCAACCTCAATAGATAATCCCATTTGGTCTAAGATAGTAACTTCAGATACTTCTTCTTTTTTACCTTCAGCTTCAGCCTCAGCAGCTTTCTTAGCAGCTTCTCTTTGTTGTTTAATCAACTCAACTTGACCAGCCATTGTATCCAACGCTGATTGTTCGTTATCAATCAATCTTTGTGCGTTAGTCAAACTAACATCATTACTAATCTCTCTAAACAAATGGTCTTTTACGTTATCCATTCTTCTAGGGATAATTGTATAAAGTTTCAATAACATATCATTGATATGTTTGATATCTACACCAATAGCAATCAATCCACTAATGTTAGTGATAATCTCTTGTGCAGCGGTAACTTGTTGTTCCGATACAGCTTCTTGCGTTACCTTATAGTTACGTTGGATTGATTTGTTGGCAAATGACATCAATTCATCAACCAATTTACGCACAATCTCATCTTTGATATTTGCAACTTTATTATCAACTGGTTTTGATTCATCCACAACTGGTTCAGCCAACAAATCAGTTACATCTGTATAACCTTTTGTTTTTGATAGTTTTTGTTTCAACACACTATCCCATTTTGAACTAGGTTTATATTCAGTTGTTAAAGACTTGCCAACACGACCATATTCACATTTGATACGGCCATCTGATAATTCTTCCATAATATAAACTTTATTACTTTGGCTGGTCAAACCATTATCAACTGATACATGTATCAGTTTTGCGTATCTTAAACCGTTCTCTTTTACTATCATACTTCAATATTTTATACAAATTTACTAATTTAAAAATTATCTTCCAAATGTTTTGGTATATAATCAGCAATATTTCTTTTCCACCAATTTTTAAACTTACGTTTTATTCTTTCTTTAAAAAAATAGAATCGCATATCTAAATTAGCAACTTTTTCACCCAACCATGTGTAATCTGTGAAACCATCTTCATCATATTCATACTCATTACATGGATATGGTCTACCACGTTCATCAATATACTGCCAATAACCATCTTCTTCTTTGGTTATTTTATCAGTATATTCATCACCTTCGTATTCAACCCATCGCCAATCTTTACTTTCAATACCTTCTGGTTCATCTGTTGGTAATCCTTCTTGTGGTAAACCATAATGCCAGTTGCATGAACAACCAATATCATCTGGTGTACCAATACAATCATCACAGATATATGGGTTATCATTATTGGCATAACCTGGCATGTATAACCATACAGCTACATTACCACAATCACATTTCTTTTTACCACGTTCTAGTATCATCTACAAACAAATTTTTGTTGTTATCAATGAATTTAACAAATAATTGTTGCATTTCGAAGGGTAATGGGAAACCACCCATGTAGACAACTCCCATTACCACTTCTAATTCTTGTCCAGCTTTAAGGTCCATACCTTTAGCGACAGTTACATCTTGTTTTAATCTATAAACAGTTCCGTTCATATTAAGCCATTTTAAAGAACATTTCTCTTACTTTAGATGAAATGTATTTATTTATTTCTTTTGGTTCCAATTGGTTCTCTACCATTGTATCCATTTCTTCTTTGATAACGTCATTAACAACCCATCTGATAACGTCACCCATTTTCTTAACATCAATAGGTTCGTTGTTTGGGAAAATGTTTTCTAACGCTTGGTTAAAACGACTTTCAGATACTGCATAATCAACAAATTCTTTAATAGAATTTAATTTCTCAACATCAACAGCTGCAAGTGTTTTTACTTTAGAACTAGAGTGGCGTTCGCCCTTTACCTTGAAACGATGAACAACACCTTTAAAATCAGCAGTCCATACAATACCTTCACCAATTCCAGAGTAACCAAAAGCTTTTGCTACTGGACATTCTTCTTCAACTTTGATAGTCAACTCAGACAACTGATTTTGTACCAATTGTGGCATGTTAAAATCAATATCGATTGAATATGTAGGGTAATCGTCAATATTGTAAATATTCTGCTCTGGTGCTCTTAAATAAGAGTAATCAACCCAATATGCTGGATTAGCTTTTAACTCTTCTTCAGTTTCAGTATGTGGTGTGATTTTAACACCAAAGATAAAGAAAGATTTAGGTAAATTGCAAACACCAACACCTTTTTGAATATTACCACCAGCCCATTCACCGTAGATTGTTACAGTATTTTTATCACCGTCTAAACCATTGTTTAACAACACAGCATTAATCATAGCTTCAAAAATTTCTTTATGTGAATGCACAAAAAATGCAAATCCAGCGTTATCAGATGTTTTAATTTCTCTAATATTTTTTATTTTCTTTTCCATTTTTATGTTTATATTTTTTTATTTTTTTCAAACCATTCATCTAAAGTGAATACGTATTCATCTACATTTTTGACGTAATCTTCTTCAAATATAGTTTTTTCCACTATTTGCCATACATATACGGATGTTATACCTAGTTCATCTAAAATCATAGGATTCTCTAAAACATCAAGTATGAATTTCTCTTTAGATTCATATTCAAATGGTATATTCCACTCCCAACACTCTGGTTCGGAACAATATGTATAATCAAAAACTAACTTTTCCATTTTTTATTTTTTACAAATGTACGACATTTTTTTAACTTTTCCAAATTTTATAGATATTTATTAAAAAACGATAAACCAGCATTATGAAAAAACAAAATTACCATTATGTTTATAGAATTACTAATAAACTAAATAAAAAACATTACTATGGTTCTAGAACATCAAAAATAGAACCTAAATATGATTTAGGTGTGAGTTATTTTAGTTCTAGCTCTGACAAAGAATTTATTAACGACCAAAAATTAAATACACACAATTACAAATATGTTATAGTTAGAGTTTTTAATTCTAGAAATGAAGCTTTATTATTTGAGTCGCATTTACATGCTAAATTCAATGTTGCTAAAAATGATAAATTTTATAATAAATCAAACGTAACAACAACTGGTTTTATTTACGGTTTTCTTGGTAAAAAACACAACCCAGAATCACGCAAAAATGCAATAACAAAAAAAGTTAATACTATGAAAACAACTATTAACAATAATGGTCAAAATCTATATAATTTAGCCGCTAGAAAAGGTGATGAGACAAAAAGAAACACTATCACATCTGATGGGTTAAATATCCATCAATTAGCAGCTAAAAAATATAAAGAACGTTTGGACGTTATTAAAGATGGTGAAACAATGTCTACTAGAGACAAATTAAAACAACCTAAAAAAGATAAAACAAATTACCAAAAAGAGGCTGAAATTATCCACATATATAACAACAACAATGAATTAATTTATGTAGTAACAATAAATTTAAGAAAATTTTGTAAGGAACATAAATTACCATATACTGAATTATATAATTCAAAAAGAAACAACATCAAACTTTATGAAAATATTACTGATAAACGAATTATTACTATATTAACCAATAAAGATTTTTACAAATATAAAAATTGGTATGCTATAAAACAATAATCTCACCTATTTTATAATCATTAATTACTTTACCATTAATAATCGCATTTTCATCAAATAATTGTTTTGAACCATCTTCAAACTCAATTTCTATTAATTTTGAAGGTGCTGGTGTGATAATATTCTCACGAGATTGAGCCCACATACCGCTTAGTGCGTTAAAAGACACACCAGCATTGGTACCATGTAATTTTATAGCACCTTTGAACGTAATTGTTGGTTTTGGTAATGTTGGGTCATAAATCGCCTCACCATTTTCATCCAAACCAACAAAGTTGAAATGTCTGTTGACATTAGAAACAACTGTTCTAAATTGTTCAATAGACGGGAACTTGATTAATCGTTTATTTTTATTCATGTTATTCTTTTTTTTTTAAAAATTGTAACTAATACTTGGTGTTACGTAATCGACACCATCCCAGTTTGTGTAAGACACGCCATATCCTATCTTATTATGTGTATATGATACACCTAATCCGTATTCAATAAAATTATGTTTAGTATCAATGTAACTACCGACACCCAATATGATATTACCATATACTTTACCAATAGGGAATGATGGTGCTACTTTAACTTCATAGAAATAGTTTCTAATATCATCATTCTTAAAAATACCATCTAAACTACCTCTACCTAACGCTAACCCAAAAGCTACATCGTTACACACAACACCAAATTCTAATGAACTATATGAACCAGTGTTAAAATCTGAATTGTTTGATAATGAAACACCCCATGATACATACTTTCCAACATTACATTTTGTTGAATCTTGTGCGAAAGTGCTAACCGCCCACATACACATTACTAATAATACTAATTTTCTCATTTTTTATCTACTTTATTTTTAACATACTTTACAGCTTCTGGACCATGTTCAACAATTACTTGTTTTACACTATCAATTACCGTGTCTTCTACTCTATTTTTTAATTTATTTACTTTATAAACAACAAATAATATGGCAAATGCTATTACTACCAATAAAATACCCAATGCTACTACTAATACTGCTACCATACTTATACTGTTAAACCTATTGCTGCATTTTGTATTTCTATACACTCGTCAAGTGAGTTAGCCTCTGATTTGTCATCTCTAAAGTGTTTAAACGCTGGATATAACAATGAGTATGCACCAGTGTGGTCAAAAGATAACCCAGAACACTTAACTTCGATGATAGTACCTAACAAATTGTCTTGATTCTCTGTAATTTCAGCCATCAAAGACTCTGTTAACCCTTGTGGTCTTGTTTTTAATTTACCACATGATGTCTCAGCATTGAATGAACTGATTACATTTTCGTTTTTGGTACCTTTTGTACCATAGTTAAACCCAGTGATAACCAAATCCAACGTTAATTCCAACTTCATTTTGATTTGATGTGTTGGTTTACCATCTTTCCAACTACCATCATATGCTTTAAGAATAGTACCTTCTTCACCTCTACCTAATATTTCTTGGAAGTGTTTAATCGCATCTTCATATGTTTCAACAATTACTGATTCAACAACTGAAATCATTGTTGCATTAGCCACAGATACATAACTAGCAGCAAATTCAAGTCTTTCATTATATGGTGTTTTAGAACCTTTCTCGAAATATTCATCAATTGATATAGTATCCCAAACTGTGTAACGAATTTTATCTAACGCTTCTTGTAATTCACCGTGTTTTTCTTCAAAAGCAGCAATTTTCTTTTCATTTTCTTTTTCAGAACGACTTTCTTTCTTACCACAAATATCAATCAATGATGCAATAATACCGTTAGATTCATAACGTGGAATCCCATCCATTGTTAATTCACCATTTAACACACAATCTTCAAAATTACTTAGTTCTGAAAGAAATTTAGCACCAGTAAGAATAGTTGCTTCACCTTGTCGGCTTTCTAGTTCAACTTCACCATTACGAATAACTGCGTTACAATAACGACCATCCATTTTAACTTGTGAATAACCTCTTCCACCTTTCTCAAAAATTTTACGTGCTTTCTTTTCGTCAAATGATACAGCACCCATATATGGCGTATCTTCGATTAAGTCTTTGAAAACTTTATTGATAAAAGTTGTACCCATACCAATCTTACAATCTTTATCGATAATACGTTCAATAATGTAAGCATCGTCAGCTGATACGTTTTCTAACCAAATAGTTAGTTTATCAATAGCTAGTTGACCAGTGAAGTCACGGTTTGCGATTTGCATCAACATACCCAACGCTTGTTCTAACGTCCAATCAACTTGGTTGTGAGTGTATTCTGGTACACGTTTAATATAAAACTTAACTCGTTTAGAGTTAGCCATATATAACACTCTTCTCAATAACTCATTGTCTGAGTATTTTTTAAGGATTTCAATCTTAGCGTTGTTACCACTAGTTGATGCAATCTCGTCAAAAATCTGTTTAATAGTCATATTTTTTTCTTTTGTTTTACAAATGTACGAATTTAAATTGAATCCACCAAATCTAATTTAAAATTTTTAATCAATTCCTTTTTCAGCAGCATGTTTATCACACAAACTTTTTATCCAATCCAACTTTCTAGGATAGCCATGGTCACCACAAACTTCACATATTTCATATGATAACTTTTCATATGTTAATATTATGTCATGCATCTCTGGTGTTGGGTCTTTTACGTAGAAATTAAGCCCACCAAACTTCTCTTTTGATTGAATCATAGTTCTATCCCAACCTAACGATAAAAGTTCGTCTATGAGGTTCTTTAACAACTGAAACCAACCTTCACCAACACCAAACATAGATGGGTTGGTAAGGTTAGCACCTTTCCAATTATAAACACCACCAATGGAAATAAGATATTGTTCAAATTCTTCTCTACTCATGTTTATTTTTTAATTCGATTAAACCATTCAATAACTTCAGAATCGCTAGTGTAGTCATATAACTCTGAACCACCAAATCTATCTTTACAAGCTATTAATAATTCGATAACATCCCTTTCTGTATAAACTTTAGGTTTGTTTTCCTCTTCAATACGAGAATCATTTTGTATACTATCTTTACTCATGTTTATTCATTTCTTTTTTAATACCCCAATAAGTACCTAACGTACCACCAATTAAAAATGCTAATATTGGTAAGAACTCACCATGCATTATTGAATTACCACCGATAGATATCGATACTAACCATGCTAACCCAATCCCATTACCACTTATGATTGCTGGAACCATTTTACGTTCAGCAGTATAAATAACATTTATTGTTCTCAAATAAATGAAAATGATTTGACTAATCAACACAACAAATGCTGATAAATACGGATTTGCTAATATTTCTTTCATATTTTATTTTATTAATTCATCGATAGCCAACTCCATAAGTGTTGCTGCCAATTCTAAATTTCTATATTGAGACCTATGAGCTTGCATTCTGATTTCAATATCAAATTCTTCACAATACAAACTGACACCTCTTGGCACACCACAATGTTGACCACCTTTTTCTAGTTCTGGGTAAGATTTTTTAACAACCTTACCCATCACTTCTTTCTTTAACGCTTCTCTATCCACGATATCTATTTTTTTCTAATTTAATAATAGTTGATGCTTCATGCAACATACTTTCACCACCTTGTAAATGATGACTCTTCGTCCCATCAGTAACAAAGAACATTCGACCTTCAAATGATTTAGTAAATGATTCTAAACCTTGATGTGTGCCAGTAACTAATGTCATCTTATGTTTCTTAATTAGTTCAGCTAATTCTGTGTAAAACTCTCTAGTCATATTACCAAGATATTGTTGTATAACTACCATCACGTTGGTCGCTATATTTGTTTACTATAAAACCTCTGTTTTCTAACTCTTTTTTGGTTAAATCATCAACATATATAGCAATAGTAGTGCTTAATTTATTCTGTTCTACAGCTTTTTTAACCCCATTTAAGCAAACATCAACTTCTTTTCGCACTTTTTCACCTAAAATAGATTGGGCTGTTTTTCTAGCCCAATCCGCTGTTATTTCGTTATTTTCCATTTTTTCTTTTTTTGTTTCACTTCTAAACCATTGAAACCCTTCTGGTCCTCCATCAATTAACATATTACAACATTTTATATAACGTTTTATCGTCATAGTTAAACATATATTCTTCAACTGATGCTATTTTGTAATCTTTCAACCCAAAATACAACCCAGTAAAGTTTTTTAAATCATATTTCTCACAAACTTCAAACACAGCAGCAGCAAACTTTTTTTGTTCTGGTTTTGTTACGTTTTTTGGTTTACGCAACTTTAATTCATCCCATACAACATTCAATTTTGCAACCAACGCATCGTAAGACTCTTTAAGACGATTTAATTCTTCTGTTCTTTCTGGGAAAGTAGCAGCAAATTCTTCTATCTCGTTAGTTTTTACAATAGTTAATATGTTGTGTTCAGCAGTTTTACCTTTCAAGTGGTGTACCGCAACATATGCTGGATTTTTCACTTTAACACGATTGTCATTACCATCACGTACAACATAACCTTCTTCAGACCATGGCATACCTTCAAATGTTTTCAACAAGTGACCAACATTTTTTGCGTTTAAATCAAAAGATTTTACCAATGGTATATCCAATGATACCGCAGTCATTTCCAAGTCTCTCCCAGACAACTCAACAAGTGTTTTTCTGTTTCTAACAGCCAACAAAGTCGCTGATGATTCACCATGTGGTTTTACTACTATGTTATATGGTGTAGTTAACTCAAACACATAGATATAATCATAATTTAACAAACATGCATTGAATGTGTATTTGTTGTTAACAGTATCCCAAAACAATTCGTTAAATTTAGTACCATTTTTGTTGTTAACTTCACCTTCACCGTTTGCAGTACCAGTAGTACCAGCATACCATGTCATGTCGTGCCAATCATAATACACTTGTATCATAGTACCATCCAATTTTTCAAGTACTTGTGCAGTATTCCAATCTATTTTAGCAGCGTTACCTTCTTCAGAGTTGAAGAATTTTCTAAACGCCAAAGACATTACGTTCCAAGTACCTTTTTCAAGGATGATTCCACGACAATCTTGCATCTCTGGCAATGACATAAGTGTTGGTGACACTAATTGGTCATACTTCAAGAGTATTTTGTGTTCATACTCTCTAGTTTTTAAAGAAAAGTCTTTGATTGTTTTTTCTAAACCGTGTGTTCTTAAATATTTTTGTATAGCTAACATGCGTTAATTTTTTAATGTTAGACAAATGTAGGTATAAATTTTTAATAAAACAAATAAAACGATGATTAATTTATTTCATCATCGTTTTTACCATTGTTTTTATCTCTTAGGCTATTTATTTTTTTGATAAACTCATCATAAGTTTTATCATCCAATTTATTGTTAAATAAATCAGCAATAGGGTTTTCATCTTGCATAGCGTCTAATATCTTCTTTGATGAAAACATTGAGCATAAGTCAGAAAATTTAAATATATCATCATCACCACCTATGAGTAAACCACTCATAAAAACCATAATTGTACCAAATTGAGCTAAAGCTATATCACCTTCTTCTTTACCTTCAGTAATAAGAGATTGGCCCATTTTCATAAATTTGGTACTTAAATCCAATCTTCTGTCGATTTCTTTTCTGTTCATAAAACTATTTTTAACTAATATACTAAATAAAACAATTACTTGCAATAATAACTTGAATCAATTCTGATAGTAACACCATATTTCCTAGATAACGCATCAAATCTAGCGTCTAACTTCTTGTCAAAACCAAAACTTTCTTCCAACTCGCCCTTTTCATCAACAAAATAAACAATGTATGAATTATCATTCCATGATTTTCTAATAAACTCAACTTTTAACTCACCTTTAAAGTATTCATCAATAACTCTAGAAACATCTTCTTTGATTGCTTTAGCGTCAACGTTATATTTGTATTGAATACCCATATCATTCATTGATTCCGATACTAGTTTGTTGTATTTACCAAATCTACCATTAACCAATACTTCCATTGGTTGCCATTTAACAACATGTGGTTCGTTATGTTCTATATTACCAGAATAATCAGCTAGATATGTGAAACCCATGAACCCATCTTTATGGATAGCAAAAATAAGTCTTAGATTAGTGACATCTAATCCAGTTTCTTCTTTTGTTTCACGTATCGCTGTGGTTTTAGGGTCACCATTGTCTTCTGGGTCCATTTTTCCTCCAGGTAATCCGAAATCATTATGGTCATCTTTTCTAGAAACACCTAAAATGTAACCTTCTGGATTAATTAGCACAACTTGTGCTGAAACTTTAATATCCTTATCAATCTTCATATTTTGTTATCTTTAAATTTTTGTCAATAAAAATATCATTTATGTTTAATATTTCTTTGACGTGAAATACTTCAGTTCTCATATCTGCCAATAAATTATCTTCTGGCACAAATTTTATTTTGTAAAGGGGTCCTTCTATCCATAGAATTTCTGAATATACAAAACCCCACCCTTTTAAATTTAATTTAACTTCGCTCATTGTTTTTTTATTTCAGTGACAATACCACTTATCATAAATGATTTAATGTCTTGCCATTTTGTTATTTGATTGCTCATAACTGGTTTACCACCATCTGGGTTAATCGCAATAGTTATATGTGGAATTTCATTTTTTGATGGATAACCGCTAACTCTTACAGCCATAGCTTTATCTGAAAGACCTAACGCTTCAACTGTCAATGTAACTTCTTTACCTAAATCAGTTTTATCTTTAAGTTCACCCAAATTTATTGTCATATGATGTGTTATCACAGTCCAATCTTTTGGTATCCATATACCAAGTTTATCCAATAACGTACCTTTGGATTGTCCATCCAACAAAACACAAGAATATAACACATCTGATTGTTTATACATATCTTTAGATTCAACTATTTTTTTAACAGTCAATGGCCCAACAGATTTATGTGAATCCATCATCATTTTTATTTTATCTAATGGAACTCCATGTGTATTTGACTCAGCTAATTGCTCAGCAGTCAAGTTACGAGTGCCAACATCATGTATTTGTATGTTGTTATCATCAAATCCCATTTCCAACGCTGCAACAACATATGCTTTAGCCTCATTGGCTTTGATATTCGTGTTATCTATTACAACTGGACTAATACCATCTTTCATAGATTTGATTGCGTTAGATAAGTTCTTAGAGTGCATTCTAGACAAATCTTTAAAGTCTCCAGACTCTATCATTTTAGCAAAGAAACCTCTGTAGTCACCAGTAGCTTCAATTAAATCATCTGTTGAATGAATTATCCCTTCACCCATTAGTGATTTCGCCATTGTTGATTTTCCAGCCCCAGGAATACCACGCATCACAAACAATTTTTGTGATGGTCTAGTTATTTCGATATTTAAAACATTTTTTTTCATATTGGCAAATGTACAGAATTAATTTTTATTAACCAAATTTATTGATAAATATCTTATTAATGTTGGTTATTTACTTTCATAACGCTACCATCACTATAACGGTAAATTATTAATCCATTATAATCAGCGTTAACTGTTTGCCCTAATATGTTAATTATATTGACTAGTTTTGCTTTATCACCTTTATCATTTCTATTATCTATTGATATTATATCACTAACGTCTTTTTTACCATCGTAATCAGTTTGTTTTAAACGATAGTATGTTATAAATGGTTGTAAATTATAATCATGATACTCATAATACAATTGATGTGTTGAATAGCCAGCACCTTCAATATTGTCAATAACATGAAAATTATAACCATCATAACTTTTTTCAATCGTGAAATAATCATTATTTATTTCAGTCGCTGTTGACCAAAATAAAAGATTATAGTCGTTAACATTTTTACCTTTAAAATATATCAATTCTATTGGTAATGGCGTTGGGTCCATTTCAACAATTTTAACGTCCTCAATATATAAAGTAGTCGAAAAGTAAGTTGAATTAACCAATATTTGAAAATATACAGTTCCATCATAGTTTGATGAATAAACATCAGTCCATTGATACCAATTTGTCCAATTTGACGAACAATCTGGATTTGTTGATGAATAACTTTGAATTAATGTTGTTTGATTGGCTGTTTCGTTGACGTTAACTGTTAAACTACAAACCCTTTTTGTCCAAAATGTTATAATATAATTTTTATTTGATTGTACTGTAACTGGAAAATAAACATATTTTGGTGAACTAGCTGACCAACTAGTTAATCTTAACGCCCATGTGCCAGATAATGCATTACCAGAACCATAGTTGTTTAACATCCACCCAGATGGTGTTGATGACCAACCAGAAGTTGTTGGTGGAGAAAAATCTTCATCAACCAAAGTTGTTTGTGATAATAACAATGTTGGTAAAAATAGGATTAAAAATAGTATTGTTTTCATAGTTAAGTTTTACATTAATAAATATATAAAACTATACTAATAAAGATAACATTTTGCGGAGAGCAGAGGAATCGAACCTCATACCAAAAAGGTACGTCACGATTAGCAGTCGGACCCTATCGCCATCAAGGATTACTCTCCATTTTGTACCCCCACAGAGATTCGAACTCCGATACTGGCCTTAGAAGGGCCATGTCCTATCCAGTTGAACGATAGGGGCAGATTGTTGTACACCTACAGAGATTCGAACTCCGATTTATCGCTTCGTAGGCGATTGTCCTATCCAGTTGAACGATAAGTGCATGTTGTACCGACTGTGAGGTTCGAACTCACTTAACCATCCATATGAGGGACGGTCCTTTTCCACTAAGTGTCGGCATTTTGCTCACCCACTAGGATTCGAACCTAGGACCTAACGGTTAACACTCCTTGTATGAACTTACTTATCATACCTAGCCGTTTGCTCTACCACTGAGCTATGGGTGAATATTTGTTGCTCTCCCTCTAGGATTCGAACCTAGGACCCACGCATTAACAGTGCGTTGCTCTAACCTACTGAGCTAAAGGAGAATATATTTTGTACAGAAGGTGAGATTCGAACTCACATGTGACCAACTACCCTTTCTACAAGATATAAGCTTGAGGGGATACATCTGCATCTTGTTGTCTAACCCAGACTCGAACTGGAAATACTGCCGTATCAGAGCAGCGTGATAACCATTTCACCATTAGACAAAATTGTGGAATTACTTCCACTGTGTTTTTCGGTAGTGTTTCCAAGTTTTATACATTCTAACTTGATAACTCATTTTGTTTCCATAGAAACGAATACCTTCATCCCAATAAATTGGGTAGAAATCATTGATTAACATGATTCGGTATTGTCTACCATTTTGTGCTTTGTTCAGTTTTGCTCTGTTTACGTTTTTACTCATAATGTTGTGAGTCTGTGAATAGCAGACCTTACAACATATCAAATTCTTTTTTCATAAAATTAAATTTTAGCGGAGAGGGTGGGACTCGAACCCACACACCTCTAGGGCCTACCGCTTTCAAGGCGGTTGCAGTTAGGCCAACTCTGCTTACCTCTCCGTATTTATAATTAACTAATATTCAGTTAATTGCACAAGTAGAGAGACTCGAACTCCCGTCAACGGTTTTGGAGACCGCTATTCTACCACTGAACTATACTTGTGTATTAATTTACCAACATGTCAAAGAACTTACAGTTCAAGGGTGATTAACCAGAATCGAACTGGTATCAATAGAATCACAATCTATCATGTTAACCGTTACACCATAACCACCATTTATTTATTCTTACCAGCGTATGTTTCAGTTTGTGAATGACAATTAGGACATAAAAAACGTAAATTTTCTATTCTATTATCATTATTTATACCGTTAATATGGTCTATTTGTAATATTAGTTTACCACCCATCCATTCACCAGTATTACCACAACTTACACATTTATACTCTAATAAATTACTTCTTAACACTCTATTCTTTAAATGACCAGAATTATATTGTGAATTTTCACAAAATATTTCAGAATCACTATATTTTACCTTAGTAACGTTTCTTCTAGGGTTACCTTTATATAAATCATTATCTATTCCATATAAATCAAAATACCTTTTTAACGTTCTATAATTACCAGCTTTTAGTGTTAAACCCATTTTTTCTAACACTTCAGCTTTAGAATTTGAAGATTCTATTAAAGGTTTTAATTCTTCAAAACTCCATTTATGATAATATTTTTTAGGTTTAAGACCATATTTATCTGCCCAATATCTTATAGTCGTTAATGATTTATTAGTTTTTTTACTTATTTGTCTTAAAGATAAACCTTCTTTAAGAAGTTTTTCTAATTCTATTTTTTCCATATTTATGTTTTTATATAAATATAGAATAATAGTTCAAAAAGTAAATATCACTTTAAAAATCTAGCACTCTAACCAACTGAGCTAACGCCACCGTCTATTGTAACAAATATTATTATGTTACCGTTTTCTTTTTTAAATCTTAGGTCACCGTTGTAACCCATTTGTTTTGCTTTTTCTTTATACTCGTCAACTATTTCATCAAAGTTTTCGTTAAACTTTTTTACTTTTACTTTTCCGAGTGGTCTTACTAATTCTTCCATAGTTATAAGCATAAAAAAAGCCTTGATTTGTGGTCAAGGCTTTTTGTTGATTACTTCATAAAATGTTTTACTATTCTATGATGTTATTTAACATACCTTGACCGTTATGGAAACTATTGCGTCTCCAATTATTAATCGAAATCATATGTATGTTAATTGTTCTCATTTTTATATTAAATATATCGTTTTTTCTAAAAAGTTTAAATTTATACTACAAATGTACAAACTTTTTTTCTATTTGTCAAGTGTTTTTGTAATTATTTTTTTAATTTTTTCTTAATAACCTTGATTAAAGTCGTTTGGGTCAAAATCTTGATATGCATTTTTATTTTGTTGAGCTCTAGATTCTTTTTCCCAATCTTCAGCGTTATTAGCGTTAACACCATCTTCATTAGATAATTCAAAATCATCTGTAAAATAATTTCCATCCATTTGCCCTCCAACTAATTCTAAATTACGAGGGTCTTTTAACCACTCTATTCTTAACATGTCTCTTGACGCTTCAATAACTTTTGCTTTAGCACCATATCTTACTGAATAATCATTATTCCATCTTGATTTTTTTGGGCTCCAAATGACGATATCCCCAACTTTAAATTTACTGATTTCATTCTCATCAATACCCATAATAGGAACTTCATTCTCATCAATACGTTTGATTTTGTTAAACGTTTTTGCAAACGATTCTAGGATTGCTTTTTCTTTATCAGCAATGATTGCTTTTCTTTTAGTTTCAGTTAAAAATTCTTTCTTTTTCATATAATAAAGTTTAACTATAAATATATAGAAAACATTAAAAAATCTGTGCTGTTATATAGATGTTATCAGTTTCAGTTATTAACTCTCTTCGCTTCAACCAATCTTGCAAATTATTCAACCCTTTGAATTGTTGCCCCCATATATAATCATATCCTAATTCTTTGGACATGTCTTTTAACTTATTACCCCAACCATCACCTCTATGTTTTTCTTCTATGAATAATAAGATACCTTCAACGCCATGTAATCCTTTGAACTTATCTGTGTTTTTGAAATAATCGGTTATTTGATTTTCAGAAAACAAATAAGCACCTACAACTTTGTCATCGTCATCCAATAACATTAATGAGTTTTCAAAGTTTACTGTCCATGATATGTAATATTTAAAATATTCTTTATCCATTACATGTTCAAAATGAATACCCCAATCTAATATTGGGTCGATGTATTCATCTGTAACTCCTTTAATTATTTTCATTCATTAAAATTTCAAAAAATTGATACTGTCTAACTTCCCATATATAATCTAAATCAGATTGATTATATTTAATTTCACCTAACCATGGGTCTTTAATGTGAAAAAAGTTATCATCATAACCATTAACTATTATCCAATGTGGAATACCTTGCGTTATCGTTCTAATTATTGGTAAGTTTCCGTTATCAATAATTGTTTTTAATAAATCAAAAGGGTGTGGTGATGATATGTATTCAACATATTTTAAATTTAACATGTTTAAACCGTTTGCTAATCTTTCTGGCGGTGTGCCTACAACCCAATCAGTACCACATAACTTTGCAATGTCTTCAATACTATATTTCATATCAATATCGAATTGAATCATATTGTCTTTGTTTACTGAATGATACCAAGCCATGTAAATACATGCTGGACCACATGTGTTACCGCTTGTCTGTTTAAAATATTTAACGTCAATAGTTTTCATCGTACTCATCGTCATCGTAAAAATTAGTACCATACCCATCATAACCATCGTCATCAAATTCATCATCAGAATCTAAATCATCTTCTTCGTCAACGATTGTTTCTAAATAATCTAAATCAATGAAAAATCCAAACTTATTGTTAAAGACTTTTTTTAAAGATTTGGAATCGTCAAACGTTAGTTCTTTAAATTCTATTTTAGATAATAAATCTTCACCATCTGAAAACTCTAATTCGTAATCACCAATTTTGTAAGTGAATGGCCATGTAATGCTGTAAGCTAATTCTTCATATTCATCAACTTCTTTATCTGTCATTACAGAAAAACCATTCACTTCTACATCACTAATGGTATCATTAAAAATCGCTATAAATTTTGCCATATTAATTAATAAAAAATAAATATAATATTATAATATCAAAAAATAAATATATCTAGATAAAGTTTTTTAAAATTATCAGTTTCTAGTCTTTGTATTTCTTTACCTAATTCTGGTCCTTGTTTTAACCCCATCTTTGTCATTAGGTCTGAACCATTAACCGTTAATTTAAATAATAAAAATGTATCTATAATCTTTACATCAATACCACTTAATTGAGCAAATCTAGTTATTTGTTCTGCTGTTACACCAGATGTCTTTTCAGCTTTTTTAAGCGTTACAGCTGTATCAATCGACAAATTCAATAGACTAATCAAAAATGTAATAGCTCTTATTTCATCAATTGAGTATTTTAATTTGTTCAATTGTTTTGTTAATAAATCAACTTTATTATTCTTTAACAACATTGCTAAAACAATAATTATATCATTATCTTCAATGAAATTTTTATTAACATTAACATCTTTAAAAACCCAATCAAATAAATTGTATTTGTCAATCATTTTTAAAAACGATTTTACAGATTTTGCTGATTTGATACCTTTCAAAAACTCATCTCTGATTCTTTCACCAGATATACCTTCCAAACTAGCATCTTTTTGCAATGCAGCGTCAACTGATGGGTCTAATTCACTACCAAATCTACCAGCAAATCTAATTGCTCTTAATATACGTAATCTATCTTCACCAAATCTATCTTCAGCTGCACCTACAGTCCTTACAACACTGTTTTTAAGGTCTTCTATACCATCAACCAAATCAACAACTTCTGACGTGTCTATATCGTAAAATAATGCGTTGATTGTTAAGTCACGTCTTTTAACGTCACCTACTATATCTGTAAAACTAACACCATCTGGTCTTCTACCGCTAGATAAGTCTTCCCTAAAAGTTGCGATTTCGTATTCACCCATATCAGTAAAGACGTTGATAACACCAAATGCTTTACCAGTTGGTAAAGTTCTAAAACCACCTTTAGCCATTATGTCTTCCACTTGGTCTGGGATAGCATCGGTTGCCAAATCGTAATCTTTAGGTGTTTTACCTAACAACGCATCACGCACTGCACCACCTACAACATATAGGTTAAAACCATTTTGCTTAAAAACATCTTTTATTTGTAAAATGTCTTTTGGTATTGGCATATCAAATATAATTCTCTTTTCCATAGTACAAATGTAATAATAAAATTTTAATAAAACAAAAAAACCCAGACGTAAATCTGGGTTTTATATTTTTATTTTTTTTAATTAAGCTATTTCAACTACTTCTAAATCGAAGATTAAGTCTTTACCAGCTAAAGGGTGATTAGCATCTAACACAACAGTTTCTTCTTTAACTTCAGCAACTGTTACAACCATTTGCCCTTTTGGCCCTTCTGAAACCAATTGTTGACCAACTTGAACACCTTCTGGAACAAATGTTCTTTCGATTTCTTGCGTCATTTCTGGTCTAATTGGACCATAAGCTTGTTCAGCTGGAATTGTGATAGTTTTTTTATCACCTACTTTCATTCCGTGTAATCCTTGTTCAAATCCAGGGATTAACATACCTTTACCTAATTCAGCAGATAGAGGTTCTCTGTCAGCAGAAGAATCAAAAACTGTGTTATCATCTAATCTACCAGTGTAATGTACTTTTACAGTACTGTTTTCTGTAATTACCATATTTTATGTTTAAATTTAAATTATTTTTACTAATATACTATTAATTATTCGTTTTGTCAACAAAATTTAAAATTAATTTATAAGCGTCAATAATTTTATTCATATATTCAACATTTTTAACATCATCTATCGTCAAATTACCATGTAAAAGACCAAAAAATTTATTTATAGTTTTAAAGTGTTTTATTGCAATAACATTTTCTTTTTCATAAATTGATGAAGGAAAGAATATGTATTTCCAAACACTTTTTAAATCATAATATTCATTTCTAAATACTTTTCTTACTTTTGATTCAACAGTGTTATCACTTTTTATAGTTATTTTAGTAACATATAATTCACCATCAACTTCAAATGGTATTATTTTGAATAATTCACTTTTTTTATTTTTGAATAAGTGTAATTCTGTTTTAGTTAAATAATTTTTAACTTCTAATTGTTTTTGCTCTACTGTTTTCATATTAAATTTATTTTATTTTTAGTTATTATTTTTATACATAGACACTGTGTCTATGTTATTGTCTATGTTAAAATAAATTTAAGGTGGAGCTCTGTATATCTACATCATAGTATTAAAATTTAAACGTTGTTATTTATCTCCCTTCCCAATAATGGAAAAGAACTAGTTAGTCTTCTGCTAGAATCAGAAGGTTCAAATGCTATTGCTGTTATTTCATTGTTGATGTTTGGCTCTCTAAATATTGTGTACTTGATTCCTCTAGAATCAGCTTTCTCTGATAGTCTAACTAATTCTTCTTCGTTAGCGACTGTCAATAATGCCAGATAATTTGATTTTGATTGCCATTCTGTCGCTTCTATAGGATGAGCGTGTTGGAAATCTATGGCAGCATGTGCCGATTGTACCGCTTGTGTCGGTAATGATAAGTCGCGTCTTGTGACAACTCTTAATTTTTCGTTAACCTATTTCATAACTTTTTTTTAATAAATATATCAATAATAATGCCAAAGTAAACATTATTTGTGGTCTTAGAGGGAATCGAACCCTCACTATCGGTTTTAGAGACCGTTACGCTGCCGTTACATCATAAGACCAAATCTTATAGTACAAATGTACAAAAGATTTTTTAATTATGCAAATTTATTCTTTAATAATTTTTTTATTAATTTTTTATTCTCAGTAACATTATGTTTTGATTTTCTTCTAACAAATTCATCGTATTCGCTTTGTGTGATAAGACCATTTTTAAGGTTTTGTGCCAAATTTTCTAAATCTATGTTTTTATCCCTTTCTTCTCGTTCTCTTTCCTTTTCTTCGAACTCATCTAAATCAGTATCCAACACCCATACGTCACCGTAATCATTCGTATTTACTTTTGTTGCGTCATTTGGGTGTGCAAACATTGCCTCACCATAATGTGCTCTGTATAATTCAACAGCGTCAGATTTTAATATTGTTTTTTCATCATATGTTTCTACAGTATCATCACTAAAAGCATATGGTATTTCATAAATGTCGTCATCTAACGTTACATAGTCGTCATCAGTTGTTATATATTGATTTTCACCATAGTAATTTGGTTCTAATTCTATGGTATCATCTAATTTAGCATATTCGCCTTCGTATCTACCATAGGTTAATTCTACGTGTACTGAATCATCATCATATTTATATATCCATTCATGGTCATATGTTTTAATACAGTCATCAATTAAGTATACACCACCATCTATTGATACTATATCATCTTGGTGTGCGTAACCTTCTACATACCCATTTGGTGTTCTATATGATAAATAAAACGCTTCATCTTCATCTACAGTCTCACCTTCATGGTCACCATATTCAATATAAACCCCAGCCTCTGAATGACCACCATGAGAGTCTTGTAATCGAATCCAACCTTGTTCTCCACTAGTCGCTAATGTGCTAGTTTCTGGATTATAATACTCAAATGTATCCATAAATGGGTATGTGTCATATTCACCACCATTCTCAAGCGTTACTGTCGAATTAGCTCTATTACTAAAACCATGTTCTTCAGCATAATTGTTGAAGAATGTGTTAAATTCTTTATTTGTTGTATAAATCCTATCCATAAAGTACTGGTCGTTATCCATATGCCAAATAAGCGCTCTACCTCTAACTTTTTTTGTTTCTGGATTTAATAATACAAGACATTTAACTTCATTAGGGTTATCAGTATAAATTTTAAGATATTCTTGCGCTCTACTAAATCTCATACATGAACCCATAGTTTCACCATCTTCATAATTACCACAGTGATATGCTTTTAGAATATCATCACCTTCAACCATTTTTAATTGTGATGTATCAGCTGTTTTAAGATGACCAATAAGGTCTTCTATTTCATAGTCTTTAATATCTTTTATGTTACTACCTAGATAATTGAGAAGTTTATTAATCTTAAACAATCTTTCTTTAGTATTACCATTAATATCAGTATATCCTAAAGTGATTAATTTTTCATTTTTTTTGTCATAATCAACATATTCGACATTAGCGTCATCTTTTATTTTATCACTATTTAAAAACGCTAATAATTTTTTAGATAAAGGTGTGTTAATGATATTTAATTTTTTAGTTAAATTATCACCAACTTTGATTTCTTTTTCCAATATTAAAAATAATTTATTTAAATTAACAATTTTTTGCCTTTCAATTATTAATTTATCATTTTTTATATTTTTTATAGATTCTTTAAATAATTTTTTAATTAACTGTTTCATATAAATAAATATCTAATGAAAATAAAAAAAAGCATAGATAATGTCTATGCTTTTTTTTTTATAATATTTATTTTATCCCTATATTTTTTATTTGAATAAAATTTTTCCTAATCTTAACGCACTTGCTTTAAATTGCTCATAAGTACCATTGTTTTCAATAACAATGTCTGCACATGTTCTATCAATGTTGAATGAACTAGCGTCTTCGTTTGGTAGTCTTTCAGATGCATCCACCCAAATAACCAAATCAAAAATACCTTGTCTTAAACATTCTTCAATTTCATCTCTGTCACGCATTCCTACATAACAATCTGAACGTTGTAAGATACCTTTAGCTAATTTAGCTCTATCATCTTTGTTATAATCACAAATAGCTTCATACCATTCTTGTCTGTGGTTAACTCTATCTTCAAAACATTCTTCTGGTGTTGAATAACCATATTTGTCTTTTAATAAGTCATACAAAAAGATATTTGCTGCTGATTGAGATGATGATTCAAACGTATAACCAAATTCTTCATTGAAGATTTCAGCTAATGTATCTTTCCCATGTCTCATGTTACCTATGATTAGTAACTTAGGTTTTCTTGTTTTACCAGTTAGTCTTTCTAACATTTTTGTTTCTGCATCCATATAATTTATATTTAATCCCATTCTAAAATATTTTGGTCACGGTCTTCAATAACACAACGTAACCCTTTTTCAACGTCACAATGATAAGTGATAAAATCACCACCAATATTCATACATGTGTTAACACCTAACGCTTCATAAAACTTATCTTTATCGATTTTGTATTTTTCTAATATGGTCACGATTTCATAACCAGTAAAACCTTCTTTATGTTTGGTTTTATAAGTGTCGATAAATAACTCTAAATTTTCGCTAGTTAATTTTTTTACCATTTTCTTCTATTTTTAATTTTACCTTTTGCGGAAAATAAAATAACTAATAAAAACACAATAATTGCTAATACCGTCATCTTTTACAAATTTACTAAATATTATTCATATATGCAAATAAAAAAAGCCATCATTTAGATGGCTTCTTAATAAGTTCAGAATAGTCTTTGTGGAATTGAACCACTAATCGAATTTTGCAAATTTAATTTTCATCCAGAAGATTGCTGAAACTATTCTTTTTAGTAGCGAACTCGGAATCGAACCACCCTTCAAGGTTATGAGCCTCGTGTGCAACCTCTTACACCATAACGCAATATATTATTTGGTGGATTCTAGTGACTTTTTTAGTATAAATGAGATTGTCCCTTTAGAAGATATCCCATGTTTAGCCATTATTTCACTAAAACTTAAACCATTCTTTTTATCATTGATAATAGCTTCATGGTTATATTTTAAGTTAGCTTTACTAGATAACTTAATTCTTTTTTCTTTAGGTACGTCTAAAGAATTTTCACTATATGTACCAATCCCTATATTATCATACGAATTATCCGTTGATATTCCGTTTAAATGTCTGACAACAATACCAGTTTCAAAAATTTTATCACCAAATTTTTGATAAGCTTGTAATCTGTGAACAAAAGACCTAGTTGGGTTTGAACCCTTTTCTACTCTAATGTTAAAAGATAAATAACCTTTTTTAGATTTTCCAATTGAGATTTCTTGACCATCTTTATTAAAGACTTTACCATCTTTATCAACTGAATAACCTTTATCAACACTTAATTTGGTTATTAACTCTTGTTTGCTTACTTCAATACTCATACAAATACTTTTAAAATTTATTAACTTCTTAGTCACCATTTAGGTGTGCAATAACCACTACGTGCAAGTGAGTTAATTTCGGTTATCTAGCGGAGGAAGGAATCGAACCCCCGACCTCAAGGTTATGAGCCTTGCGAGCTACCTCTGCTCTACTCCGCAATGTGTGCCCTAGACTGGCTACGAACCAGTTATCCCATAGATATCTTTCGATACCCATCTGATAAAGTCTAAACTTCTAGAGCATAGTTGGCCAGAATCTGTTTTTTTTACTTTGCTTAGAATATAGTATAGTTAAATTGCTGAATAGATTCTTTCTGCCAATAAGTTTATCTCAAGATGGTTTTTTGTGTTTTTTCATCCCAGCGGATTAACCCTTTTTACGTCTTCGGCTACGCTTTGGCGAGAGTCTACTGTTATTCGACTACATCCTACTTGCACCTATTGGGGTGGTTGTGACGTGGTTTTTGTTTTAATTGGAAACCTAACCAATTTTGTTTAATTCCGTTGCAGTAAAAACCATCCGAGTCCTTCTTTCAAAGGTCATATTGTCTTTCTGGCATACCAACTAAACTCTCATAGTAATTGTATCTGTTTTGGTTGCAGAACCCATCTTTTTAGATAATATTTTTAATATGTAAAGAACGTTGTTTTTAATTATATTACAAATGTACTAATAAATATGTGGTTTGTCAAGTAAAATCAAAAATATTTTTAATTTATTTTTTTGTACCACCCATTTCATTCTGTTTATCGTTTGTAAGTTCCTCTAAAACAACTAAAACGTTATGTTTAGTCGTTAAATCATGAATCACATTAACAACATGATAATATCTATCAATATAATAGATATATTCATTTTTTCTAGGTATAACGTTAAATTTAACGTTATTTTTTATTGGATTCCATTTACTATCCAATAATGTCGCATTATATTTAGTCGAAAACATATTTAAATATATGATTATTTTTCTTTATAGTCAATATTTATTATTATAAAATAACAATTAATTAAATCTTAGAAACTATGGGTTGCGGATGCGGAAAACCAAGAACAGTAGAAACTACTACTCCACCACCAGTTACACCAACTAGTAAATAATATGGTGGTTATAAAAAATAAAGGACTCTAATTTAGAGTCCTTTTTTTATTCTACTGGGTCTGGTCCAGTTGGCATATCTACTGATTGGGTTTGCGTATCACCAGTAGATACTGTTTGTGTTTGAGTACCTCCACTTGTTGGTGTTTGAGGTTGTGGTGGTTGCGGTTCACCACCTAAATTATTACTTCCAAATCTTCTTGTCAAAGGGTCTAATAGTACAGTACCCATACCTATTTCAACTATCCATTCCATTGATTTAAACATGTGTTCTTCAACTTTTAACCCAAAATATAAATTGCTTATAAAACCAATTGACATCATTGTAAACGCTAAAAATGAAATTAATCTTTTACTAGATACATCACTTTTTGAACTTAAAGCTTTTAATAAAAATTGTTTTATTTTTTCCATAGTTTTGTTTTTAATATAAATATGCTAAAAAATAAAAAACCCCCAGTAAAGCGACTTACTGAGGGTAATAATTTCATTACTCACGGATATTTGTTTGAGAATGAATCTGTTAAGAGTGGAGTATACGGGAATCGAACCCGTGTGTTGAATATTCTTCAATGCTTTCTACATGTTTAGGACATAGTTTTCAAACTATCCGAAATTTCGCTACCTCTTTTTACCGTGTAATTTAAGCTTCACACCAGATGGATTACCATTATCTTAGTGGATTACCACCATCGGTAGGTTACTACCATATGCAATATTAGGCTACTGCAAGCTCTCCGTTAGAAACGAATGTCGCTTCATCAAGGAAATTTTCTGATACGATTAAATCGTTGTCAATTCTTGTTCTAATAGACAGTTTAAAGTGCTTCCAATCTAGCACTACATGCTTACTACCTACGACTATACCCAGTCAATACCTTAAATACCCCATAAATTAAAGAACGTGTATTATTTTACTAAATAATAAATTTCACCATTAAGTTTAATAAAATAATTAAAAATTTTTGATGACTTAGAAAATTCTAAAGTTTCGTTTTCATATATTAAGAAAACTGAATTGTTAATTATTTTTATTGTATTCATAATGTGTTTTATAAATATGTGGGTTTCTGTTAAAAAACCCACTTATTTATTTTCTTATTACAAATGTACAAACATTTTTTAAATAATGCAAGTAATTTTGCAATTATTTTTTCTTTTTAGCTGTAATAATGTTATCAACGATTCCATAAGCTAAAGCTTCATCAGCATTTAACCATAAATCACGACTTGCATCTTCCATTACTTGTTTTGGGTCTTTATCAGTATATTGACCTAACAAACCAAATAAAATGTCATTATACTTTTCACCTTCAGCAATTGAACGTCTAATGTCTTGGATGTTACCTTGAGCTCCAGTCGAAACTTGGTGTAGCATTACTCTACTGAAACGTAATGTATAACGTTTACCTTTTGTGCCAGCACCCAATAAGATACTTCCCATACTTGCAGCCATACCAGTGTTAATTGTTACGCAATCAGATGTGATATAATCCATTACGTCAACGATTGATAAACCAGATTTTACTGAACCACCTGGAGAATCGACATGTAAAGTAATATCTTTTGTTTCTAAGTTATCCAAAAACATAAGTTGTGCTTGTACAACTGTGCTCATTCTGTCGTTAACTGGGCCAGCTAACCAAATGATTCTATCCATCATCATTCTTGAAAAGATATCCATTTGTGTTGCTCTTAATTCTCTTTCTTCAAGAATGTAAGGCGTTAATGATGCTGATGGCACCATTAATGACGCTTGAGAACCATAAAGCTTTTCTTGCATTTGTTCCCATTGGTGAAACTCTAAAGATGAAACACCCATATGCTTAATAGCATAATCTCTAAATTCATTAGTTAAATTCATATTATTCATAAAATTTTGTCGTTATAATAATTGGTGTGTTTTCACCCATCCATGTTGATTTTACGTTGTAGTAATAGTATTCTAAAGCCATTTCTAAACAAACTTCATCTTTGGTTCTATCAACTAAATCTTCTGGTGATGCTTCCATTTGATGGAATAGAATCTCAATTATTTTTTCTTCATCGTAAGCTACTATAGGACCAAAATTAGGTCTTTCAGCTATACCTATTATAGCATCGTCAAACCCATCCATGAATAACGCTTCTGGGTTTGACTCAGCCAATAGTTCTTCTACTTCTTCTCTACTCATTAGTATGCTTTTGCTTTTTTACTAGTAGCATTAGCAGCCTCATCTTCAGCTTGTTTTTCAGCTTCGTATAAAGATTTAATAGACTCACGTAATGTATTCCATTTATCAAACGTATGTTTAGATAATACACCACTAAATGTTACAACATCTGGTTTGCTGATAATTAATTTATCATTTTCCATATCATAATGGATACTAGATAAAGATTCCTCAACAACAATTCTGCGTTGTTCATCAGTTAATTGTTCAAAAATTCTTTCATTGATAACGATGATTATGTCGTCACCAGTTTTGTATTTTAACAATTCATTTGCTTTGTTAACTTTAAACAATTCTTTAGATTTGTTGTTAACCAATACACTGATATTAACATATTGGTCTAAACCAACATTTTTAATTACTTCGTTGTATAAATCCAACGTGTCTTCAAATGGTTCTTCAAATTTTGCCATAATTTACTTTTTTATTTATTTTACTTTATTTTTCCTAATATACAATTTTATTATATGAATTACAAGCAAATTAAGAATTTTGTGTTGCAAGTAATTTTTCTTTTAAATCAATGATAACAGATTTTGTTTCATCATCAATCTCTTTAGGTATGTCAACAGATAGGTTAACAAAAATATCACCTCTACCATCATCACCATACACTTTAATACCTTTGAATGGAATTCTTAACGTTTGTCCTACTTCACTATGTTCTGGGATAGTTATTCTAATGTTGTTACCTTCAATTGTAGGTATTTCCATCTTACCACCTAAAACCATTGTTGGAAAAGGTACTTTTAACGTTAATTTTAAATCTTTACCGTTTCTAGTGAATAATTTATGTGGTAATTCTAAAATCTTTATTATTAAATCACCTTCCTCACCATTTTTAACACAATGACCTTTACCTTCCATAACAAATGACATACCATCAATAACACCAGATGGAACTTCAACTTCAACCATTTCTTCTTTATCAACAACACCATTTCCTTTACACTTCCCACATTCTTTTGTGTATGTTTTACCAGTGCCAGAACAATGATTACAAGCAGTCATTTGCTGAATTATACCCATAGGTGTCTTCATAACGTGAACCATTTGACCAGAACCACCACAAACGTGACAATCTACAGTGTTTTCACCACCATGACCATCACACGTACCACATTTGGCTTTTCTAGTGTATTTATAGCTCTTATTAACACCATTAAAAATATCTTCTAACGTTAGTTTAACGACTAACGAAATATTTGAACCATATCTAGGTTGGTCAAACCCACCAAATGGGTTTCTTCCACCAAACGGATTTCTAAATCCACCGAATGGGTCGAAACCTTGTCTACCACTAGAATGACCAAATTGGTCATAATTAGCCTTTTTGCTGCTATCTGACAATGTTTCGTATGCTTCTGATATCTCTTTGAATCTTTGTTCGTCACCGCCTTTGTCTGGGTGATGTTCTTTTGCTAGTTTTCTATACGCTTTTTTAATTTCATCAGCACTAGCACCTTTTTTAACACCTAATACTTCGTAATAATCTCTTTTACTCATGTTAATCTTTATTTTTTGTCTAAACTACATATTTTTATATAAAAAAGCAAGTATATGAGTTATAGAATTGTGTTATTATCAAATGGAAAATATAAAAAAACGTTATATAAATGTAAAACCAAACAAAACGCTTTTCTTAAATTTCACAAAATGAAAGAAGAAAATAATGTCCTTTATCCAAAAAGATTTTTAAACACAAACGGAATTAAAAAAGTTAAATATGAAATTTGTGTTACTAAACCTACTGAAGAAGATGATACTTTTAGATTGTTAAGGGATGATTATGGCAAATTATACACTGAACAACCTTTGGGCGATTGGACAATATTAGTTTCTGATGAATATAATATTGAAGAAACGTTTTATATCTATGGTTATGAAGGTGATGAACGACCAACAATAAGAGAAGTTGTTAAACGACTTATGTTAGGTGCTCACGCTAAAAAAATGGTTAAACAAGTATTGGTTGTTTATAATAAACTTGTAATTTATAATGAAGACCAGTTTGATATGATTATTTGTAAAAATTTAGAGGACGCTCAAAGATTACATCATACGCTGGCAAAAATTGTTAAAAAACAAAAAATTAAAAGTTTATTATTTATGGGTACAGCGCAACCAGCACAGATTGGTCGAATGTATGATATCATACATGAAGAAACTGGTTGGCCATACACCAAAATAAGAAGGACTAGTACTAGACCTTAATCAATATACAGTCTTTCTAAGTTTTTAACTAGAACTTCTATTCTAGCGTTATTCCTATCTATAATTTCTTGTTTATCTGTAGGAATCTCAAATACGTATTCAGATTTTATTTTAGATATTTCTCTTTGTAATATATCACTTTCTCTTACGTATTCATCGTATAATCTAGCTTTGTCTTCTCTATTCATTACATTTGCATTTACCATCTGGGTTATTACCACAGTCACATGGTTTTTCTTCTAATTCAATGATTTCTTCTGGGATATCAATATCTTCACCAATTGAGAAACTATTTTTAACGTCTTCAATTATTTTGTTTATTTTTTCCATTTCATCTTTTGGAACTACCAAAGGGTTGATACATTCAACTCTTTCTTCACCGTTTGTCGGTAAGAAGAATGCCATAGCGTTAGCTTTTTTTTGATTTAACATCATGTTAACTGATTCTGTGAATGGTTGGATGATTTCTTTAATTTTCATCATCTCAGCGTCCAAATAGAACACTATAATCAACGGATAATTTTCACTCATTTTTATTTGTTTTTAATGTATTCGGAGAAACTTATTTCTTCGATTATGTTTTGTTTATCAATCGTTTCTAAACTTTCATTTGTAACAAAATGTTCTATTATTAATTCATCAACTTTAGCGTCTTTGTTTTTACTACCATACTCAGTAAAACCATTTAGTATTATATCACCTTCACCTAGATTTAGAATCAGATAGATTAGGTATTCACTAATCGATTTATCATCAAACGTAGAACTTTTTAGTTTATCAATTTCTTTTACAACAATTCTTTTCATTTATACTTTAAATATTAAATTATTATTATTTAATTTAAGTTTATCGATTTTTTTTCACATTGTAAAGCATAAAAACAAAAAAAGGACCCAAAATGAGTCCTTTTAATTAGTGTTTGTAACAAAATGCTGGAGTAGTTTTAACCTTCTAAACTCAATAAAGAAGTGTCAATTTTTTTATTAGGCTTTGACTCCTATTTTTACCCTAAAATCTCCCGAAGGTGTTAATTTTAAGGTTGTTACTGAACTATATTAATTGTATAAATTTTTTTAAGTTGCAGAATGCATTTTTCTATACAAACATTTGAAGAAAATTGGGGCTTTTACACCCCAACCTCTTAGATTGTTACTGGTGAGTAACGCTCAGAGTCGATAACACTCAACATCATTGATATTGGGTTTAAATCACGACCAGCTAACAAGTTTGTTAACAAGGCTGGTGAGAATCCAGATACCAATGCAGTACCATTTGTATCAAAGTGTACTGGTTTGTTGTTATCACCTCTTGATTGAATGTTCCAGTATACAACTTTTGGAGTTTTATATCCAGCTTCTGCATACATTGATTCAATCATTTTTTGAGCAGTTGGGTTCCAACCTCTACCTCTTAAAGCAGAATTAAACTCCATGTCTGACAAGATTAAAATCATTGTCGGCATTTCTGATTGAGGAACGTTAGACTGTTTAGCTTGTTTAAGTATTACCTTAAATACAGCTTCCAAGTTTGTTGACATATCCCAATCAGCTCTTTGAAGTTGATTGTAACGCTCATTTAAATTACCTTTCAAGATTTGTAATTTTGGACTTTCAGAGAAAGTAACAAAAGCATCTTGGAAAGGACCAACGTTTCTTTCAGAGATGTATAATCCCAATGAGATTGCTACATCCATACAAGTAACGTTAGGGTTACCACCAGCTGGGCATGACATTGACCCAGAAACGTCAACTACTGGTAAAACATACTCTTCGTTAGTTTCCATGTAGTTTGGTAACGCTTTCCATTGTTCGTTAGCACCTTTAGCATTTCCATGTTTCAAGTTTTTAACGATGTCATATGGGTACACCGCACCAGCGTTGATTTTAGTTTCACCTTTTTCAAGAGAAGCTAAATACGCTTGGAATCTCTCTAAATCGTTCTTAGAGAACGCTTTCATGTAATCACTCATCGCTTTTGATGGCAATTTAGAGTACTCGATTTTAGAGTATTCTCTAGCACACATTAATTGCTCAACTGTGTTAGAGTTTTCAGTCAATAACTTACGGTATTGCTTTGGTGTTAACCCCAAATGCTTTCTTAAAGCATTCGCCCATCTTTTCTTCTCACGGTTAGATACGTTTGGACGTGGCATCCATTTAGCTGCCAAACCATCTTTTCTATCTAACGCTGCTGAGATTAAGTTCAACGCTGTAGTTTGTAATGGTGTACCAACAAGAGTTAGTAAATCATCCCAACGACCATACTCGTTAAACAAGTGTAAGTTTTTACTTAATATCTCTGTACGGTTCTCAGCTAAGTAAGCAACAATATCTCTAAAGATTTGTCTTTCACCAGCACCACCCCTTACGTCACGAGCCCAAAATAACAATTTCATTGCATGTAATGGATTCTCAGCAAAAGCTTTCGTGAAAGCATTGATTAATCTTTGCTTGTCTTGACCTCTCATTGCACCGATTTGGAAGAATAAATCTACACAGTGGTTCAAAGATGATGAGTTTGTAGCCATTCCGTTTTCAGTTAACGAATCCGCTGTTTGCATTGCTTTTAAAAATGTGCTCATAATATTTTATTTTTAAGATTTATAATTAAGTGTTGCAAATGTACGAACACTTTTTTGTTTTTGCAAGTTTTTTTTAAACTTTTTTTAAATTATTTTTTAATTTGTTGATTTTTATCTAATTATTTTTGTGCATCTAAGAAATCCATATCATATAATTCACGTTTAACTAGTTTTCTAATACCGTTTACTTTCTCATAAGTTCTAATGTAATGTTCTTGATAAAGAATCGTTACAGTGTCACCAATAGACGCTATTAGTTTATCATGAAGTACTCTATGTTTAGTTTCTTTACCTTCAACTGTAAACGTGCCATGCTCACATTGAAAAGCAACACCAAAACGTTCTGGTATAGTAGTTGTTGTTAATTGATGGTTTCTACCTACTTTAACACCAGTATTTCCGTTATAATCAGTACCAGTAAACCCACCATGGTCAACCATTGTTCGTCTTATTTCAGTACGATGTTCTGATGGTGTATATAATGTTGTCACCACAACTGCTTTTTCTCTTAAAATAGGTGTTGTTTCGATTTCAGTATCGGCACAACTAGTTAAGGATAATATTAATCCTAACACTAAAAATTTACTTCTTTTCATTTTATTTTTATTTATAATTTTAAAAACCATGCCCTTACTGTTGCAGTAGAGTTTTGTATATTCTTAAACTCAGCGTTGTTTATTTGTCCATCACTAACAAAGTATTGTCCAACTTCGCCACTATAATGGCTACCGCCAAAAGGTAAAAAATAATTTAATGTCAAAGTCTTATTTGTTGATGCAACACCAGCAGTTAATGTATATGTTCTTAACGCATAGAAATTACACTTATATTGATTGTTTGAAACAAATTCAATCGTGTCATTTGGATATGACGTTGCAAATGCAGTTACTACTTTTGTTAATACCCATCTTGTACCTACTAATTCATTATTTGTAGAACCACCCCAATTAGGTAACGTTCCTTTGTATGTATATTTCCACTCCCATGTTGTCGTGTCTTCTGGTTTAGGTTCATTCTGAGCGTAACTACCTGGAGTTATTTTCTTACATGACGCTAAAAACAAGCAAGTCACTACACAAAGCGAAATTATAAATAATGATATTTTAGTTTCTGTTTTCATATTACAAATGTAAGTATAATTTTTTAATCTACCAAATTTTTTACAAAATTTCTCACATATTGTTTTCTGTGATACTTATTTGACCCATGTTCTTTCAACGCTTCAATATGGTCTGGCGTTAAATAACCTTTATTTTTACACCAATTGTATTGTGGGTGTAATAAATGTAATTTACACATATATTCGTCACGTCTTACTTTAGCAACGATAGCAGCGGCAGCAATGCATGTATATGTATCATCACCTTTTGGTACTAATGTTACTTCAGCGTCTTGTTCACGTTCAGTCCAAACAGTCCCATCTATTAATATATGTTCTGGTTTAACTGATAATTCATCTAGACACTTATACATAGTATTAAATGTTGATGGGTTGATACCTATTTCATCAATTTCTTTCACTGAACCAGCGTGGCATGATACAGCAATAGCATTTTCCATTATCAATGTGTATGCTTCATCTCTTTGTTTTGGTGATAGTTTCTTTGAATCTCTGATAAGTGGTGAATTAAAACCTTTTGGTAATATAACAGCTGCTGTTACAACTGGTCCAGCACCACAGCCTCTACCAACTTCATCTAACCCAGCGACTAATTTATAGTCACCATATTCTTCTAATAATTTTTTAGCCATTTGTCTTTTTTTTACAAATGTACAAAAAGATAATTACGTAACAAATTATTTTTTAATAAATTTAACAATTAGTCCATCTATTTCAACTTCAAACTCATTGTTTTTTTCATAATCAGTTCCATTAGGGTTAGACAGATAATAAAGATGTTCATTCATTTTATTATGTTTTTCTTCGTCTAAAACATAAGTAATAATTAACCCATTTTTATTAATTTTTTCATTATTGATTATTTCTGAAACTGTTTCTATTAAGTCTTCGTATTTCATATTAAAACTTTGTAAATAAACTTTTTATAAAATCAAAAAATCTTTCTTTTTTTGATTTTGTTATCACTTTAACTTTATTTGGGTTTTTCTTAATTTCAGTACCCAAGTTAGTTTTTATGTCATTAATGAAATTCTTTTTTTTGATGTCGGTGATTAATTTATCAGCCACCATTTCGTTTTCAATCATCTGAATTTCACGGTTAATCATCTTATCGTTCATATTTTTCTTTTTATCAAATATATGTATTAGTTTTTACATTGTAAATTATTTAACATAAGAAGATTCATTGTCATGGTCACATTTATGACAAACAAATAAATCAGATTTATTTGATTCAGACGCTAACCAATGCCAATCACATTTTTTACAAGTAATTTCAAATTCTTTTTCATCAATAATAGTCCAATGTTTGTCTTTTTTCTTTTTTCGATAATAAACGTTAGAACCACCAATATCTCTCATTTGATATTGATACTCATCTTTTTTACTTTCGGTAAGCAAAACATTTAATTTATATTTTATGAATTTTTTCATATTCTTTTTTATTATAAATATTGACTATATGCGCTATAAATATTATATTTAAATAAAAACTTATGACAACATTAATTTTTATTCTTATTTGTTATGGGGCTTGTAACAATTTAATTTATGGCTCTGTTTTTGAAGGTTGGAGAAACTTTCTAGCAAAGATGGGTACTGGCGGTTACAGTATTCATAAACTATTCACGTGTTTTATGTGTTTGGGTACTTGGATGGGTTTTGCGGTTTCTGGAATTATGATTTATTTTGGATACAGTAAATTAACCCCTATGGGTAGTTTGGGTGTAGAATCACCTATTTTAATCGTTTTTTTTAATGGATTAATTTCCGCAGCTGGCGTGTGGTTAACACATACAGTACAAGAAGCTTTTGAACGAGCTTTCTCAAAATAAAAAAGCCCCATTAAGGGGCTTTTTTTGTTTGTTGTTGTTTATTATCTAGGTGGTAATTCTACTTTACTAGATATTGCTTTTAGTTTTTCACTTTGTTTTTTGTTTTTTAGCAATTCCATGTTTCGTAATGCTCTTTTTTCTTCTTCAATCATTTCCATTTCTTCTTCAGTTAACTCAATTGGGTTACCATTTTCGTCTAAATAAGATGGGATAATTGTTTCTTCAAATTCTTTCTCACCAGATGTCGCATATTCTTCAACATTTTCTGGATAAAAATCAGATGGGTTGGTTGTTTGTATTGGTTCATCAATTATAGCGTCTTCGTTTAATGCTTCTTCTATTTCAGCGTCAAAATCATCTAACCTAGGAACTAAGTCTTCTTCGCTAAAATTAAATTTAAGTCTTTTTAATTTATCTAAACTAGTTTTCTTAAAAATTTCTTTTAACTCATTAACTTTTTCCTTTAGTAAATCATGTTTCTTTTCACGCTCAATATTTAAATCAATTGTTTTCTTAACATAATCTAATAAATCATCCAAACCAACACCAGCAACTTCACTAAAAAGCATATAGTAATTCATTTCTTCGTTACCTCTGACTTTTTTAACCTTATTGTCATCTGGTACAGTCCAACCTTCTTTGAACACAGCATCAACTAATGGTGTCCCTTCTAGATATCTTATACCTATAACATATGGTTGTAAAGAATCTAATGTTTTTTGTATATTTGACATTTTAATAATTTAAATTGTGATTCCAGTAATAAGCACTGATAAAATATATGCTATAGATATACCTAATAAATTTAACTGTAATTTAGGCATTTTATATTTCTTAGGTTCTTCTTCGGTTGAAGTTACAACAGCTTGAATAAAGTAATAAGCGTGTCTAACCACGTTTAAACATGCTAACATGAATAAAACGATAAGTAATTTATTAAGTATAACTATAAACATATTTTTATTTTTTAAGCTTTAACTGTTTTAGTTTTTGTAGAAACATCTAAACGAATGTTTTGTGCTAAAGTTTTAACATCTTGTAATGATTTTCTTAATCTTACACCAGCAGCTTTGTTACCTTTTTCGTAAAATTTTGTTGCGTCATCTTCCATAGATGCTACCAAGTTTTTTAATTCTTCGTACTTTTCCATTTTTAATTTTCTTTTTCTTTTGTGTTATTATTATTATTTAACATATTGCTAAACGTAGCAATAGCGTTTTCTACTGTTGAAAGTCTATATACTAAAGATTTAAGTGTATTAGTCCTTTCTTCAATAGAAATATCGTTTCGGTTGATGGCACTTTCGATGTCATCTTCGAGTTTCATTTTATCCATGGTCATTTCCATCATGACCAAATTAATAATTCTTTCAGTATTCATATTTTTAAAACTAATGCATTTTTTCTAAAAATAAATAGTTAAAACGTTTTTTTTAGCGAAATTTCAAATATTTTGTATAATTCTAATAATGTATCAATGTCAGCGTTTGTCTTTTCTCTCTCATAATCAAAAATATTGGTCCATATCACCAATAAAGTTTTGTTTAAGTTTTCATCTTTATTTGGGTCTGAATAATACAACTCTAACACAAATTCTAAAAAATATTGATATAACTTGTCGCTGTTGATAGTTATGTCTTCTTTTTCAAAATTGTCAACAGTCTTTTTCCAACACCATTCAAAATGTTTAAAACGCTGTTCATCTGTCGTTAAATCATCACCCAAGTAAGTTGTGAACACTAATTCGATAAGAGATAATGTAAAATCTCCATATAACTCACATTTATCAAATAAGATATTATGTGTTTTATATATCTTTAACATAGTATCAAAACTTACTGGGTTATGAATATAAGCCAATAAATTTAATTTATTAAAATTATTGCTCATTATAATTATTTAATATCAGTTGAATTTAATAATGTGTAAGTGAATGAATTACCATGTATTTTAGCCGCTTTTCTAACTATACTCATAAACGCATCAAAATCCATTACTCTTTTAAATACTTGACAACCAGCTGACCAGTTTTCCACCCATGTAGAATCTCTACCAGCTTTATGTATGTTAATTCCGTACATACCTTCAGTGATTTTATTTTCATCATATTCTAAATCAAAGTCAGCATCACGGTAAACTCTTACGTTTCCATTTCTTTGACATAACGCATCATATTTTCCTTGATGTTTATCTATTCTCCAAACACTTCTATATTGATTTGGTACTAATCTTGCACAACCACCTTTAATACCCATTTTATTCCATTCTAACATGGATTTTTTACCTGGGTCTGTTGTTGCCGCCCATGCATAAAATTGCCAAGCGCCTTTTTCATCTTTAAATGAAATAGTAAGAATGTCATCAAATACGTTTGTAACTTTTTTACCAGTTGCTGCATTACGAATACCTACAATATTTACATCATAAGTTTTATTAGCGTCATCGTTAAACCATCTGTAACCTTTTGATTCAACCGCAGCTTTAATCTGTTCTCTTGTGTAACTCATATTTTATCTTTTTTTATTTTTATCAGAGGCATATTTAACCCCCATTATTGTTCCTATTATACTAAAACTATTTGTTAATAATATACCAAATATGTTAGCCCATGTTGATTGTATAACTGTAGTGTCGCCACCTAAATATATTACATATAAATACATAAAGCTAGTAAATAAACCTACACCAATAATTATAGATAAAGAAATTTTAACAATCAACCCTATTAACTCAAATTGTGTTTTCTTTTGAAGAAGTTCTAAATCATTTTCAGCATTTTCTCTAGCTTTTTCAGCAACATCCAACGCTATTTTTAATTCTGCGTTTATTCTTTCGTTTTCTTCTTTAGCTTTTTTTAATTCAGTGTTTTGTGATTGAACTTGTTTGGTTATTGTTAATCTTTTTCTTCTATTATCGTTGTCGTTAGATATACATGTTCTAAGATATTGTTGAAAATTATCGTCATCAGTTTCAATCAATTTAGCAATATTACCCTCCAAACCTATTTTTCTGGTTTCATAAAGATGGATTAATTGCTCCATTGTATTTTTATCTAATTTTATCATCTATACACTCTAAATTTTCCTTTACCTTTTTTATAGTTTTCAAAATCTTTTTTGAAATCTTCTAACCTAGGTTCAATCTCATCTGATTTAACAATCCAAAATTGCGCTCCAGCTTTTACCGCTTTTGCTTGTTCTTCTGCTTCGTCACTTGATGAAATAATTCCTATAACAACATGGTTACCATATTCAAAATTAATTCTTCTAACCAATTCAATCCCATCAAAAGTAGAACCTATCATATTTAAATCAACGAACACACATTCTGGTCGTTCATCTGTTTTATTTGTTTCATACCATTTCTTAAACATTTTTTCAGCTTCATCTGCTGAAGAAACGCTTTGTAAAGAAAGTGTTATATCTAAAAGACTACATGCGTCTTCGAAAACTAAGTGAAATAAATCTTCATCATCCACTAATAATATTGAATCTATCATAACTATTTTAATTTTATTTTTATTTTAGTACCATTAACAATTTTTTCTGAAAAAATTTCAAAACCATGTTCTTTAAGTATTGCTATACAAATATTTAACCCTAACCCCGTACCAGGTTCTTTTTGGTTTTTATTTCTATTATATGGTTTAGAATATTCTTCAAATTGGTCTTGTGTTAATCCTCTACCATTATCTTCAACAACTAGCGTTTCATCATCTTCCATGTAAATGTTGACCAATTTATTGCTTGAGTCATTGTATTTTAAACCATTTCTAATAAGATTATCAATTGCTGTACAAAACAATGATTCGTTAACTTCAAAATTAGGTAAATCATGTATTTTAACTTGACTGAAATATGCTGTTGATTTTAAAAAGGTTGTTAAAATTTCTTTTAAGTTATGATAATCTTTAGCTAACACAGCGTCTTTTTTAACCAAATTTGTAAACTCATAAACACCTTTATAAACTTTCTGTGTATGTTTCAAACCTTCTTTAAGCATCTTCAATGGTGCTTCTAATTTATTTACTTCAATTATTTCTGGTGTTAATCTTCGTTGTAATGAATTAATTCCTCTTGGGATATATGTATTTATACCAGAATGCATATCGTGTCTTAGAATCTTCGCAGCGTGCTCTAAATAGGTGTTCTTTTTGTTTAACTCATTCAATGATTCATATAACTCAGTCATATCTTGTCTTATTGATGAGAAACCGATTAATTCATTCGTATCATGGTCAAACTCTGCTTTAATATATGTATCAACATAATATAAACTACCATTCTTTCTTTTATTCACAACCAAACTATGCCAAATCTTCTTATCGTTGACTGTAGTTTTATACATCTTAGCCCAGAATTTTTTATCATGGAAACCAGAATTAACCAAATTATGGTCTTTACCAATTAATTCTCTTTTTGTGTAACCACATACTTCTGAAAATTTTTTATTGGCGTATGTTATTTTACCATGTTTGTCTGTTTTTGAAACCAACGCTGTTTCATTTATGAAATCTTGGAAATCAACAAGATTTTGTTCAACCATTTTATTTTCTTTTACTGAATACATAAAAGAATATAATGAAGATAACATTTCGGCAAAATTAATTTCAACTTTATGCCATTCTCTAGGTGTTAATGATTCAATACAAATTACACCTATTACTTTACCTTTATAAAGTATTGGAACATCTAACATAGATTTAACACCTAATGGAATCAAATAACCATCTTTAAAACATTTTGTTGATGGATGTGTTTCAGCGTCATCAGCAACAATAATTGGATTAACACTTAGCGCATTAAAATAAGGTTCATAATCTTTTTTATTTAATGTTAACCCTTCAATCCATTTATCATCACTTTTAATGTATAGTTGTTGACAAATGATACTTGTTTTATCGTTGTTGTATAACCAAATAGAACATCTATCAACATTTGCACATAACGTCACTTCTTTGGTTAATAGTTTGGCACCATCAACAATATTCCCATCATAAAACAATTGATTGTGTGATTGATGTATTAACGTTTCGTTTAATGATTTAGCGTAATAATTTAAATTCTCTGATTGTTTGCTTTTCTTTATATAGTTTCTTACGAATAATACTGCTGGGATAGAAAAAAGGATAATTGATAAATAATTGAATATTGCAATCTCTTTACATAATGGAATATAATCTAACATTATAAAGGTATGTGTTAAAATATAAAGCATCATGATAATAGAACCAATACCGATATATAATTTGTTAAGTTTATCCATGTTGTAAGTTTTTAATATAAATATTTAAAAAAAACTGAAAAACCCCAGCAATTGCCAGGGTTTTTATTGTTTTTTTGTTTATAATTTTATTTTGTGAAATATAAATCAGCTTCTGCTGTTCTTCTTCTAACTAAACCTTTCAATGTTCGACAAATACTTAAACGTAGTATCATTCTTTCTAAAGCCATTTAATTTATTAACTAAAGTACTATAACTTATATTAGTATCTTTAGCACATTCTTTAATTGAATCCCAAATTTTACCGTTTTCAATACAAATAATTTTTTTAGCATTACAATGTTTACCACCACTAATTGAATTTGAATGTTTTATTTTAGTTTCAATACTTTTAGTTTTACCTTTTTGTGATGGTGGTACAAAACCTTTTTCTTTCGCATTTTTTGATAATTTGGATTTAGTTTCATCAGACATTACCTTACCTTTCATTCTATCTGAAATTTTTCTCCTACCTTCAATAGTTTTAGAATAGTTCTTATCACCTAACATCAATGGTGGATTTTCACCACCATCAGTTAAATTAACTAAAGTGCCAGTACCTAAATCTTTTCTACCATATTCGTAAATTAATTTTTTTTCCATCTCACAAGCTTCTTCCCATGATAAATCTTCAGCTAATATTTCAACTTTATAATTAGTTTTATTTATAATGTTTAACCAAAAAATTGAACGTTTTGTTTTACTTTTTTGGTAAGCCCTAGCTATAGTTTTACCAATACCAACATAAAAAACTTCGTTAGTATCTAAACGTACATGTCTATAAACAACCGCCATTTCAATCCTTTTTAAAATATAAATCAGCTTCCGCTTGTCGTCTAACAACTAGACCTTTTAATACTTTATTTGAAGCTTTTGTCCATTTCATAAATTCTGCTCTGATTGTTTCATCGTTAGGGTTTTTATTAACTTTTTTTAATAATGTTGACGCTTTTAAATTTGCTGGTCCTAAATTATAACAAAAAGACACCAACGCATCGAACTGATTTTGTGTTATTTTGTCTATACAGTATGAATCAACATATTGTTCAAATTTTATTAACATAGATTTTAACAATTCAACACCTTCAGCTTCTGTTACAGCTTTGTCAGCCATAGTAACTTTCTTACCATTAGGGTAAAAAGTTGCGCCATATCCGATAGTACAAATTTTTGCTGGACATAAATAAGGCTTACTAGAAAAGCCTTCAAAACTTTTTATTAAGTTTATACCATTTTCACTAATTTTAGTTATTTTCATATTCTTTAATTATTCTATTTATTATGTTTCTAGATAAATTATATTTCTTATGTAATTGTAATTTATTTATACCATTATTATAATCTATAATTATATCATTTTTTATATTTTCTTCTATTATTTTAAAATTATGTGGTTTGTTATTCTCATAATATTTTTTAAGCCCTTTTGAAGTCTTTTCTTTCGTTTCTTCACTTAATTTAATACCCTTCTTTTTTGACTCTTTACCTTTAGTTCCAATAACACCTAACTTGTTTAGTTCGTAAGTTTGTTTACTTTTAAGTTCTTTTAATTTAGGGTCCGACCAAGTTTTTTTTGAAGTTTCACTTCGTTTTTTCTTTGTTTCTTCAGATTGTTTCTTACCAGTTAGTTTTTCTGAGATTATATTTTTTTGTTCTTGACTCATACCTTTATTACCATCACCACCATTGGTCATGTTAACTAAACTACCTAAACCTAAATCACGTCTACCATATGTTTCTATTAATAATATTTCAAGTTCTTTTGCTGATTCATAATCAATATCTTTAACTATTATCTCAACTTTATATTCAGTTTTATTAACTATATTTTCCCATAATTTATTTCTAGAACGTTTTTCATATGCTCTTTTTTCTTTTACACCAATACCAATATAAAAAATTTCATTAGTATCTAATCGTCTATGTCTATATACTACCGCCATTAATTAATTAGCTATTGTTGGTACACCAGCTGGACATTTATAAGGTTTTGCACTGAAACCTTCAAATTTCTTGATTAGTTCGATACCTTTTGTACCAGTTTTTGTAATCTTTTCCATAACTTTTATTCATAAATATTGTATCAATAAAAAAAGGTACCCATATGAGTACCTTTTTTATATTTTAATTAATTAAATATTTAGTATTCTTCATTCATACCTTCACCCATCGCCATATTAGTATCAGCACCCATATTTTGTTGTGCGTCTGGTTGTTTAGCGTTCATATCACTAACAACCATATCAAATTTATCTAAAAGTGTACCTAATTTACCAGTATCTTGATTACCTGGATTATCAAATACTGAAATTAATTTATCAAATATATTGTATAAAGTAACTCTTTCGTTTGCAGCTATTTTACCAAAAACACTTCTTAATTTATTATTAATCATATCTCTGAAATCATTAAAACCTATTTTAAGACCTTCAGCTTCGTACATACCTTCTTCATACATACCTTCTTCATACATACCTTCACCCATCCATGATTCGTTGATTGGTTCAAATTTAATTCCACCAATTACAACACCTTCAGATAAACCTTCTTCGTTTTCTTTAGCTTCAGTTTCAACTTTTGCAGTTGATTCTTTACCCATGTGAATGTGTTTTTTAGCGTCAGCAGCGTGAGGAACTTTGATTTCATCCCAGTTACCTTCTTTAGCTGTCACATCTTCGATATTTTTACCACCTTTAGATGCTGTTTCTGTTGATTTAGTAGTTTCTTCTTTTACTTCTTCTTCTTCTTTAACAACTTCTTCTTCTTCAACAGATTCTTTCATTGTTACATGTTTAGTAGCTTCAGCTGCATGTTTTTTAATTTTTTCAAATTCACCAGTTTTTGGATTTGGCGCTTCAGTTTTCTTTTCAGATGCTACAGAACCTTCAACATGTTTTTTTGCATCAGCAGCATGAGGAACTTTGATTTCATCCCAGTTACCTTCTTTAGCATCAGCATCTTCGATGTCTTCCATCTCCATTAACATTTTTGTTTTTTTCCAAATATCGTTAAACGTTGAGTTTTCATCTAATCTAGCTCTACCTTTTACAGTTCCTAATGTTTCTTGAGATTTGTACCCCATTAGGTGTTTCATTTTTTGCATGTCTTCATTAACCATGTTTTTGTCAGCTGCCATAAGAACAACTGCTTTACCTTCAGTTAATGAACCTTCCCAACGGATTTTATAGTTTTCAACACCATCAGTCATTTCAAATACTTTTTTATCTACTTTGTAAGATTCTGGTATCATTTTAAGTGCATTTCCAACACCGTTAAACTCTTTTTTGAATTTAAGTCTTTTCATTCCTTCTTTTATTTGTGGTTTATTGTTATCTTTATTCTCAAATGCATAAGCCTTATGACTTTTATCTGGCGTAACTTCCCAGTCATCACCAAACATTTTTGTTGTTGGTGTTTCTTTAGCTCTAATTTCTTGTGACTTTTCAATTGACGCTGCTAGATTTTTTCCAAAATCTGGACCAGTAAATCCTTGTTGTGCTGGAATAACATTAGCCCATTCTGGATTGTTACCCATTCTACTAGAACCAACAATAGCTTCTTTAGCTCTATCACTAAATTCTTTATTTGGATTTCTATCATATTGAATCATCTCTTGACCATTCATGATTTCCATTTGGTCATGATATTCTTTTTCTTCGTTACTGTTATAATTAAATTTGTTGTTAACATCAGTAACTTCCATACCTTTGTTCAAATTTTTATCATAACCGTTTAAATCTTTATCAACATCTTTTATTGCTTGTTTGTTAATTTTTTCAGAAGCTTTTTGAGCTGCTGCTGTAACTGCAATACCTGGAGTTTCAGCCTCATTAACAAATTTGTTTACTAGATGTTTTTTAATTATATTTTTATCCATTTTAAATTGATTTAATTATAAATATCTTAGTTTTTAATAAAGTTTATTACTTATTGTTTTTTGATTCAATTATTCTTTTAACTTCATCGATTGTTTTACCAGTCTTTTTAGCTATCGTTTCATAAATCTTGTTTTCACCTAATGAAGGTGCGTTTACACTTCCTTTAGCTTTTTTTAGTTTAACAACACCATCTACAGCACCAGTACTACAACCAGAACCAGCTGGTTTATTATTAAGTTTTGTACAATCGTTAAATTCAACAAATGCACCTCCAGCATATTGTGGTGTTTTCTCAGCCTTTGTTTTACCAACATTTTTAAATTCACCATTTCTACCGATTGGTAGTGCGTTTGCATCGTATGCGCCTATCGACCCTTCACCTTGTGTAGTTTCTTTTATCCCTTCTTTAAAAGTTTTTTTAAGTGGTTCATTATATTTACCAACTGGCATATTTAATCTCTCACCAGACTTACCACCACCAAAAACACTAACACCACCACCAACACCACCAAGTGACATTGTTTCATCAAAAGGTAGTCTAGTTTGTGTAGAAGGAGGGTTTTTAGATTGTGGTTGAACTTTAGGTAAAACTTTTTTATTTTTATTTAAATAATTACCACCAAAACCACCAGTTTCATGGTCACCAGTAATATTTTTTCTAGCGTCTAATGCCGCTTTCATTTCTTCTGGTGTTTTATCACTTTTTCTATGTGTTTGTGGAAATTGTTTAGCTAATTGGTTTTTAGCCGTTTCGTTATCTATTTCATTTAATTCTTCTTCTTCACCATTTAACGCTTTTATCAATTTTTCATCATGTGAATAAAAATCTAACAAATCATTTTTAACTTCATCGGTAATAGATTTTAATTTATCAGAGTTTGATTCAATGTAGTTTTTTAATACTTGTTTGCTTTGTTCATCATTGTTAGTCCAATAACCATCCTTGTTATCGTCAGCATAACCTAGTTCAGTAGCAATACTACTCAACTCAGATTCATCACCACTAACAGCTTTCATGAATTCACTATTATAATCGTCTAAATCAAATAATAATTGTTCATCCCCAGATGATACTATAGCTATTTCACCATTGTTATATTTAATATCAATATCGCTTTCTTGCGCTGTTGGTCTTGGGAATTTATTAGGTTCTTGGTTAATTGGATTGTCTGGGTGATTATCAAACCAATCACCTTCAGTTATTCCACCAACAATTTCATTTAATCTTTCTTCGTATATTTTTAATGCATCTTGTGGTGAACCTAATTTTTTTGACAATTTATAACCGTCTTTTTCTTTTACTAAGATATCTTTTAAACCTTCTAGAATTGATTCATAATTAACGCTGCATTCATTCCAAAATTCTGATAGGTTTTTACTTTTACCATATAGGTATTCTAATAGGTTTTTGTATTCTTCTTTTAAGTTATATTTTTTAGCCATATCATCAACTCTATCTAACCCTCCTTTAACTATAGGTTCTTGGTTTAGAGATTCTAATAATGTTTTATATTGGTTTTTGGTTAAAATTAGTTTTCTCATTATTAATTATTTTTATTTGAAAGGTTATCAATCCATGTATTTCTTTTTAGCCAAAGAGTTTTGTAAAGTTGTGTCAAAACATTTTTAGTTATTTCAACAACTTTATCTTCTAATTCTTTTTCGTTTTTTAATTTTTCTTTAACTATCTTTTCTATTTTATTTTTGAACTCAGCACCATCAATATAACCTTTAATTTGTTTATTGACATCTGTTTTTGATAGCTCTTCTTTAATTATATCCCTCATTTAGACTTTTAATTATAAATATGGTAAATAAACAAAAAAAGCCCTAAACTTAGGGCTTTATTTATTAATTCTATAAATATTATTTAATCATATAATCACCACATGAAATAACCACCTCACATTCTGATAATGAACTATTTGAATAGTCAAAAGTTCCTAAATCAACAGATTTGATTTGACAACCAGTCATTAACCATGTTTCAAAAACAACACCAGTTGGGTCTAACATTTCGATTTTCATACCAAAATATTTTTGATTATAACCCATATCAAATAGTTTCTTGTTAATATTGTTAGTTATCGTTGGTTTAAATCTCAAAACAATATCTTCAATAACATATTTTTTTATATGTGTATTTATACCCAACACTTTAACATTTTCAAAAATAACTTTTGGTCCACTTATAGATGAAACAAAGAAAGGTTCAATACCCAATTCTTTTGGTAATATTACTAAAAATCTGTTGTTTCTAACAAATTCTGGCGCTACTACTTCTTTACCGTATTTAAGTGTTGGTACTCTATGGTTAGTACCATTTTTAGTGTCAGATAAAGCGTCTTTTGGTTTTTCTAACAATGGATTCTTTTTACCAGTTAATTCCTCATAATATGGGTTAGCTTCACCAGTGAAAGGGTCATACATAGGAATCTCATTTTTCTTTTGTTCTACATACTCTTTTGGTAAAGGTTTAGATATAATCGCTTTTGGTGGTTGCGCTTTTCTCCTAGTTCTAGGTTTATAATTCTTTTTGTTTGATTTTGTTGTTCCTTCTTGAATTGGTTTAGGTTCGCTCATTAAAACTATTCTTTAATCTTTATGTTATTTATGACGCTCATAGTGTCCTTCATGCATTCACTATAAACTTTGGCATTATAATATGGTTTGAATTTTAACAATCCCCATAAATATTTCTTATGCCAATCTTTATATAAAAAAGTAGTTAACTTATCATTAACTTCTTTTTTTGTAAATGATATAGAGTCTTTCTTAATGTAACCAGAAAGACTATAACATTTTTCAGTTAAGTTAAAATAACTTTTTTCTGAAACGCTATCTTTTTTTAAAACTGTAACAGATAACGTTGAATCTTTGAATCTATATTTTGTGTCAACAATATTTGTTATGTATTTTGTTTTTATATTTAAAACTTTTGCAATTGAATCATACTTTGGGTATAAGTCTTTTAATTCTCTAAAAGTTAATTCTTGTTGCATAGATTTATTTTTGATTAAAGCAACCATGTTGTTGCTAAATCTAGTTCTTTCTTCTTTTTCATTTTTATATAACTTAAATAAAAAAGCTAATGATGTAAATAAAAACATCACTAATAAAACTAATCCAATTAATATTTTATTTTTTAACATCATAAAAATACTCTTCTTCTACTTTAGGTTCATTTTGTAGATTAACTAAATAACCCTTTAACCCATTTTTTATTTCTTCTTCATTTAATTTATCATCACTAGTCGAGTTAAATTTAGAACCTTGTGTAAATGATAAAGAAAATTCAATTTTATTTTCATCATCAACTATTTTTTCACCAGTAATAATGATATCACCGTTAAAATCTTCTGTTTTTGGTTTAACGTAAACACTAGTAACTCTAATACCTAATTTTATACCACCTATAGCTGTAGATATTTTTTCAAGCCTTTCATCGGGTTTTTCTAATTTTTTATAACCTTCAATTGGGAATAAAGGTGTTGGACCATCTTTTGGTAATTCAGTATTTTCTGTATCTGGTAAATCATCCCCTTTTTCAAATTTAGGAACTGACGCAGTTACTGGTGCATCATCTTCTTTTATTAATTGTTGTTTAAACCCTCTAATTACAGACATCATTTTTTTTGTCATGTCGTGTTCGTTGATGTTTTCTTTCATTTGTTTAGTTTTTACTTTCTAGTTTATTTTTAAATTCTTCACAGTTCCATGCTGGTGATACATCAAAATAGTGTTTATTCAAATTACTTTTGTATAATACACCATTAAAACTACTAGTATCATCCAATTTTGTGTTGTGGCTCATAGCTATCTTTGGTATAAAGAATTCTTCACATAAATCGTTAACTAGTTCAACACAAGCGTCCATTTGTTCTTGTGTATAAACAGCCCATTTATTGTGACCTTTCCAATTTCTACCTAAGACTATACCATTATAAATATTACCTTTCCAATCATAAAATCGTTCATCTGGTAAATTTCTAGTTAACCACCCTTCATTTTCCAATAAAATAACAATCGATTTTGTGTTTTGCTCTAACTTTGGAAAATACTTTGATAAATACGAAGGTTCAAAATGTTTATGTATTACACCAGATTTATCTATGGTAAACGCAGCAGTCTTTTTGTTATTCCCATTTAACCTAGTTTTCCAACCTATAACATGGTTCATATTGTTACTATAAGTATTACCAATAACTATTTGTTTTTTTATACATTCTATAGGTATGTAATGTTTTTCTTCTAATGAATATTTTTTATCTTCTATTACCATTAACCACGTTTATAAAATATTTTGTTATCATCACCATTTTTGATTATTTTATTTGAACCTATTCTTTCTATCGTGTTGCTAGTTTTAGGTTTTGGAACGTCAACAGAAAACCCTCTACCTTCTTTAATTTCTCTTATGTCTTCTAAATTAACTTTACCAGTTGGTATTACTGGTTGTTTTTTATAAACTGGTACTTCAATATTTTTTTCACTAACAGTTGTTGATGGTTCTACTTGAGTTACAGCATCAGTTATTTGGTCATTTACAGCCTCAATTACAGTGTCATTTACAGTGTCATCATGTTCTTCTTCAATTGGTATAATGATATCTTCTATTTCCAAATCTTCAACCATCTGATTCATAACTTCACTTAACGCATGGTCTTCATCAAAATTTACACCCTCATTTACACCCTCATTTACACCCTCAGTTATTCCCTCATCGTTACTTTTTTCTTTAATCATTTCGATAATAGTTGTTGGTGTTTCACCAGATGGTACGTGATTTATTTTAGGTTCTAATGGTGTTTGTTTACCTTCCAATTCAAACACTTTATTTGTTGCTAACACTAACGCAATTGCCAATGGGTCAAATACGAATATAAGTAACAAAATAAGATAGTTAACAACATTAGCCATAGGAATGCCAGTCAACTCTGATATGTATTTAAGAGGACCAACTTCACCAGCAATTTCACTTCCAGATTTTAATTCAATAGCTTTAACGTTATAAGCGTTAACTGAATCTGACAAAACAATATTCTTAGCGTTGATAGCGTCTATCTCAGCGTTCAATAGTTGAATTTGTTTATCTGAACTCTCAATATCACGTCTAGCGTTTCTTTGATTTCTATTATCAGTTGAGTTGTCTAAACGAGTTTCTTGGTTACCTCTAAGGTTGTTTAATTGGTCAACACGTTTAGTTTTAGTTTCAATGATTTTTGTATTATCAGCAATAGTCTTTTCAAACGTTTGTTTTTTCGCTTCTAACACACCTAATTGACCTTCATGTATCTCTAACTTATTTGCTGTCGATTGATAAGCGTTAGATAAGAAACCGTAAATACCTACAGACGTTATAACCATAAGAATCGCAACACTAATTGTTAAATAAAACTTTAACCCTTTGGCTAGTTTATGCCAATATGTGTGTAACGCAGTTGTCGTAACCACTTTACCAACTTCTAATGTTGTGGCCATTATAATTACAGCTGTGCTAGCGCCAGCAAATAACTGACTTAAACCCCACACAGAAAAATAAGCAGCACAACCAGCAACGGTTAGTGCTAAAATTAACATTATGTAACTAAATTTTACTTTCATATACTTTTATTTTATAAATACTAAAAACTAAAAAAAGGGTCATAGACCCTTAGTTTATTCATTTATTAAATCAAATAAATCATGAGCATTATGTCTTAATTTTCTAATAGCTTTTTCTTTTATTTGTCTAATTCTTTCTTTTGTTAAACCGTATCTATCACCAATCGCTTCTAAAGTCATAGCTTCGCAATTTGTATCGATACCAAAATAACATTTTATAATTTCTTTTTCTCTTTCACTTAAAATAGATAACGTTATATCTATTTGATTTTTGATTCTTTCGTCAATGATTAATTTGTCTTCATCACCATTATCAAAAGGTATTAGTTCTATTAACTCGTCACCTTCTTCATTGATGTGTTCATTAAGTGATGTACATTTTGGGTAATTAATTAAGTTTAAATCAAAGTTATCAATATCATTAACTGTGAAATCAGCATCGTCTAATAATTCAATTTTTGATATTTCTTTATTTAACTTAGAAATCTTATTAATAACATTTGAAGGTAATCTTACCATTCTAGCGTTATCATTTAGACTTTGAATAATAGATTGTCTTATCCACCATACTGCATAAGAGATGAATCTGAAACCTTTTTTGTAATCAAATCTTGTTGCTGCTTTAACTAATCCGTAATTACCTTCATTTATTAAATCTTGCAATTGCAAACCTTGCCCTTGATATTCTTTAGCTACTGACACAACAAATTTTAAATTTGCTTTAACCAAAGTCTCAATCGCTTTTGTGTCGCCTTTTTTAATTCTTTTCGCTAAACTTATTTCTTCGTTTTTAGTTAAAACTACTGATTTTCTTACTTCCTTAAAATATTTTGATATGCTGTCGTTGTTTTCAAAATTTACAAACTTTTTATTCATTAATACTATTGTTACTCTTCATGTTATTCTTTTTAAATATAAGGATATTTTCTTAAAAGTCAATACTTTATATCCTTTATTTAGCCAAAAGGGTCAACATTTTTTTATCATAATCTGTTAATTTTTCAACCCCAGAATCTATGATTTTATTCATCGCTTCTTGTTTTTCTTTAAGAGTCATATTTTCAATTTCTTCTTCAGTTAACCTTCTTGGTCTTATACTACCTTTAACTTCTTTAACTTCTAATTTTATTTTTTTACTATTTTCTTTGATGATTTTAGCGTCTTCAATAGCATCTAATAAATCATTCATTCTTTTAGTTAAGATAGAATCAGATTCTTTTAAAAAACCAAATAACCCTTCATGGATTTCTTCTTTTGCAATGTGATATCCAGAAGATTTAGGATTTAAATCAAAAACAAAAAAACTTCTGTTTTGTAATTTAAACCACTCGTTTATTTCGCCAACCGTTAACGCTGATGATAGTGTAGCAATAATGATACCTTTGGCATCCAATATATTGGGTTTATTATCGCTGATTTTTTCTATCTCAGCGATAACATTTTTAGTATCACCCATTATTATTACACAATAATTTTTAAATTCCATACCCCCTTTTTTTTAACTAATGTACAATTTTAATATTAAATATGCAATTATTTAATAGTTATTTTTGATATGTTATCTTTTTTGATTACTGTAACTACATTGTCACCCCAATCTTTAACAATATCATTGTGTGTTATAAAGAACACTATTTCATACATTTCTTTTATTTTATCAAATAACGTTTTTAACTTCTCAATGTTGTCTTGTGCTACTTTACCTAAAACTTCATCAAACGTTATAAAATTTGGCATTGGTAGAGTTGATAGTTTACCTAACACAGCTCTTAACGCTAAACTAGCCGCTGTTTTCTCTAAACCAGAACCAGATTTTAATAATTTTGACACACCGTCTTTAACTAATAAAAACTGAACATCATTCTTATCATTAATAAATATCTCAACATCGAAATCTACAACTTCATCTAACAATCTTTGTATTTCAGAATTTATAATTGGTAACACAGAACGCAACACTAATTTGCTAATTCCTTTTTTACCAACCAAATCAATATAGATTTTAAAAATCTTATCTATTTCTTCTTCTTTTTTAATAGTCTCAATCAATTTGGTTTTAGTTTCAACACCAAGTTTGTGGTTTTTAATTTCAGTTTTAACACGTTCTATTTTAGCGATAATATCATCTTTAGAAAATTCCAACACAGAAATATCTGTTTTAATTTTAGATAGTTCACTATCAATTTTCTTGTTTAATTCAATAGCATCTAAATTAAGTTTGTATTTTTTCAAATCATTACGTTTAGCGACAATATCATTTTTTAATGAACCAATCTGAACTTCTAATCTATCTCTATTTAATTCATATTTGTTTTTGTCATCAATAAGTTCTTTGGTCTTATTTAACGTTTCTAATTCTTTATTTATATTCTTGATACTAGCATCTAGTTTAGTAACTTCTTTTTTGATTTTTTCAATATCTGATTCATGTTTAGCAATGTGTTCAGAGTTATCAACATCATCTAATTTTCTGTTACATGATTGACAGATACCTCCAGCAATTAAGTCGGTAACAACTTTTTCAAGTCTAGTTATTTCAGCTTCTTTAACAGCCTTTGAAGATGTTTGTGATGATAACTCTTTTGTTAACTCATGATGATGGTCTTCATCAAAAGATACCTCACCAATCTCATTTATTTTAACAACATATTCATCAACACTTTCTTTTAGTTTAACACCTTTTTCAATCAAATCAGCAATTTCTTTTTCTAAGTTAGATGGGTTTAATTCAGAAATAGTAACATCTATTTTTTCTTTGCTGTTTATTAATTTATCATTTTCAGCGTTTAAATCAGCAATATCTGTTTTAGCTTTTTCTAACTTCTCATTTAAACTAATTTCTAATTCAGCAGCCAATTGACCCTTTTCATTATGGTCATCTATTTCTTCAGTAAGTGTAATAACATCATATTCATTAGATTTTTTCTTTCTAGCGAATTCGTTATACATTTCTCTAACAGCTTTTTCTTTAAGTTCTAATATTTCTAAACCAATAAGTCTAGTCAATACTTTACCAGATTCAGTTGTTGTTAAACCAATCAAATCATCTAGATTATTTTCAGTTGCCAATACAAGCATCTCAAAGTCTTTTTCACTACCAATACTTTCTTTTATCTTTTTGGTTGTTCTAGTAGCGTCTTCTTCATTTAATTGTTTTTCTTCACCATCTGGTAATAACTCATAATAATTAACTTTGTTAACAATAGTCCAACCACCACCTTTCTTAGCAGTTCTTTTCATCTTACGTTCAATGATGATTTCTTCACCTTCGATTTCAATCATACCACGAACAGTCAATTCATTTTTGTCACTATATTGATTAAATACTTGTTCATTAGTATCTGTTTTTGTCGTATTACCATGTAACAAAAACTTCATAGCGTCAATAGTCATTGTAGTTTTACCACCTTGGTTAGATGGGATTGAATTTACTATGTTCAACCCTCTTAATTTTGTAAATGGAATATAGTTATCTTCACCAAATGATAATAGGTTATTAATCATTAACCATTTAACACTCCAACTTCTATGTTGTGTTTCATTAACATCAACGTTTAATTCACCGTTAACTTTGTCATCTAACGCAAGTATTCTATTAAAGTCAACATTCTTACCATCTCTATCAATTAACTCCTTCATAAGGGCTCTTTGATAGTTAACATCCATTATGTTTTCAATACCAGCGCCAGTGATTTCAATAAGGTCACCATTGGCAGTCTTTTTAACTGGACGATATATTACGTTTATGTTGTTTTTGTTAACACCATATTTAGTAGCAAAGTAATTTCTAATTTTGTTTTTAGCTTCTCTGCTGTAATTATGTGGTTGGTCATCCCAATAAACTTTTATCTTCGCATAAGGTGATATCGCTTTGATATCTGATACTACAATACTATTCTCCATATAAATCTCTTTTGTTTTTCTTTTTTAACTCTTCTCTTAATTTTTCTAAAGTATCGTTCCATTTTTGTTCAAAGTCTTTAGACTCTTCTTTGTATTTGTTACGTTCAGCTTCTAGGTCTTTTATTTTGTTCGCTAATTCTTCGTTATTAGAATTATCAGTTATATAAACTTCCTTTTCAACTGGAACTTCAACTTTTACTTCCACTATTTTTTCAACAATCTTTTCAACTGGAACTTCGACTACCTTTTCAACCACTTTCTCTACAGTTTGTGGTGTAGCGCCAAATTTCTCAACGGTAAATCCTTGTCTAAGAATTTTCATTGTGAATTCGTCAATATTGGTTATATTATTGGCTCTGCAATAATCCCAAATCTCATCTTTTAATTGTTTAGATATCTCCAAGGTCCACTTTTGTTAAATCTTCACGTGTTTGATGTAGCAACACAACTTCATGGTCTTTCTCATCAACATTTATTGCTAATACTGGTTTATCAACTCTATAGATAAATCCTTCTTCGTTTTCTGGGTCTACAAACCCATATTCACCATTAACAACGGTGAAATCATTCATTTCTTCTGGTAGAGAGTTAATAAACTCTTTTAATTCGCTTAGTTTCATAAATTAGTTAGTTTTTCTTCACCATTTTCAATATCTTCCAATGATGTTATTTTAAATTGATAGAATGGATATTTGTTATCAACATCATGTTCAGTATATGTTTTAGTTTCGACATCCCATAATAAGAAACCATGTTTACTAACATTCTCACCAAAATTTTGTTGAATCAGTGATGATGGGTAAGCTATCATAATACCTTTATGGTTAAATATTTGTCGTTTATGTATATCACCTAACATTGCAATATCACAACCTTCAAATATATCTAATTCAGCACCATGGTCGATTTCATAACCAATATCAGTTTTAGCGTTGATTATTGGCGCATGAAACAAACCGATATATGTTTTGTCATCTCCAAATTCAATTCTAGCACCTTCAATGTCTGGTCTAGCGTTTTCTTCAAAAATAGAATACGCACACCAAACAATATTGTCATCTAAATAACATTTAGATTCTTTGAAATAGTTTATTTCTTTATCACCCAAGAATTGTACCATAGGTGAAATACTATCCATACGATTAGCGTTATTTTCTAATAAATCATGGTTACCAGCAATTATAATAACTGGTGCTATCTCTTCTAACTTTCTTAGGAACCATGTACCTAAAATTAACATCTCATTAGAAATAACAATCTTTTGGTGAACCAAATCACCAGCAATAACTATTCTAATTTCTTCTCTGCTATAATCAGCTAATAATTCTCTCAAATCACCCAATAATGTTTTGAACACATCTTTGTATTCATCATGCATTCTAAGTGTTCTGATATGTATATCAGCTAAGTGTACTACTTTTTTTATCATTTATAATTATTTTTTTTGTATTTTTTCAATCTCTAATTCTTTACCATCTAAAAAACTTTCTAATAATATTTCATTTATTATTATTCTTTTATTTTTACCAATATTTCTAAAACCATTATAACCATAGTGTTTTATATGGCTATAACCAGCTACATCACCACCACTTTTAAAAAATTTCTTAGCATTTAATGATTTTGTAACTTTTGATAAATGATATTTGGTTAATTCTAATTCTTCAATTAATTCCTCATTAGTTACGACACATTCACCCATTATAAATTGTCTACCCAAAACAAATAAAATTAATTTCTTTTCATTTTCTGTTAGTAAATCACTTTCAATTATCTTATCTTTATTCTTTATCATATTATGCGTTTTTCATTAAGTTATAGTAATGCATTTCAACTAACTTCTTAGCTTCGTTTTTCATATACATTATTTGTATCTTTTCAAATGACATTTTTTCTTTATCCCAATATCCAATTCTAATTTGTCTACATTTTCTTTTAGGGAACTCTAATTCGTACATATAAGCGTATACAGACAACTGTAATGTATAAACTGACCATTGACATGCTTGCATGTGGTCAAATGGCTTAAAAAGCGTTTTAAAACCAAATGGGTCAAAGAAATTAAACTCTCGGTTTGTCTTCCAGTCCCAAACATCAAAATATACATCATCAATATCAATAATAAGGTCAGACATACCAGCTAACTCATATTGTTCAGCAAATAATATTCTTTCTGGCCATATGGCAACACCTTCATCAATTTTTAACGCTTCATACCCATCAATAACTTTTTGTTCAAATTGACCGTCTTCAGTGTCATCTGGGAAATACCATTTGTTTGCTAATAAATATCTTTCAACGATGTCGTGAACTTTAGAACCGTAAATGTTCGCTTCATCATTTAACATTTGCCAATATTCTAATATTTGTTGTTGAGACATACCGATATATTTCTCTTGTTTAACATTATCAGCTTGATTGACAATAGCCATAGAAACCGCTTCTGAATCAAAATGTGGTTCTATAGATGTCAAAGTAGTAGTAACTGATTTATATATTTTACCAGTTACTCTATGATGATATTTATGTTCAATAGGTTCTAGATATACTGGACCTTCCCATAATCTTGCTTTACTCATTTTATTTTATTTTAATGCAAATATACTATATTTTTAATCACTTTGCAACTATTTATCAATAAACTTTATTTAATGAAAACATTTATTAAAAAATTATTAAAAGAGATGTTAGATGATAAATCATTTGAGTTACCTAAACACATAGATATTGATTCTGAGTTATTAACTAAAATATCAACAATAGGTTTAAACGATTTTGAAATTTTAGAAAATGGTGATGACGGTAACGATAAAATGTATTTAAAAATTAAATTTAACGACCCAAGTTTAGAAATATTATCTGATTCAATTCAATTTTATGTTCAAATAATAAAAGATTTTATATATCATCCCCATATTTTCTTAAATAAAAATTTAGAAAATAAAAAAATAGGTTCTAAGATACTTAAAAAATTTATTTATGAATTTGGTCATGCATATTTAAGCAAAGGTAGAACAATCAACCCTAATTTATTTGGTATGTTTAATAAGTTCTGTAAAACTGATTCTAAATTAGAATGTATTGAATCTAGTAAAGGTATTTTAGTCACTTTAATTGATAATCCTATTAAAAATCAGTTAATTGATTTTATGAAATAATTCAAATAGTTAACTTATACGCACTTTTAAGTAATTGAATAATACCTTTACTACCAAACTTTTCAAATAGTTTAGATGGGTCATAACCCTCTGGACACTTAACCACCTTAACTTTGCCTCTAAGCTCACCAAAGTTAATTTCATGGTATAACCTAACAGTATCGTCATAAGCGTCATCATCCATTACGATAACAACATACGCTTTTGCTTTTTCTTGTAACAAGTCCAATAATTGTTCTGGTAAGTATTTCCCCAATAACGGTATTGAGTTAGGTGTGACTATATGGTCTGTTGCACCTTCAACCAAATATATTGTAGAATCCCAATTTATTTTACCTTCATTAAAAACTATTTCTTGCTTTTCAACATCTGGGTTTAAATATTTAAGTTTAGTAAAATCTTTTGGAAACCATCTAGCTATAAAATAATTTAATTCACCTTCTGAATCATAAGATGGTATTATTACTCTGTTGAAATACTTACCGCTGGTAGTAAACCCTATTTTATAATCTTTGATTATTTCATCAGTGATTCCTCTTTCACGTAAATATCCAATAGCTTGATTGTATCTGTATTCATTACCTTTGCATTTAGATAGTTCTTTATAACCTTCTGGTAATGTAAGTATGATTTTCTTTTTTTCCTTTTCAGATATGCTGATATCTGGTTTAATCAATACATAATCACGTAAGTTTTTTGGTGAACCGTAACGTTTAAGTAATTTGTATACTGAACCATACATGTTGTTTTTTTCTTTACATGACCAACATTTAAAAACTGATTCTTCGTAGTTAACTTCTAAGTTACCTTTACCGTCACCCTCTGGCATATCTTTGTCTTCAGCGCATGCTGGACAATCAAAGGCAATCTGCCCCGTTTCCTCATTATATTTTCTATGAGGACCTAAAAAACTTTCTAGTATGTATACCAAATATTCGTTCACGGTTCAAAATTACAAAAATAATAAACCATTTACAAATATTTGTTTAAAATAATTATCTATCCCAAAGATTATTTTTATACATGAACCCTATACCAGCGACATATGCATCTGATGTGTCAAACGTTTCTTTTTTAAGTTTGTTGTTTTTGTCATAGAACCAAGTTACTTGTGGTTCTAATTCAGCAACCTTTTCCCAAAGCACATATTTTTTATCAACGTCAAAAGGATAACCACCAAATAACACTGGTTTGTTCTTAGCAATTTGTTTTTCATTCAAAGGAGTTCCATCTTTTTTAAATGTTCTAACAGCCATTAATTCTGGGAATGAATATTGTCTAGCGTCATAAGATGAAATAAACTCTGGTACAATACCTAAAGTATCATATACTGATTTAGATATCATACCATTAAATCTTAATAATGTAGCAATTGTATATACGTTGTTTGATTGTAATAAAGGTTCTTCAATAACAACTTTATCAATACCAATATCTTTGTATTTAAATAAAAATTCTGTTTCAAATATTTCAACCTTTTTGAATAACTCTTCCATCTTGTTAGATGGTTTTGGTTTAACTATTGGTGAAACATGGTGTAATAATCTTAATTCACCTTTGTTACCAAAATCTTCAAATAAGGCAATACCAATTGTAGATGTCGAAACATCTAACGCCAATAAAAAACTTTGTTTTTCTTTCATGATTTTAATTTTGTATTAATTTAAAATCAAATTAAAAAAAATAAATAGTTATATTGTAATTTTTATTGATAAGGCTAAAAATTGGTTAACGTTTTTAGTGATTTGTCTATCTGTTTTACCATAAGCAATCAAATTACCAAAATCATCATATAACCCAACTTCAGTTATTTTTGGAATATCATCATTACCAAAATAAATGCTAGTTGATGCACCAAATTCACCTCTTTCTGCAATACATGATATTACTTGGCTTACATTTGTTGATACACTATCAAACGTTAATGTTGTTGCTGTAACACCAGAAAATAAAGTTGTACCAGAAACTAACACATCATTTATAATTGTTGGGTTAGTTATAGCTATAAACCCACTGTCTAAATAAGCCATACCAACAGCTGTGTCAGCAGTTGCTGCTAAATTTGTGTTTGTTTGTAAATTATATGCTCTTTTGTTGTTATTGCTAAATGGTTTTGATAATCCATAACCAGTAGCCCAACTTAATGATGAATCACCGTTAGGTTTTTTGATTGTGTCGCTGAATAATGGAGCAACATTTAAACCAAAATAAACAACATTATTAGCAACGTCTCTGTAATTAGCATCTAGTTCATTTACACTACCAGAATTAGATTGGAATGTGCTATATAAAGTATATGTACCAGCACTAGTTGGTAACTCTAATTTAACTGTTTTACCATCAATAACTTCACCATATGTAGCATTGTTTATTCCAATAAATAATACTCTATTAGTTGCGAAACCACTAAAACAAGTATCTGAATAACCACCAGATTGTGCTGTAACACCAGTATAATTAATATCTGATATTGAGTCTAAAGGTAAGTTAAACGAACTAAATAAATTAACTAGTGGGTCTGAGTTAACGCTATTTCTATTTACTAAGTTATATGTTAAATTAGCACCACTTATTGTTACTGAACCATTATTTGCAGTTTCAGTTAAGATATTGATTGATTGAGGTGAAACTGGTTTAGTTAAATCACCATTTTGATTTACAACTAAAAAACTTTTAATACCTACAACTGGTGGTGTACTATTACTAGTTGTATTACCATAACCAATGTTACCATTTATAGATGGTACTTGACCAGTTGATAATGTTAAACTAGTATAGTAATTAGCATCAGAATCACCTAAACTGAAATACTTAATTAAATTATTATTAGTAGATATTAATTTCTCTCTACCTATTGGTGTTAACTTAGCAGTTAATGTAATCGATGTTGCTGAACTATTAAATCCCATTTTTAGAAGTCAATTGATAATTCTAATGTTATTGTATTATTATTGGCTAAAGCAACTGGTGTGCTTAATTTACCAATACAAACTAGATTCCTATCTGAATCATAAATACCCACTTCACTTACTTTAATATTTGGTGGGTTAGTTGTTACGTCACTACTTCTAGTAATGTTTGTAGTTGAATTAAATTGGCTAGAATTAACTCTGATATCAAAAATTGTCTTAAAGATAGTCGCACCAATGTGTGTGTTTAAATTACCGTAAAAGAATCTTTCATCACCAAATTGTAAGTTACTTGGGCTTATGTTTGGTACATAACTAACTAAACCATTTAATGCAAATATTGATGAAGAAGCATCTTTTATTAAATCTAATACGAAACCATTTGTTAATGGTATTTGAACCTCTAATAAACTAGGGTTAATTGTTTCTCCAGACACACCAGTAATTGCTGTTGATGTGTAATCTAATTGTTTCCAAAGGCCAGAATCTGGTCTGTCATTAATGTTTGTTACTATTTGATATAATAATTTAAATTTATATGCATGGAATCCATAACCATCATATGAAACATCTTCTAATTTTCTCATATATGGTAATAAATCAACACTATTAATCATAAACTGAACATCTTTAGCTGTTGATGTTGTGTTGGTGATTTTAATGTATTTTTGACAAGGTAACGCTGAAGTAAATCCAGATGATACACCTAAATTGTCCAATGAATAAGTTAAATACATTGTTTCGTTAACACCTAAAATACCAGTTGATGTACCACCACTTGGTGCCGATAATGTTGCTGTTAATTCTGGTAACGTCCAGTTTCTATTTGATTTATAAGACATTGCAGCAACAATCTCATCGTCATGGAAAACAACTGTTTTAAGTTGTGGGAATATTTTACCTACAACCAAAGGAGTTTCACTTGATGGAATTCTTGTTGGGTCTTCTATTAAATCAATGTATTCTAAACCGTTATCCATAGCGTTTGTAATACCACTACCGATAAATCTCATACCCATTTGAGTACCAAATCCAGAAGCAAAATCTCTTCTGTGATACATCAAATCTGGTAAATCTAAATAAAGATATTTGTTGTTTACTATATCAGTGTAGAAAAACTCACCGTAAATACTAGACACCATATTGTTGGTATAGTGAATGATTGAGATTGATTTCGTTACATCATCCAACACGCTTTTACCTGGAGTATCACAAGCTTGGTTCGTTAATTGTATTGCGTTAGCTGAAGAAATACAAGGTAAATTAAAATAAGGGTATTTGCTACCTAAATAACTATAAGAACCATATTTTGTATAATCTTCGTATAAGTTTGTTGTTGATAAACCAGTTACACCAGCCAACGTTTCACACCATACATTATTCATATTCCAAACTGGAACTTCTTCACAGTTAACTGGACATAACGAATCAAATGATAATGTGTTAGAATCCCAATATGCTGTTTGTGTTTCAGCGCCAAACGTATCATTAACTTCACCACCACCATAAACAAAAATTTGTGAATAACCACTAAAGTTACTTAAATTGAAGTTTGGTAATTGTCTATCTAAATTAACATAATAACCAGTAGTGGCTGCTGTCATACTTTGAATCTTATACCATAAGTTTTGTAATGGTTTATCGTTACTATTTGCTGTTAATGTACCACCAGAAAGTGTTCCTTTATAGTTACTATATTTAATCAATACATAATCACCAGTTGTTATACCAGTAGAATTAATGTAAAGTCTTGTTGTTCCACTAAATATAGAGCTACCTACTGCGCTAGGGTCATTAAACGAAGTATATTTTACATATGTCGAACCAGTTTTGGTTGTAAAAGTACCACCACTATAATCAAAGAAACCTTTTGTGTCTGCTTGGTTGTTTACTACTGACCTAACAACACTAATAATTGAACTGTCAACAACTTGTAAAGGGTCAGAAGTTGTTGAAGGTAGGATAAACGATTTTAAGTTAGGTTGTTTATCAAAAGGTCTAAAAATAACACTTGTTGCTGATAAAGTTACGTCTGTAGGATTTGCATCAACTATAGCTTCTCTACCATAATTTATTTCTGAGTCACCAATAGCCCAATAAGAAAAATTAAGTTTACCTAACGCTAATTGTGTTCTTCCTATTTCAGTTAATTTGATTGAAACAAATGGACTTGTACTTTTTATAATATATGACATATTATTTTATATTTTGTTTTTTATTATATCTTTTTTTTATTTTAATTATAAATATTCAATAGTAAATAATATTAATACGAATTTACAGAATTAGTTGTTATTTTTATAGGAATGGTATCACTATAACTAATATTGTTTATTTCATCACCACATAAAGTAGTGTATTTCTTATTATTTTTAACTCTATAGAAATATTGAGTTCCAACACTACCAGTAACGTTAAAACTATTTGTATATACATTTACATTTTCAATGTAATTTGTCGTTCCAGTAAAATAAAAAGAACTAAATGTATTGTCATAACCTACTTCTAATGTAAATTCACCATTGTTTGTTTGTGGTGCTGGGTCTATTGTCCAATTTACCGTTACTAAATTTGTGTTTATACCATTTGAAAATTGTATCAAAGGAAAATAAACCAATGTAATCATATCACCATCATATATATCACCTTCTAAAATAATACGTTTTGGGTTAGTAGTTGATTTGTAATAATCAACATTATCAGCTAATGTAGCCCCGTTTATCATTACAATTATTTTTGATAATGTATCTGGGTTAACAGATGTATAAACCTCATATTTATTTGTTGTTGTGTTATAATAATAGTTATTACTACCTTCACCGTTTGTAGGTCCGCTAGGTATAGGTCCAACAACATCAATATAATCAATTGTTAATTGTGATGATTCTGTAGGTACATATATCAACGTTACTATATCATCAACAACAGTTGCTGCGCTTAATGTGATTACATTTGCGCTGTATATGTAATCGTAATCTTTGGCTAAAGTTAAACCATTTAATGTTACAACAAAATCGCCACTTGGATTATTAGGTAATAATATTTGAGTTGTATTAGGTTCTGGTAATATTACTGATTGGTATAATGAGTTAACTGGGATTCCTTGACCAGCTGTGAATAATGTAGGTGTTGCTGCTGATGTCATTGCTAAGAAGTAATAATCAACATCACCATTGTAAATGCTATATTCATTTCCGAATAAATAAAATGATGTGTCTATTTTTTTACCTAACCTTCTTAAATAATCAGTGCATGCACTATATTCAAAAAATCCTTTAACTAAGTATTCACCGTCTAATGTTAGTCCACTAGTTGGTATATATTGTGTTGTTGTATTTGTCGCACTAAAAGCTGAATAACTAATAATGTTTGATGAAAATATCGGTGTCGTTGTAAACCCAGTAAAAACATCTTCGTATTTATATATTGAAAATTTAAATGTAGCTTCTGTATCAATAAATGTTTGAGTGTTTGCTGTAAACCCAAATGATAATGGTATTGTTTGTGTTAAACTAGTAGTTACTATGTGAGTACCAGCAGACATAGTTGTTCCAGTACAATCTATTTTTGTCGCACCAGTTATGTTGAATAAAGGTGATTGAAAAATACATATATCTGAACTCATGTTGACATTATTGTCTTTTTTGTTTCTACGCCCAGAATGTTGTGTTTGTGAATATATTCTTTCTTGGTATCTCATTAGTAGCTTATTTCTATATCTTTAATTTCAACATCATATTGGTTTTTTAATCCATAAACAATAGGTGTATTAGCTCTACTAGTATATTCAATTCTAGAAAAGTCTTGTAAAAAAGCAGTTAATCCATACATGTTTATGTAATCTTCAGTTTGAATATCACAAACAACATTTTTAACCAAATTAACAGAACCATTGTATTCAGTTACAACTTCTCCAACTATATTTTTTAATAATACCAACATAACTATAAATATATTTAAATTTTAAATTTGTTAATTGTTAACAATTGATATTCCACCAGATGTTTGTGATGAGCTATTACTGTCTGTTACAGTACCTCTAAATTCAGAACCAATATCAATTCTTTTAATATATATACCGCAACATTTACTTGTTACTGGTTTTTCATCAGTTATTGTTGTAATTTCAGAACATGTGTTAAAATCATATGCTTGAACATCGCAATTTGTGTCTAATAAAAATACAATTTGTCTTTGTAACTCTTTGTTTTGGTTAAAAGCATCCATATAAGCATTCCATTCAGTATAACCACATTGGTCAAAAGTACCATTTACCAAAGAACTTTCTAAATCAGCCAACGCTTGTCTTAATGGACCTATTGGTTCGTAATCTACAAACACAAACCATTCATTGTACAAATCAATAATTTTATTTTTACAATCAGATGCTGGGAAATTAGCAATTTCTTCTAAATAATAATCGTTAAACGATTTACTATTATAGTCAATAATTGACCTAAATGTAGTAAAAACATCTTCCCATTGTGATGGAGTTGTTTTTGTCATGTTTGCACCACAAACACCAGAGTTATAAAAATCTTCTAAATCAAATAAATACATAAATTTATTATTAAATTAAATATAATTTTACCATATTGTATAATTTTCTCCATTGTTTGGTGAAAAATTCAAGTTATTATCATAAGGTAGTTCATCAAATGTGTCACCATCTATTACTGCCATCATATTTTTAACACTACACATAAATTTTTTCATCAAATTATCATAATTATTAACTTTAACTTTTAAATCTGAAATTTCAAAACTAGTACCAAAATTAACAGTTTTAGTAATAGCGCTGGCTGAGCTAGTGTATGGGTTATATATACTTATATTTACTGTTGATACTCCAGTGTAAGAATCTTCATAAGTTATCATATAATCTAAAAATTCTTCATATGTTTTACCTACAAAATCTGGATAGTTAAGTGGTGGATTTGTAAAGGCATTATAGTAATATCTATTTAAATTAATTGTACCCATTAATTCATATTTTGACACTTGCCAATCACAATAATCATACATACAATTAACCCATATTTCATTATATGTTGGTGTACATCCAGAATCTGGTCTATAATTTATTGGTGTAAAGCCGTCTATATATGCGTTACCACTAGCACTTGACGCTAAAAACCATTCCGATAATGCTTTAAGGAAAGCGTCTCTAGTAGCATCAGCTGTAGTTCCATAATCAGCAAAATCATTTGGTTTAATAAATCCAGCACAACCAACACCTACATAATTTCTACCAGTATTGTACCATGTTGTCTCATCTGAATTATATGTGTAATAATCGTATAAATCGAAAAAATACATAATTGTTTGTTTTTAAATAAATATTATCTTATATTGTATACTCTTCAAAAGTATCGTTATCTATTGCCTTCATTAACGCTTTAAGGCTACCCATATATTTTCTTAATGAATTGTTTTGGTTATAATAATATGAATCATTCCAATCATTATATTGTGGGTGTACTATTGTGAAATTAACAGTTGTACCACTATTTGTTGATGGGTCAGCTGAAAAACTACTATATGTTGTTGACCCAGTATAAGGTACATTAGCTGATGAATAATAACTACTAGGGTCATTTAATGACCCAGATTTAGCATAACTAGACCATGCATCTTTATAGCTTGTACAAGTAAAACCAATATTTACTTTATTATCAATACACGCACTTCTCCATTTTTTTTCAGTGAATGACACTTGATTAACGTATTTACGCCAATCTATATTATATTGTAACCAATTTGGTAATAACTGATTATAATAAATGTCTCTAGCTAAAGTATTTGTTGAATTACCAATATTAACTGTTGTTGCTGTAAACCATTGATGAACCGCAAAAATGTGTGCAACTCTAGTCGCCCCAGCAGTAGTAACTAGGTCTTCAAATGATGAACCGTACATACCTCTACCACAATAGTTAATACCACCACCACCTTTACCAGCTTTTGCGTCAGCGTCAAAGGCTGCTCTAGTTGTTGTTGCGTAATCTTCTATGTCAAAAAAATACATATTTAAAAATTTTTAATTAATATATTATTGTTGTTGCAGTAAAGCCAGATAATGTATGAGTACTTGCTGTTATTGAATATTTAGGTGGTAAATTAACACCGTTGGTTGCTATTAACTCTGGTATTGTATTAACGGTGTAACCAGAAACATTGCTTAATTGCCAGTTTCTAGTCATATCACTAATAAAATATTCACTAGCCCATAACATTGGTTTTATCGATAAAACCATGTTTCTTTTTTTATCCATTGAATCTTGTTTTTGTAGTCTTCTTTGGATGAAAATTTGGTCTTCAATAAAATCATGTAATGCAGTGCTCCAACTGTTTAATATTGGGTCCCATGCGTAACCTACATGTGAAGTAGGTGTTCCAACCATAATTAAATCACCTTTACTAGCTGTTGTTGGTAATTCACTAACCGTTGATACCGCACTTAAATATTTTACATCACTAACACCACTTAATAAACTACTTAATGGGACACCATGTGTTGGGTAATTAACTGTATTCCATTCTGTATAAGCTGATGCTCTAGACCACCATGTATATTTAATACGTCTCATAGTGCCACTACTGTAATATTTACTAAGATTGGTAATAGGTTGTATTGGTTGATTATAATTAACTGATGGGAAATCTGATTTTTTAAACCCTAAATATAAACCATCAACTATATCGTTTATATTTTGTTCTTGTTCATTTACATAAGTTATATATTCTAAAGTTGTATCTCCAAAATCACCAGAACCGTTTGGTCCTTTATTTGGTCTTAATGTATCTATAGAAGAGAAATCACATGACGTTCCAGTATAATATAATAAATCCATATCTGAACCGCTTGGCATGTTATTTAGACTATCCATTAAATCTAAATTCCTAAAGTTTATATACGGTTGTATTTCAGCATCATTACAATTTGGTTCTTCTACATATTTAAATGGTCCACAGAATGAATCTAGTGTACATTCATATGGTTCAATTTTATATGGACATGGTAATACTGAACCTTTACTTTCAATAATTTCTTTACCAGTTACGATTGGCGCATTTTGTAAAACCCATTTTTTAATGGGGTGAAGTAATAAATAATTATTAGCCCATGTAAATGGTTTCATTGCTAAGAATAATTCATTTTTAGCTTTTAAAAATGCGTTTTCTTTTTCTCTAGCTTCACCTAAAATATCATCATTGATATAAGTATATAATGTTGTTGACCATTCATTTGTTCTTGGGTCCCATGCGTAACCTACATGTGAAGTAGGTGTTCCGACCATAATTAAATCACCAGCATTACCAACAGTTGGTAATTCAGCAGCAGTTTTAACAGATTTGATATATCTGACATCATCAGTGTATGCTGATAAAACAAACCCAATACCTCCATACCATGAAGAACTTGTTATCGCTTTAGGTCTTCGGTAACCTCTTACTTTTCTTGGTTTACCTTTATAGAAGAAATTATTAGGGAAACTAAATGATGTGCTAGTTGCTGTATATTTTAAGATTAAATTGATATCTGGATAATGTTGGATTAAATCATCATTACAAAACCCTAATACATTTAATTCATTATATTCCAATGCTTGTCGTTGGAACGAATTAAATTGGGAACTAGCTATACCTAGTAAATCTAACGTAGCTTCTGTATCATGACTATCAATTACAGTTTGTAAAGAAGTGTAATCACATTCACCACATGTACTAGAAACAAATGAACTTAATTCTTTATCCGTAGGCATTGTATATGGGTCATCCATAAAATCTATTAAAGTTATACTAAAATAATCGTTACAATTACCGCCTTCGCAACCACCACAAGTTGAATAGAATTTTTGTATTTGGTCAAATACACAATCATTTAAGAAGTCCCATGATGTATTGCTTGGGTGTTCAAAACCATTTATACAAGTTTCTAAATTACCAGTCTTGTATTGGAATTTTTGTTGGTCAAATAATGTATTACCATAAATGATAGTATTACCCCATATTGTTGTCGATGGGATAACTTGTTCAACAACATCAGTCCAATAATTACCGACCATGTCTGTTAAACTTCTCATTTTGTCATATGTATAAGCTAAACTTACGTTTGTCGTATACAAAGATGACTGTAAGTATTTGTCATAGAAAGCTCTTAACGTTGCGTATTTAGAAATTGTTTTTCTATTCTTAACGTCAATCATTTCAGTTGATACAATTTCTTTGAAATTAACATCACTTGGAATGTTTGTTAATTTAGTTGATGTTAATGAACTATAACTTATACAATCTGTTCCACAACCACACGAATCAGTTTTTACTATAGTAGTACCAGTTGCCGCTGAAATAACACTTCTGCCAATAGATGTACAAACTGGTGTTCCACCACTACAGTTATTTAGTGAATAACCATCTGGACATGAATAACCATTTGTCACACTCAATAAAAATTCACTACCAATCATTTGTTTAGTTGAGAAAATCAAACCAGTTGTTCCAGTTGACGTTGAAGCTGTTAGGTCTTCTAAACTGTTTGGGTCATAAATTTCAGCAACAAATGCTGCTTGGCTACCAGCATTATACCCTTCCATTTCAATAATTGTAGGACCAGAAGGGATGCTAATTGGGAATACATGTAAATAATTAAAGTTTCTACCATCTGTAACTGTAAAACTAACAATTAATTCACCGTTTATTTTAAATCTAAGCCAGTTATCTGAAGCTAACCCTAAATAATATGTTTTAGGTTCTGGAATGTCAATACAAACAGTAAAACCTATCCATTTAAATTCTGGATAGTTTGTACCCCCACCACTTGGATTTGGTAAATACGTACCCCAAACACCAGCATCATTTAATCTACCATCGGAATAATTCATAGCATCATTCGCCCAAAATGTATTTCCAGAACTAACTGTTTTCTGTATTGGTATTGGCACACTGCTTGAATCCACAACAGTACCAGAAGGTAAAGTTATTGGGAAAGTATAATTATCAATGTTGCCATAAAATCTAGCACCTAAATTGTTATATGATGTGAATTTTTGACCAGTATAAGCGGTAAACATTGTTCCACTGTATGTTGCAGCAATTGTTGATGATGAATAACAACTATCATTTGATGGTGATTGTGTATACCCATTAGGACAACTAAATGTTACACTAGTTGAATTTACACATAATGCGCTATAAACGTTTAAAATATCATTATTATCGTTAACATAACACCACACATCAGTTTCAATTGCTGATGCAATATTCATGTTTAAATCAATCTCTTTAGTGTTGATTACTAATCTTTCATCTAACACACCATAATCAGTGTTCCTAATAGTTGTACCACCAGTTGCATTTGAGATTACAAATTCTCTGTTAACATATGATGTGTTGCTATTCCATGACTTTTTATTATCAACTATTTTTGTTAAATTAAAACCTGGAGATTTAGTCAATGTAACAGCACCTTCAGTACCGTTAACACATTCTTTGTTAAGTTTAATATCATCTAACATCACACAAATATCACTACATGTATTATTTACTTTAAGTGATATTTTAATTTTTTTGTTAGCGATTGTTTCTAATATATTAGTGTCAGTAATTACTTCACTATATTTTAACCATTGTGATGAAAAAACTTTTGGTGATAATGAAGCTTTAAACGTTTCTATTTCAGTAAAATCATAACCAGACTGGTTGTATAAGCCTCTACCTAACATATCTTTAGTAAATCTACATGAAGAAACGTTACAAACATCACCCATAGTTATTCTACCAGTACATTCAAATAAATAAAATCCTAATGGCGCTGATGGCCCATAAAACTCATCTTTTCTATAAATGATTGAATAACATTCATTAGCGTCAGCCCAAACCAATTCTTCTTGATTTGGTGTACCACAGATATAGAAACCACTACTATCTTGTTTTTCTAATAGATAATCGTATAAGTTACCAGAACCTATGCTAGGGAATAATTCTTGTTCAAGTACCGTTGTTAATGAACCATCTGATTCAACTACATCTAAAACAAAACTAACATCTAGTGTTTCTAAAGCATCAAGAATTGTTTTACATGATGTTTGTGTTACTGGTTGATTTAACAAAGATGTTAATTGAGCATTTAAACGTGCTATTTCAGCATTACAGTTTGTTTGTTCTTTAACTTTAGCGTCAATTTGATTTTTAATATTTGTTTTAGTACCAAATGGTGTTGTACATTCAGTTAAATAAATAGCACCATTTGTTTCTTGTAATTTGTATAATGTAGCAACTTGTTCACATGTATATGACGTTGGGTCACCGTTGATAAATTTTTGATAATTTACATAACCTATTATTCTATTCCATTCAGTTAAACCATCTGGTTCTGTAATACAAAATATTGTTTTAGTTGCTACATCATTAAATTCATAAAACGCAAAAGGTGATATGTTTGTTATGTCACCAAATCCAGTATTATTAAAATTGTTTGTTGAAACAATTCTAGTTGGTGTAATTGGGTTTACATAAGGTTTATTTGTGTAATTATACGTTGTGTTTCTAGTATAAGGGTCATTATACCAAATAATTCTTGGTTCCCAGTCTGGTAAATATGGTGAAGGTATATATCCAGTTTCAACATCTGGATAAGATGGTGTTCTTGTTGTTGTTGTTGTTGTACCATTTGTAGTTGATGTACCACCAGCACCAGTTGTAGTTGTCGTAGTTGTTGGTGTTGTAGGTGCTTGAGCACATAAAGGAAAAATAGATTTAGTAAATACATTACCTTTTGAATCTCTGATTGCAAACCAATTATCAATACCTAAATAACATGAAATTATATTATTATCTGTGTAGTTTACCCAACTAGTATTTGCTAAAGCAGCTGCTTGATTTTTATATGCAAATGTCCCTTGTATTTGATACGGTGGATATCCACCAGTAATATTAGAAATAGAAGCTGTTATACCTATTCTAGATGAATCATTACAATTATATGCTATATCAAAGTCTAATGGTATTACCGCAGTTCTAGGTGTTAAAAGTGAAGCAAAATTTGTACATTCTACTGAATAAGCTGTGTTTCTATACTTATTATTTAAAGTATCAATTTCTTGTGTGATTGCTTCACATTTAACTTGTTGTTGCGCTATTTGTTGTCTTAAAATGTTTATCTCAGAAGTTGAATCTTCTTGACCATTCATTGCAATTTCACCTAATTTAGCACAATCATATTTAAATAAATAATCAAATTCAATATTTAATACGCAATCAGTATCATCTTTACCAACATTAAAAATGCTACCATCATTTCCGTTAGGGTTAAGTACTATTTTAAAAGTTGTTGCACATGAATCAGAAGGGGTAGCAATTGGTTTAACTCTACATGTTTGTGTATTATCATCCCAAAATGCTGTAGTTCCAGCTGGTAAATTAAAATAACTTTTACCAGTCATATCAACACTCAATTTTTCAATTGTAGGTACAATAAATTGAGTAAATTGTTTTTCACAACAATATTTACCTAAATAATTTGTTGAATAATTAAGAATTTTTATTGAACCTCTAGTATATGACGGTTCAATAAAAATTTGAATCTCACCTTCTGGTGTTATATCGATTACTTCATGTTTAAATGTTAATCCATCATAGGTATTATTTGCTAAATAATAGTTATATTGTTGAGTAGTGAAATTTTCTGCTACATTTTTAAATAACGTATCACGATTAGCTCTACATGTAGAAACGCCATCTTCTCTATCGTAACCTCTATATTGTAATATCGGTGATTCTAAACCAAATAAATACCCCATACCTTAATTAATTTTATCTTCTGTTTAATGGGTCGCAACAACCTATTGTATTTTCTATTTTATCTTTTATATAATTATATATATACCCTTCTAATCCTAAATTTAAATCTGCAATACCAGCATTAGTTAATTGACAACCAAACCCTTTAATGTTTGTGTAAGGGTCAGTTATTTGTGTTGGTATGGTATAATATGAAGGGCAATGACTCCCATCTGGTGTTACTAAAGCGTACCTACCATCACCATAAAAAGTTTTAAAAGTTAAATATTTGTTATTAGAACCAGCTGGAACTGTAGTTGGTTGTAAGATATCACCAGCAGTTATATTTCCATTATTATCAAAAAAATATTCTCTTATAGTCCATTTACACGCTGCTGTACATCCACATTTATTACTTCCACAACAAATATTACCACTAGTAAACATATTAATAGCATCTGGTGTGTTTAACCCTTCTTGGAGTTGACTCTCAAAGAAAAACGATGTACCACCAAAAGATTTACAACATTCTTTATCTATAAAAATACTTTCATACTCACTAGCTGTGTTATTTTTAATTGGAACCCCTTTTGCATCTTTTTCATATAATTTAAACACATAAATACCAGTTGTTTCATCTAATGTTTTGCTTATTAAATTATCACATGGTAACTTACTTGAAATAGATTTATTAACACAAACTCTTAATATATCATCATCACCGTCACATGGACAACCACAAACACTTAATGTTTGTGTTGGCATTGGGTCTGGAATTACATCAGCTGTATAAACATAACACTTATCTAATTCATGTCCCATATCATCAACTACATCAATGTATGTTTGACCATTATAACCATTAATAACACCTAAATTGTAATTTGTAAATAGATTACTAGAATTAATTACTTGTGCGCTAGTAGTGACTGTTACTGTTGAAAAATTAGGTATAAGCGTTCTAAATTGGTTAATATACATAGAACCACCATCATAAGGACCTACGTGAGGATTATTACCTAATAATATATCAATATCGGCCATTTGACCGCCAGTTTGTCTATACCATAAACCATAATTTTGGAAGTACATATCCTCAGTATTTGGTAATGGTTTTGGGTAACCGTCAGAATCGACTGGATATAAAGTTAAATCCGTATCTAATCCATTAGCATCTAACGTTTCAATAAATAAATCAATATCTATCGGTCCATCAGCTACGTAAATATGTTCATTAAAAGTTATTAACCCATTAGGTATACCTAAAAATTTTAATAAGAACTCAACAGATTTTCTAGCACCTTTTGATTTCCAAATCCATGGTGAATTTAAAATTAATCTTCTCCATAATTCAATATCAACCTCAACTGGTGTCATACCTACTGATTGACCTTTATAGCTAGATTTCTCACTTTTTGTGAAAGTTTCTAATAAATCATCACCTAAAACCGAAGTTATTAATTCCCAACCTAAAACTCTTGCCAAATCTTTTAAATATTTGTCTGGCATGTTGTTCTTTTTGTTGTATGTAACGACATGTGCAAAAGAAATACCTTTAATATATTTGTTTATGTCGTCAAACATCCTACCATAGATATTTAACGTTTTTGTTACTTTTTGTCCAGTAGTAGTGTCTTGGTGTAATTCATCTAAATGTACTGGTAATGTATCAAAACTAGATATTGATTCAGACACCAAAAATCTAGCCATTAAGTTAGTTTCAACAGCGTCAAATTTGTTGACCATGTCTAATATTTCAGTTACATAGTCTTCATAATCGTTGCTATTAAATTCTAAATTGTAACCATCTTTTACTGGCCATGTTAGTGTTTTAGTTCTAGTTATTAATTGACCAGTTTCTGTTTTTTCTGGATATTCAAAACTTGTTGTATATTTTGGTATTGTCGTTAAATTTAGCAAATCTTTTTTCAACCCATCTAATGTGTTAAAAAATAGATTTGTTACTGATGTTTTTGGTTTAATATGATACGTGATTGTTTGATATATAGTACCATTAGAAAAAGGGTCTCCAACAACTGTTAAATAAATATAATCATCAACAACATCGCTAGCACCAATAAAATCAATTATGTTATATTCAACGTCATTAACAAAAACACAATATTCTAAAAAATTAATAACTAAATCTCTAAGTTGATTTACTTCATTGAAAGTGTTAAGTAAAGTTCCAGTTTCAACATAATTAATGTCAAATTTGTTAATAAGAGCATTTGTACTTACTTTAAATGTTGATAAGTTTGTTAAAACATCATACGAATAGTCTTCATATGTATTAGTGACAATACTATTAGATGGATTAATCGCATTAACATATAATGATGCTGGCCAATTGATAATGATATCTTCTAACGTAACTCTAAAGTATTCACTCATTGAACCAAACAATGCATGGTTTTTAAGATTTGTTGAATCTAATCTTAAAACAGTTTTTGCGTTTGCTTTAACTAATTGTTGAAATTGAGCTTCATTCGCAGTTAATTCATCAATAGTGTAAAACTTTGAAAAATTATTAGTAATATACTGTTTGTCTACTTTAGGGTCTAAATTTGTTGTCACGCTAAAGTTACCCATAGTGAATAAAACGTTACCACCATTGTTGGTTAACTGTAAACCAACTAGGTCTGGACTATATTCAGAGTATTCTATATTTCTATTGTATATTGTTTTTTTAGAATACCCAGGTACTTTAATCTTTTTAGCCATTTATCAATTTAATTTTTAAATAGTTGTAATATTTGAAAATGCTTTTGAAAAATCAATAACATTTCTTTGTTCTCTAACTTCAAACAATTGTTTACCAGAAAACTGGTCTTTAATTTCATACAAGCTGTATTGTTTATAAATATTGTTACTAAAGTTATATATTGTATAAATACCATCTTCAATACTTTTTGTTTGATTTCCATACAATGCATATGCTAAAGTTTCAAAATCGTGTTCAACCATTTCAACTTCAAGCATTATTGGATTGAAAAATGTATTTGTAATAATAACTTGTTGATTGGGTTGTCCGATAAATGGCGTAGCGTTAGGTTTAACGTTAGGTGCTGACGAAGGAGTCAACGTACAAAAAATTAAACTAGAATTATCATTTAAACGATATCTAATAGCCTTTTGACTAGAGTTAGTTAAGTTTTGATTAACTGGTTCTGCTCTGTTGTTAGAAGTTATTATTCTATAAAAATTATTTATTTTAGCATCAGTTGTTGATGTAGATGAATTTAAATATTCAATTCTATAACCAGTTAACCCATTATTCTCAAATTTATTTGCAAATTCAGTAGGTACGCTAGCAATATCAAATAAAATACCTTTAATATCTGGGTATGCCGATAAAACACCAACGTCAACAATTTTAACTCTGATTTCAGCTGGTCTGATAACAATAGTATAAAAACCTTTTGCTGAAAAATCAGAAACTGGTAATTTTAATGTATATACACCACCAAATATTTCAAATGTTGTTACATTTGATAATGATTTATTAGGGTTATCAACTTTTTGTAAAACATCAACTGAATTTAATTTAGTGAATGTAGGGTCATCATTTTTATCTCTAGTTGGGGTAAAATGATAAAATATTTCAACATCTTCTGGTGAAATATCCGCTGGTCTTATTGTTCCGTATGTTCCAGTAGCCATATTACTTTTTTATTTGTTTTATTTTAGCAACCATCATATCAATTTCATAATTTGATAGTTTATTTATTTCTTTTAAAGGTAATAACAAATGGTATGAAAGTAACCACTTATTATTATATTCTTTTTCTTTTTCTGTCATATTTTTATTGTCTTGTTACATTAAAATAACCACCGTTATAAGTTGCAATGTCCCCTAATGTTTTAACTTCTGCCAATCTTAAATGGTTTTCAAAAACATTATTAACACCTCTTTCTATAAATACATCGTCATATACTTCTGGGACAGAAATCATACCTAATAAATATTCTTCTTTTGTTAACCCACTTAATGAAATGTTAGTTCCGTTGAAACCTTCACCAATAAAATTAACAACTGTTAATGGTGTTACTTTTATAACGCTATCAATAATTGTTGTTGTGGTTCTACCAGTATATTCAACATATCTTAACCCAGTTGTTTGATTATCAGTACCTAAATTACCGTCATTAATAGTGTCAAACACATAAACTTTTGGTTCTCCATATGATTTAATTCTATCAACACCTATTATTTGGTCTCCTTTATAATTTGTATATGTTTCTTTATTTACATCAAAATTAGTTCTATATGGTAAATTTCTATTATATGATTTTAAATCTTCTAATTTACTATCTGTAGAACCAGTAACTACAGCGTTGGCATAATTATAATAATCTTTTTCAGCGTTTGTAGGATATCTTAAAACATATGATAAATTATATGGTGTGTTTAGATTAGTAAAAATAGGGTTAGGAACGTTTTTCATAAACGGAAACGTTATATTTAACTTACTTAATTTATTTGTTAAAATAGTATAATCAACTGCTGAATTAGCTTTATCATATGTTATAAAGTCAATATCTGTATATAAACCCATATCATCCATTGTTTGCGTCAATAAAACTTTAATATAAAATGTATCGGCCGTCATAGCACCCCAACTTTTAGATTTGTCAGCTCTATCAGTATAGTCTTCTAAATTTATCGTTCTTTTAATAATTTCCATTACAATGCATTTATTTGATATAAGTTAACAATGACAGTTTCATTGTTGTAAGTTACATTATTGTTAGGTAAACTTAAACCATTTCCTTGGTATGTTGAATCTATATAATAATTAAACCCAGTTGTTGTTCTGATAATTTTATATTTTGTATATAATTCTTTAACTAATTTATCAATATATTGTGGAGCGTTTTTAGTCATCATGTTTAAAACTTTACCAGTTTTAGCATTTTTAAAAACAGCTTTCATATATATATCTTTTGTTTGATTAATAGCTAATTGATTTTTAAAATCATATATATAATAACCAGTTGAAATAGTGTTTTTACCTACAAATGGGTTTGTTAAAATAAATTTAACTTGTATTTGATTAGCTGGTTTAACTTTACCGTTACTATCAAAGTCAATACTGTTTAAAACACAATTAATATTTATTTTATTAACCAATCTTTGTGTTAGTGGGTTGTCTGTATCATAAAATAATAAATCAACTGAACTATATATAAAATTATTTTTTCTATTAGCTAATTCTTCGTTAGTGAAACCTATGTCACTATAAAAAGAAGAATACGTATTAGAATTATTTAAAAAATTTAAATTATATATAACTGTATTTATTTGAGACCCACTAGTATTGACTGGTGAAAATCTAGTTTTTTCGTAATCAACAATTGGGTTGATGGAAGCTTCAACTTGCTCTTTAACAAACACATCTTCAATTAATTCATAATTATCAGCTACTTGAAAGTCTGTTTGAAAAGGAACTGGTAAATAAATAAAATCAGAACCTAAATTCTTGCTGTTTATTGTAAATTTTTTAACATACATCTTCTGTTGGTGTAATATTATATTTATCTGTTATTCTATTACCTAAATAGTCTGATGGAAATTTTGACCAATATAATTTCCATATACCAAATGGGTCTTGTCTTTTAACTTTAAACATATAATTGTTATACAAATAATGAGCGCCATTTAAGAATGGATAATCAATAGCTGTTTCATCACTATCATTTTGACCAATATCTAACATGTCTCTCCATATAATTCTACCATCACCTAAATTTGTCGCATAACTTGGGATATCTGTGGTAAATTCATCACCTTGTTCTACATAATTAGAAAATACTCTAATTACAGATTGATAATGAGCTCTATAATAATATCCTTCGTGTCTAGGTCCTAAATTAATTGTAACTGTTGGTTGTCCAGATGTTTTTGTAGTCCTTTCACTTATATAATTTAATGTTGATGGAGTTTCTCTATTCAACGTGTTAAATCTATAAAAAACTTCTTCTAATTTAGTTTCATTTAATGTTTTTTTGTTGTATTCAACTAAATCACCATAAAAGTCATTGTTACCTTGTATAGAATTGTTGTTATCTATCTGTACAGTCGTTTCTAACGGCTTAAAAGATGTAAAAGGTGTGTTAACCCCATTGTGAATTTTTTGTATCACTGGGACGTTTAAAATGTGTTGTGGAATATTGTTTAAATCATAAACTGAAAAATAAGGTAATTCTAACCCAGATGAAACTCTAGAAAATAAATTATTACTACTAGTTTTGATTATTGTTAAGTATAGTTCGCTTAATGGTCTACCTAAATTATCTTTTAAATTTGTAACGTCAATATCTTCGTTAAAAATAAATTGTTGTAATTTATCGTTAAATAAGTTTTGTGAAAAACTTGCGTTATAGATATCGTAGTCATCTGTTTCAATTGTGATTGTTGATTTGGTTTTTATCTTTTTAAATTTTCTAAAATAATAAATACATTCTTCATCATCTATCATTTTTTTCATTCTAGAATTTGCTGTTAAAATACCAGTTGTAGGTATATCTAATACAAAACAATAATCTTTTAGTTGATTTGCTGAGTCACCTAGTGAATAGATTTCGTAATCACCGTTAAACCCATTTGTACCTACTAATCTAACCGTATCGCCAATATTTAAATTATGACGACATGGGATTTTAAAAACTGTCATTTGTTTATCAGATATAGTCACAGATTCAATATCAACAATTAATAACCCTCCAGAAACCATAGAATGTTTATCATCTATAGAACTAGGATAAGTAATTGTTAATTCCCAATTTTTAACGCTTTTTAAATTGTTGGTGTTATGGAATGGGTTATAATCTGGTAAAAAACTAAATCTATTCCTAGTTGGTTCCATGTCATAATATTTACAATTTTCAGTTACGTCAGAACTATAATAACCAAACCAACCATCTCTTTCGGTTAAAAAATTATCTATAGCTGTAGGATATGTGTTATCGTTACTATCAGCATTATTATTATCTTTTGGATAAGATAAATCTAAAAAATCTGACATAGAGTTAAACCCAGCCAATGTGAATTTATCTGATTTTAACGAATCAGATAAATTAAATAATACATTTGATATAAAAGGGTTTATAGTACCTAAAATCCTATACGATTTACTACCTTGTCTTTCTTTATTAAACTGGTCATCAACATCAACTATTTTGTAAATTTCATTATTTGGTATTAATCTACTAGTGTTTTGTAAATTAACTTTAACAAAATTATCAACGTTAACAGATTCCTTTGACGTTTGACTATTTAACCTTTGTCTTATTCTATCATCACTCATAATTAACCATTTATTACTATTGAACAACCTACACTATCAGTAACTGTATCACTTACTGTTGAAGGTGAAGGGCATGATGCACCAGTACCAGCAGCATATGTTGTATTTAAATTATATGGTGTTGCTGTTAATGAACCAATACCACCATTAGCCGACACTTTAAATTCACAAGTTTGTATATTATTAGGTGTTGTTGTTGTTCTAGTTATTGTACCGTTTAATTCAACAGCTGGTACTGTTAAGTTAAGTTCTTTGGTAGTCTCACAACCAACTTTATCTATTAATGTTAAATTTATTTTAACATTTGTTCCAGTGAATGACGAACCTAAACTTTCAATATACGTGTAAGTTTGTTGAACATTATTTATTGTAACAGTTTTTTCTGCACCATTATTTATTTTGTATTTTAAAGTATATGGTAATCTTTGTGTGTATGGCACTAAAGATGCGTCAATATGTGATATACCAAAATTAAAAGTAACTGTTTGTCTACTACATTGTTTTGTGTTATTTCTATCTTTAATTTCCAATGCAACATTAGGTAATTCTATTTCACTCTTATTAAGTTTTACCCATGAATTACCATCTTGAAGACATCTTAACTTAGTATCAGTAAAATATTGATTTGTCAAATAAACATTCATTTTAGAGTTACTTGCTAATTCTGATTTAGGAATTTCAAAATACGTTTGTTGGTTATTAACATACGGTATTGTTACTACTTTATCTTTACCACCAATTTCATAAACAATATAAACATTATTGTTTATTACACCACTTGCTATATCTATAGGTATTATATATTTATTTGGGTCACATTGTTTAGCTAATAAAGCAGCTGAAGGTTTTGTAGCTTTTAATTCTGGTGTTAAATGTTTAATAATCACAGAAATTGATGATGTAGTATTTACAGCATCAGTCACTGTTATATTATATTGACCAGCAAGTAATTCAATTAATTTAACATTAGAGCCATTAACGCTTACTTCTTGTTTGGTATAATTATTTGGTCCAGTTATATCGTATTTGTAAGGTACTTTACCACCATTAACTGTTATTATAATACCTTCTGTAACTGATGTTCTACCGCCAAAACATTGAATGTCAACGTGAGATTCAGTAATGACCAAAGGTGTTGGTCCTATAATTATTAAGTCTTTAATCTCTACAGTAGTATTGCAAGAATCTTTAACTACTAATTTATAACCACTACCTTTACTATCTGACACTAAATTTCCAATTTCAAAAGGTATTTGTGTTACTGTAACCGAACCAGAAGTTATTGATTTACCATCGCTATTGAATAATTGATAAGTATATCCACCACAACCACCATTAACACCAGTTATTGTTATAATACCATCACCAACTGTTGCGTTTGTAGCATTTTTAGTTACACTAGCTGACGCTGATAATTTAGGTGGACCAGCAATCGTTGTTGATTGTTTAGTTGAATTACCATTTTTATCAACAACTGTTATTGTATAAGTACCGACAGCTAAATTTGGTACTGATATATTAGTATTACTAGAATTAATTGTACCACTTTTATTATAAGCATTTGGTCCACTAATAATATAAGTATATGGTGCAGTACCGTATAGTACACTAAATGTGATTGAACCAGTTGGGTTGGTGATTGACGCACCAACAGATGCTGCTTTAATAGTTAAAGTTTCTGTTATAGTTCTTGGACAGATACCAAAATATCTTTGATTTAATTTTTCAATTGCAGTTGCACCTGGCATTAAACCAAAATAGAAAAAATATGAATGTTTAGGTTGTGTAAAAATATTTTCACCACCATAACCTCTAAATTTTGCATATTCGACACCATTATCAGTACTACTATTAAAATTGTATGTAGGTTTACCGTATTTACCGTTTTGGTTTATTATGTTAAAATTAGTATTATGTGGTACTAAAGGGAATTTATATTTAGGTGCTGATGGTTTTAAATAAGTCAAATCTTTATTTAAATCATAAAACACATTTCTAAAATAAATACCAGTATCATCATCCATTGTTGTGTGATTTAACCAACCATTAGGTTTTACTGTAACACCGTTTACTTCTATCGCATCATCTGTTGTTACTCCATATTCACATATATGTCTAACATTTAAACATTGTCTATAATCCATCACAATACCTAGACAGTTAATGTCAAAAAATAAACCTAGTAATTCATCACCTTGTTCAACCATACCAGTTGATTCAACAGAAGTTTTATCATCTGGGTTTTCAAATTCAGCTGTTAGTGGTGGTAATTTATATGTTGTTGTTTGTAATAATCTATAAATACTAGGCATACCTTGCCAGTCACATGTCTCTGTTGAACCTAGTAATACTATATCGGTAGCAAAAAGTTTATATTTAACATCATGCATACTTGCTGCATAATATAACACATCATCAACTTTTGTATCTTTAAAGAAAATTTCAACATTCTTAACTACACCATCTGCTATCCCACCACTATCAAATGTTTTATCTTCTGAACCATTCCATCTTAGAAAATCGGTTGGGTCACCATTATAGCATGAATCTAATAAATAATTAGTATAACATGAATTATCTCTGTTACCATCTTTATCAGTGTCAACACCGCTATCCGCTCCACGACCTTTAAAATCTTCACAATCATATTCACAGAATTTAGTTTTACCTTTTCTTTTTTTCTTGAATTTAACTATAAATGCATATAAAGAACCATTAACCCAATCATTATAAAAATCAAATCTAAAAACGTTTAAAGCTTCAGCTAATTGAGATTGTAAACAATCATCTGCACCAGCAAAAACATCGTCCCATGAATTAACTCCATCACCTGGATAAAACACAGTTTTTTTACCTTGATTATCTTGTTGTAACACTTCTAACCCCTTACCGAAATAACAACCTGGGGCGTATGTGTCACCTTCTGATGATGGACATTGTATTGAAAGACAAGGTATATATGGTAGTATATTACTACAGTCACAACAAGTATTTTTTGGAGGGTCACCTTTATCCGCAATACAGTAATCACATTTATTAACATCTAATAACCAAGTAGGGAAAGCACCTAATATTACACCAATACCAAATATAATAACACAAATAACAGCTAAAATAGCGTTAAGTATACGCATTACTAAGTTTAATATAGGTATTAAAACTGAGTTTACAGCAACTATGATACTTAACATAATTGTTAATAAAATACATAAAAATCCATATAAAGGGTCCCCAGATGAATCTACTCTATTATATGGGAATGGGTTTTTATCTCCAGTACAAGCATTCACATCTTTAATACCGACAAAGTTTCTAACGTTAAGTTTTGACGCTTGATATCTAGAAATTAAAGAACTTACTGTGTATATTTTATTCCAATATAATGACCTAAAACTAGTTGGTTTGGTATTTGTACCAAACTCATAATCAATTTCAGCTTCAGTTTCTGGATTGTTTGGAACTAGGAATTTAGCTCTGGCTCTTTTATCTAAATCACCAGCTGGATTCATACCTATTCTGAACCTAACGTTTGCTCTAGTTGCAATACCTATACTAGGGTTATCCGATGGGACTAATTGACCAAATTCGTCTGTAACTACATAATCTAAGTTCATCGGTATTTGATAAGCCCAAGTTCCATCTTCATCAATTAGTTCACCACCATCCACATCAAATTGTTCTATATTACCATCTGATGTTTCTCGTATCATTTCTATTCTACCAGTAGTTGTTATTTGGTCACATAATGTACCCATAGCTCTTCTTGGTCTACATCTTTTACTTACACCATCAGTGTCTGAATCACTAAAAATAGAACCAATAAAAATAGCGTTTGATTTAATATTCAAATTCATATCTAAATCAACTCTAGTAATTCCAATTTCACATGTTTCAGTATCACCCCAAAATGGTTGTACGTTAACACTAGTATTTAATGATTTAACTTGTACAAGACTATCTAAATTTTTACTATATTTAAACTTTTGGTTTGAATCAAAGAATTTTTCTGGCGTTCCAGCGGCAATTAAATCATAAGGTTTTTGAGATGCCATACCAATATCTGAAATATCAACATCAGCATGTATCGTATGTGTTCCTACTGGTACACCAAATAACATAAAATCACCAGACGCATTTGTTGTTGCTGTAAATTTATAATATTTTGTAAAGATATACTCTAATTCTGGATTGTCTAAAATTTCCCTTTTACTAGGCATTGTACCTACTGGTGTATAACAAGGGTCATTTTTTTCATTATATTTAGGGAATAAGTTGTATCTTATACCATCTAAATCTTTATCATTAACTATTTCGTAAGGGTATAGTGATTTAATTAATGGGTTTTCTTTATCTATATCGTCTATAGGTATAAAAATACTTACTTTAGCGTTTGGTACCCCAAATCCATTGTTTACTATAACACGACCTATAACAACACCATAATCAGAGCAAAAATTTCTATAAGCTTCTTCTTGCGTGATTTTTAAACTAAGTGTTTCTAAATAATCAAACTCTTGGTCTATTTTTACTTTTAAATAGTTATCACCACCATTAGGTGTTGTCCTTATTCTAATAGTTTTTGACATATATAACTTTTATCCTATTGTTGATTTTAATTTATTAACTGGGTATAAAAACTCATTATTTTCTTCAAAATCATTATCGTCATCTTCTTCTTCCTCTTCTTTTACTTCTAACGCTCTAACTTTTTGCCATCTTTTGATAGTTTTAGCTAAATTCATAACGTTAACATTTTTATCTAACACAACTGTTTTAAATAAAAATACAACAGTAACAACTAAAACTATAGGTACAATAATTAAAGATATAAAAAATCCTAACGTTCTAACACCATAATACATTACTTTATAGATTAGACTCAAACTTTTTATTTCATCATTTTGTTTAGCAACATCATTATTATTTAATTCATCTTGCTTGTTAAGCATGTTGTTTTTGTCATTTTTACAATTACATCCCATTTTTCTATATTTTTTAAAACTTATTATTTAAATTAAAAATATCATTTTTTTAAATATAAGTAAATAATTATTTAACCCTTACTCTAATATCTGTTGGGAATTTTATTTCAAACATAGATGTTGGTTCACCAAACAATGTATAATCAGCGCTAATGTCAATTAATCTAGTTTCAACATCTAAATAAGGTTGTGAAATTTCATTTAAACTATATTTGTTTTCACCAACTTTGTTGTATACTGATATGTTAGTTACGTTTAAAACCCCACCAATATTATTAATAACTTCAATCAATGGTGATAAATAAATATTATCACCCATGTCAAATTTATTAATGTCCATACATTCTTTAGTCTTATTAATAATTTCAGAAATAATTTGAGATTGTGGGACTTTTTTATCAATCATAACATCATAATCAATAGCTAAATTAATAACCCTACCATCTTTTATTTGAACATAGTCGTTTAACATTCTATAGTCTGCTAAATAGTTTGATATGTTTTCCTTTAAAGTTGTATTTGATTCGTTAGATAACCTACCATTTTGGTCTAGAGTTAAAATATAAACAGAAATTTTATTTCTATCTTCAAACACACCATTTCTGAATGGTGTTCCGAAAAGACCTGGCATTTGTGCTATTCTATTTTGGTAATCTTTTATTGTTACAGCTCTGTTTTGCGCTGCAAAATTATATTTAACCATATATCTTATTTCTTCATTTGAAGGTGCATCTTTACCTCCAATTGCTGGTAATACATTGTTTACTTTTAATGTTTTTCTAACAGTTTGATTTATGTTTGCTAAAGGACCATTAATTGTTATATCTAAAGTTCCAATATTTGTAATAGTGTTAGGTCCAACATTAGTGTCACTACCACCACCAACACGATATTTAATAAATAATGTCGTATTTGCTGTGTGTACTTCACCTAAAGACATATTGTTTATAAAATTACCTATTTGATTAACTAAAGAAGGGTCAACATTAAAGTCACATAAACTACTTATGTTTTGAGAACCAGCTCCAAAAGTTATTTTTGTGAATCCTAAATCTGTATATTCTCTAATAAATTTTTTTGTTGTTGATATCCATTTACCTGGTGTTACCGTTGTGTTTAAAGATGTTCTATTGTTATCTGTAACGAATACTTTATCTTCTGATAAAGATGGCATTTCAAACCATCTAATATTACTATTATTAAATTGAGCGTTTGAAGGTTGGCCTTGTAAATTAGTACCTGGTAACGTAATACATGATGTAACTTCTACAACGTCATTATCTGGTAAAATAATTTCTAAAAAAGGTACAACATCTTGTTGTGTAATTACTCTTTTAAATATCTTGGTAAACCCATTTGTTACCATTTCTCTTTTTGTTAGCGTGTAGTTAATTACAGTACCATTGGCATTGATGTTAGGTAATACAATTCTATTAGGAATACCGTTTTTATTAAATGGACTTGAAAAATCTACATCATAAAGTAATTCAAAAACTTTACCAGCGCCATTAAATTGTGAACCAGCTCTAATCAATGGTGCATATGACACATCAAAAGTATCACCAAATACTGGTATTGTAACACTTATATCTACAATAGTTGAGCTAGAGCGTTTGTTAGGTATGTTTAACCCAAATGTTCTAGCTAATGATAATAATGAATGTCTTTCTTGCGCATAATCAATCTGTGTTTCAGCAAACATTCTATCAGTATTATGTGATAACATATCACCAACAGCGGAGTTTAATTCTAATAACATCATACCGACAGCAGCATCATTAAAATCACTATATATTTCTGGGTAATATTGTCTAACGTAATTAACTAAGTCGTTTCTAATGTCGGCAAAGTTTCTAGAGTCGTAATTTACATTTGGCATAAAATTATATTTTAATTACTATTATATCAGTTGTATCAAAAACGCCATCAGTTATAACATATTGCATAGTTACAACAGCAGCGTAGTCACTTTCATCAGATGGTTCAATTTTTAATTCAGTAAAGGTTAATTTTGGTAAAAATTTTTTCGTTACACTTCTTATCTCTTCTAAAATTCCAGCATATGTTAATTCGTCATTTGGTTCAAAGATAAATTTTAATAAATTTGTTCCAAAATCGGGCATATATAATCTTTGACCTCTTTGAGTCAATATTAAATGTAGTAAATCAGCTTTTATTGCTTGATTTGGGTCTACATTTAAATCTAAGAAAAACCCTTTCTTACTATCCTTAAAAGGGTAGTTTATATTAACCGATTGAGCCATGTTTTATTTTTTTTAATATATTATTTATAGATAAATATAATAATTAAAAATTTTTATAAGTAAATATGGTAAATAAAAAAAAGGGACTTAATAAGCCCCTTTTTAATTATTATTTTTTGAATTTGTTAAGCTGAACATCCAAAACATTCAAATTGACTGTCTTTTGGTTTTTCAACTTGAGCTACTTGGCTACTAGCTAATTTTTTATTAGCATCCAATTTAGATTTAGTTCTAGTGTAATAAACACCAGTTTTTAAACCACCTTTCCATGCATACATAAGCGCTGACGCTATTTTAGCATATTTAGCATCTGAATGATAAACATTTAATGATTGTGATTGGTCAACATACTTGTTTCTGATAATAGACAAATCCAACAATACTCTTTGTGGTATTTCCCAAACATCTTTGTATCTTAATCTGATGTCTTCTGGTATTTCCACAATGTTTTGAATACTACCTTGATTTCCAATAACTTTATCAATCATATCTCTATCCCATAAACCTAATTCTAACAATTCATTCACTAGGTATTTGTTAACAATCAAGAATTCGCCTTGACCTACACGTCTAGTAAACAAGTTAGCAGTAACTGGTTCAAATGATTCAAATACACCTAATAAAATAGCAGACGATGCTGTTGGCATAAGTGCTAACAATAAACTATTTAACATTGGGATTGGTTCTCCTTCTGATAGAGGTGACCAACCTTCAATATAAGTTTTACCTTCTGAATATGGACTACCTTCCCACGCTGGATAATTTCTTCCTTGTTCAATAGCCAATCTCATTGATTCTTCAACAGCAGCTTTATACATTGTTTCAAAGATATCTTTGTTCCATTGTTTAGCTTCTTCAGATTCATAAGATATTTTTTTCTTAGCAAAGAAATCAGCCATACCAGCAACACCAATCGCTAACGCTCTTTGGTCTTCGCCAGCAGCTTTACTCCAATCGTCTGACCATTTATTTTTGTCTATTACCTTATTTAAAGCCTTTACAAGAACTTTTGTAGTCTTAGCAATAGTTTCTAGTGTGTCATGTTCAGATAAGTTAACAGAAGCCAGCGTACACTGCGGAGTGTATTTTGGTCTTGACGCTTGGAACACTTCAATACAAAGATTACTTTGTTTAATTATTCCAATATTTCTTTGCATGTTATTTTTGTTAGCGTTATCTTTGAACATCACATAAGGTTTACCACTTTCAACTTGTGATTTTATGATTGAGTCGAAAATAGTTTTAGGGCTAACTTTTTTACCTAAACCTAATTCAACAGCTTTGTTATATTCAGCAACAAATGCATCACCATGTAATTCATATAACGGTGTTAACCCAGCTTTTTTGATATCGTTAGGACAGAATGTATACCAATCTTCATTATTCTGTAATTTTTCCATGAATAAATCGTTAATAACAACAGATGTAAATAAATCTCTAGTTCTTAATTGTTCATCACCAATTGGTAACGTTAAATCTAAGAAATCTAATATATCTCTATGCCATACTGATAGGTATAATGCACAACTTCCAGAACGAGAACCTTGTTTATAGAATCTCATTTTAGATTGAACCATATCAGCTAATCTAATAACACCACCAGCATTACCTTTGAATGATTCAACGATACTATCTTTACTGCGTAAGTTATCAATTAATAAACCAATACCAGAACCTTCTTTAGATGCAGCTGCTATCTTTGTAAGTGTTTCTTCGATACCTTCAAATGAATCTTCATCTAAATGTGTTAGGTTACATGAAATCATACCATTTCTCTCTGGAACACCAGCGTTTGTATAAGTTGGTGTTGCAAAGTTTCCACGTTTTGACATTATTTCTTCTAACAATTCTAAACGGTCAGCTTCATTGTCATCATGTAAATAACCAGAAACACGATTATACATACATGATGGTAATTCAGTTGGCGTTTTCTTATCATCTTTCAATGAATATTTTGAAAGGAAAGTTGTTGCAGCAAAGAAATCATAAGTTAAATCAACTGGTTGTAATTCTTTACCAACTAATTTTGATTGTCTAGATAAAAGAATCCTACCCCCTAACAATGAATAGTCTGGGTGTTGGATTACTTTATCTGCTGCTTTAAAAGCGATTATTTCATCAATTTCAGTTGTTGTGATATTATCACTAATCAACGGAATAACTTCTTGAAATAAAGTATCTGAATCAACTTTAAGTCCTTTGGCTTGTGTTTTGATTCTAGTTAAAATTTTATTCGGTGTAAACGCTTGTGACGTTTTGTCTCTTTTTAATATTCTCATAATTTACATTCTTTTAAAATTCTTCATCAAACATACCATCAATAGTTGTTGGTATTTCCACTCTTGTATATTCACCTTCTCTTTTTTCAAAGAAGTTATTTTTAGAAGATAAACCAATTCTTGACATATATTCTAATGGGTTTCTTACATTAAACTCTACTGGACATCCAAAATCATTCAATACTATATCTGTAACATATTGAACATATTTAATCATGTCTTGTTTTGTCAAACCTTGTAACCCTTCTGGCATACTTTCTTCAATAAATGTTTTTTCTACTTCGTAACAACCTAAAACTATATTTCTAATTTCATCTTTTGACAATTTGTATTCGTCTTTAAGATAGTTTTTATACAATTTAAGTGCGAACTCATAGTGAAACGTTTCATCACGTAAAATCAACTCATTCATTGCAGCAAGACCAGGCATTTTGTTTCTACTTCTATACCAGAATACACCAGCAAACACACTAGCAAAGGAAATCCCTTCGACACAAGCAAACGCTAATAATCTATGAGCAAATGATGGATGATGAATCCAATTCTCAGCCCATGCTGCTTTTTTAGCTACTGCTGGGTTTGATTCCATTGAATTAAACAACGCATCTCTTTCAAGCAAATCTTTAATATAAGTTTCGATTAACAATGAATAACCATTAGCGTGTACTTGTTCAATGAAAGTTTGATGACCATAGAAATATTGTGCTTCTAATATTTCAACTTCACTTTGAAAATTGTTAGCTAAGTTTTCAATCACCAATCCATCTGAAATAGCAAAGAACGCTAAAATGTTTTTCAAATAAATTTTTTCCTCCTCTTTCAATTCATCAAATTTATCTTTTGATAAATCTGGTTCTTCAGCAACCCATGTTTGTGCCTCAGCTTTTTTATAATCTTCCCATAAATCATTATGAATTACTGGGAAGATTGAATACCTTTTCTTTAATGTTTTGTCTTTTAAATACATTATTCAATTAAATTTTAATGTTATTATTCATCTTTTGGAACATTTAACGCATTTAACACATTGTCTCTAGTTTTACTAGCATCAAACACAGCAGCAACTCTTTTAGTTTCATTAGAAGCTTTATCGCTTTTATGTTCTGTTTGAGTTTTAGGGCCGCTACTTTGACCCATATCTATTTGAATCTTACTGTTGTCAAATCTAATATTTTCAAAGATAATACCAGACTTACCAAATCTAGATTTCAAAATAGCCATAGTCGCTGTATGGTCGTTCTTTTGGTCTAATGTTTTTGCAATTGAAACTACGAAGTGAGCAATCTGCGCTTTTTTGATAGAACCACCCATTTGGTCAGCCTCAACAACATCAGCCTTGATTGAACTTCTGTTACCTTGGATTGCTGTCCAACCAGCGATGTCTAATTCAGCTAATAAAGCTTCAAATTGTCGCATAACGCTACCTTCACCAACATTGACATCATCAAATTTTCTAGATGGTTCGACACAGTCTATATAATCTAATAAAATCATGTCTGGGTACCAACCTTGTGCTATTAACTTTCTAACATATTGTCTAATGACTGGGATTGTAGTACCATCGCTTGAAAACTTTTTAAGTTTCAATTGACCTTTACCATTCATCATTTCATCAACCATAGTCATAAGGTCGTTTTTGTGAAACGCTAATGAGTTTAAGTCATAACCAGACCAACACGATAAATGCTTTCTTTGGATAACTTTTGGGTTATCTTCAAAGAAAATTTGTAAAACTTTCAGCCCTTGATTCATGGCTGTATTTGCAATTTTTGTAATCATAGTTGTCTTACCAACACCAAAAGGCGCTAATATTACAGCTAATTCTGTTTTAGCTAAACCACCATCCATAATTTCATCTAACCCTTTGATTCCAGTTGGGATTGGTTTTCTAAAATCTTCTTCTAAAACTGTGTCAATACTATCAAAAACGTTCATACCATCGTCTTTGTTATCACCATGCTCTAACGCTTTTCTTAATATAGCTTCACATTGGTCATAATCTTCGATGTTACCTTTACTTATGATTTTATTAATTTCAGCAATAGACTTTTTCATTTCTTGCTGTTTACAAAACTTCATAGCTATATCTTTAATCTTATAGCTATCGTTTAAATCAGCTTCTTGAATCTTTCTAAGTTGTGAAATTAAATACTTTCTTTGTTGCTCGTTATCAACGTCTTCTAATAGTCTAATTTGTAAACTACTAAAATCTGGAATAACGTCATCTTTAGTTTTAGCTTCTTTTAATGTGGCAACTACGATACGTAAATATGCATCTTCAAAATAATTTGGGTCTACTATATCTAAAATATTGTTTGCAAATCTTCTATCTGTTATCATTTGTGCTATGAATCTTAATTGGTAATCATAACCCAAATACGCTAAACTATTTTTATCTATTTTTGCCATTAATTTATTTTTTTAAAACTTGTTATAATAAATATATGATGGTTGGACTAAGCGCCAACCATCGTATATGTTTTTTGACTAAAGTAATTTCTAATCTCATTCATGATAGATGGAATAATCTCTCTAACATCAACTGAATACCTTACTTTTGGTGGAAATAAGTTTCCACTAAACTCACTTTTAATAACAGTTTTTTTATCAACTTTAATTTCAAATTGGAAATTATCTATTTTATCACTTGTCGGTTTTGCTGATTCTTCAGTTTGCACCATGTATGGGTTATAGTTACCCCATAAGTATTCCATAGATTTCTTTTGAAGATACTTAGGTATGATACCTAAACCACCAAAATCACCATTACTAAGACCAGTAATTCTGTCTACTAACTCTTTTAACTCAAACGACTTTAAAATTTCTTCATTGTAATCACGAATGTTGAAATATCTTTGACAAATGATATTGTTGTTAATGTACAATACAAATTCAAATCTTTGTTCTTCGAACTTTTTTGGGCTGTTTTCTTTTTCTGCGCTCATATATTCTATTTTTAAATTAATTTTCTTTCTCTTTCTATTAGTTTTTTAAAAGGTACTAAGTAATCTTCATTTCTTACTTCACCTAAAATTTTATCGATTCCATCTTCATGCATGTATTGTGCTATTTTTTTAATGTCTCTATCAGTACCTTCTAACGTACCATTTTTTAACAACTCTAATTCAATTATTGCATTTTCTGAAATCATTGGGGATTTTAGATTTACTAGTTTATAGTTTATTTCATAAATCTTATCACCTTGTACACCATCAGTAATCCCATTAATGATGTTGTGTAAAACCGCTAAAGGTTTCTTTTTTTGTTCTAGTCTTTCTTCTTGGATTCTTTTTGCCTCATCTATTATTTCATTTAAAGTTAATACTCTTTCTTTCAATTGTGGGAAATGTTCTAGTAATGTTTTTAACCCTAACCCTTTTATCCCTTTTATCACATCTGAAGTGTCGCCAATCATTGTTTTAATTAACGCAGCATTTCCGACATGATAACTAAAGTATGAAGAAAAGTTATTAATATCAACATATTCTTTAATATGTAGGAAATAAATTTTTACATCTTCGTTAATTAGTTGAGCCATATCTGTATCATTGGTACAAATAGTTATTTTCTCATTTTGGTCTTTATTAAGGCAATAATATGCTATTAGGTCATCACCTTCAATATAGTCATAGTTAAATTGTCTTACATAAAATTCATTTAAGTAAGTCCAAATTTTCCCTAATTGAATTGCTTGTTCTTCGTCAATAGTTTCTGTTAGATTAACGAAATCTTTGTTGCGGTTACTCTTGTATGGGTTGTATATTTTAAACCTCTCTAAACCGCTTAATTTACCATCCCAAAATATATAGACTTGATGGTATAAATCTTCCACTAGCATTTTTCTAACTAGCGTGATAAATTGGTATAAACCACCGACAAATTCTCCTTTGTCGTTGTATTCATCTTTGGCACCAGCAAAAGCCCTTTTAAAAAGGGCGTTGCCATCTACCAATAATGTATTTTTTATTTTTTTAACTGTTTCACCATTTCTTGGAGGTCTTTTATTCACAGCATAATTTTTTAAAAGTTAAACACTATTCTATCTATTCTATTTACATAAGTTTACTCATGCATATCATCTTCATTAAACCCAGTATTTTCTTCTTTTTCAATAATGAACTCACTAAGTGGTGTGTTTAACTTAGATAATATATAATCTTTATGTTCTTTTTTGTAAGCTTCAATCTTATCTGGATTCCAATATCCATGTGGTGTAGACGCTAAAACACCATGTTCTTCAACACCATTAACTTGATTTTTCTCACAACGTACTTTAGTTTCAATACCAAATTGATAAGTTTCACCACCAGCTGTCGCTTTTAATTTAGTTGTGCTGTGTGATAATATACCACCATAATGGATAATGATTCTTGGTGAATAGAAAAACGCTTCACCACCTTTATGTTTAATAACTTTGTTTTCGTTATCTAACCATATTTTTTGCACTACAGCAAATGTGTTTGTGTATTTTTTACCTTCACGTCTAGATGCTGGTATTCTATGGTTAACCAATGATTTGAAAGCAGCTTCCATTGAACCAGCGTTCCATTGGTTGTTAGATGATTTAGACATTACTGATTTGAAACCGTTAATAGAACCAACTGAATCCCATAAAAATACTAAATCTCTAGGTAATTCATCAGCTTGTTGTGCATCCAATAATTCAGTCATTAATCTAGCGATATCTTCAATTACTGGTTCATCTCTTAATGCTTTAGTACCCATTTTACCGTTAGAGTAATCTAAACATGAATATCTTTCTACTAAATCTTCTGATTGGAAGAAAAGGAAATCACCTACATAGTCAATTATTTCACCAGTTTCTTCATCAACAACTTCTTCAAATTGTACTCCAATATTTTTAGCATGCTCCCAATCCCAGTTTGTTTCTGTATCAATAATAATTGGTAAATCACCAATTTTTTGAGCGCCAGCCACAGCTTCATAAATCGCTGTAGATTTACCAGTGTTTGAATATCCTCTAAAACTTGTAAAATACCCTCTAGGAATACCAGGTATTTTCAAAGCTTCAAAGAATGCATCAGATAATGGAATCCATGTTAATTCTTTCATCTTAACAGCGGTATCCATCTGATTATTTTTTTTAAAATCATTTAAGTTAAAAGGTTTCTTTTCTATACCTTTTTTTTCTGGTTTTTTAGCCATTCTTTTTGTTATTAAAACTTGTGTTATTTTAGAACAAAAAAGGACCAATTTCTCAGTCCTTTTTGTTTAGTTTTTAGAAAGGTAAATCATAATCATCATCTTCGTCAGATGTTGAAGTGGTTTCACTAGCAACTGGTTCAGTTTTAGTTGTAGAAGCAGTTTGGATACTAGCTTTTACATTTTCAACTCCCATTGTTAATTCTTCTTCCATTTTTGCGTTTTCAGATGTTGTATTGTTTTTCAAAGCTTCTTTGTCAACAAATTTTTTCTCATCTTTATCCCATACTGGAATTCCACCTTTTACAATGATTTCTAAATACTCGTAAGATTTAACTGAATAAACGTCTTCCCAAGTTCTTGCATCAGATAACCATTCTTCTTTCAATTCATTGTCAGTATGTAATGGTGTTGAATCTAGTGCAACAATTGCAGAAACTACTGGTACATTATTTTGGTTTCTATTAATAGTAATAGCTAAATCTCTACCAGATTCTGGGTCTGTAAAATTACGGTTTGTTTTTAACGCTGTTAAAACTCCATGAATTTTATCATAAACACCCTCTTTACGATAATCATGATTAAATCTCCAGAACTTAACTCCTTCGTCTTCATGTTCTCTGTCAATTACTTTAACAACATACATTTGACGTGCTTTGTACTTTTTAGCTAATTCTTTGTCAGATTCTTTACCAGTTGCTCTTAACGCATCGTAAGCCTCACAAAATGGACATGGCTCATTCTTTTCATGTTTTAAACATGCAAAAGTTTTGTACTCACCGTCAACTAATACTTTGTGACCATGAACTTCTACGAATGGTGAAGAACCATCTTGTGTCGGTAAAATTCTGATTTCTTTAACTGCACTTTTTACACCTTCTTTGATGTAAGTGTTGAAATAATTTTTAAGGTCGTAAACCTTTTCAGCCTTTTTTTCGAACTTAGGCGCATTGTTCTTTTCGTACTGTGCTAACATTTCTGATAGCGTGTCTTTTTGATTACTCATTTTTACTCTTTTTTTTTTATTATTACTTATTTATTATACTTCTAAAATTTAAATTAAATATACTCTAAAATCTGAAAAAGTCAAGTACTTAAACATAAATTTTATTGTTCCTAATATACTACATTAATTCACTAAATGCAAATTTTTTTTTATAAAAATAAAAAATCCTCAATTAAGAGGATTTCTATTTAAATATCTTCTTCTTCATACTCATCAAAACTATTCTTGATTTCTTCATCGCTAAATTCATCAACGTCTTTTTGAGTTAATACATATTCTTTTTCTTTTTCATCTGTTTCTTCTTTGTCATCCCAATACTTACTAATTGGAATATTGAAAGGGTAACCTTTTAAAGAAATTAAACTTTGTTTTTCAACTGGAGTTGGGTTTCTTTTTTTGAATTCTAATTCTAATTCACTTATTTTACTACCCAAAGCATCCATGTTTGAAATTCTAGATTCTAAATCATCCAATTTCTTTAATAACGTTTCAGCATTAGAGTTAGCTGCTTCTGCTGCCGCTTTAGCTTCTTCAGTTCCTTTAACAATTGATGTAACGTCAACTTCAACTTCATCGCTTGATGGTGCTGGTTCATCCATTACTGGTTCATCCATTATTGGTTCTTCAGCTGGTGCTGGTTCATCCATTATTGGTTCTTCAGCTGGTGGAGCGTCATCAACTGGAGGTACTTCTGTATCATCAACTGGTGCTGCTTCTGGGTCTTCAGAAGGTACTTCAGATGCATCAACTGGTAAATCAGTTTCAACATCTTCTTCTTCAGCTTCATCCACAATAGCTTCATCACCTAAAATAATATCTTTTTCGTCTTTATCGTAACCTTGAATGTCTTCACCCATATAAAAAGAATATTCAGATAACAATCTAAATTTTTTAAGTTCTTCTTTTAATAATTCTGGGTTAATTTTTTTACTTTTTTTCATATTATTAGAATAATAATTGTCTACCGTCTTCTGTTATTATTTTCTTGTTGATACGTTCAACTAAACTTTTATCACCTTTAATTACACATACACCAGAACTACAATCCATATTTGGGTCGTTCCCTTGATTTAAATAAGCATCTAATGATGAATTTAAATTTTTTTCTTTATCGTTTTGTTTATTGTTTGTTTCCATATACAATTAGTTAATTAATTGTTATCATATATTATAAATATCAAATAAAACTAAAAAATACGTGTTATGTTTAAAAAGGTTAATTTATTATTGTTTGTTAATATAAATTTATCTTTATAATCATCCCAATTAATTTTAATTGATTTATAATCAATGTTGCCTATTGAATTAGGGTTAGTTTCTTCGATTAATTTATTTAATGCATTTATTGTATAGATAGTACTACCTTTTTTATGGATTGGTAACGCACTAGGGAATAGATTTTTTAAGTCTAATGGTTTATCATCAATCAACGTCAATTTAAATGTTATGATAACTTTAGACTCATCATCTAAGTTTTTAAAACAAAAAACAAACTTTTTGTCAATGTTAAATTTATTTTTCAAATAGCTTAAAAACCATTCAACTCTCTCTGGGAATATGAATGCTGCTAGTAATATCTTTTTCGTCATGTGTTATAGAGTATAGGTATGGTATGTATTTATTAGGCAATCCTAGGTCTTCAACATACTTTTTATATTCTATAATTATTTCGTTATCACTCAAAAAAACAATACTTATTTTTTTAATTTTATTAATTATTTTATTTTCATCAAAACCAACATATTTCATTAGTTTTAAATCAATGCCAAATATGAAATTATCGCCATTAATATACAACATATCGGATGTATGATATGTTACTATTTTATCAAAAGAAATTATTTTTTTAATTATTTTTGTTAACGTTAATTTACTATATTGTATAACATCAACAAATATATAAGAACTGTTTTTAACTAAATCGTCATAAACTTTTTGAACAAACCAATTTAAATCTTCTTCATATTTATCCCTTTTCTCATTTTTCTTAAAGGTCCAATATATGTTGTCTTCAACTTTAATATCTAAAATATCAAAATCTGGATATAAATTATTTACGATATCAAAACCTACAATCAATGTAGGTAATCCATGGATAATATTATCCATGGATTCTACTATATTAAATTGTTCAGATATGTCTATCTTATTTTTTGTAACTATATTTGCAATCTTCATACATCAAAATTACAAATTTATTTAATTAATTACAAATTATCTATAATATCGTTAAATTTATTAAAGAATTTTAACGGTATATCAATATGTTTATCATTAACTGGGTATATGTAATCCCTATTTTGATAAATGTCAGAATTTTTATCAGTTTTACCAGCTTTTATTTTAGCTAATCTATCACCAATTGCTTTATATTGTCCAGTCCACACGCTAGGGTTTAACATAATTCTAACATTATCACCCCAACTATTAGAAGCATAATTTGTTAAATCATTAGCGCTAGTTGATGGGTCAATTAATCCAACAAATTTAAATTCATCGGTTGTAGCGTATGGCCATATTTTAGGTCCACCACCAGAGAAACCAAACACCCCAACAAATTTATAATCTGGATTTGCCGCTTTTATTTTCTCAACAGTTCTACCATTATATTCTTCAAATATTATTTTATAATTAACAATATTAGTTCCTAATCCAGCAGCTATCCATTGTTCTTTTATCCATGAAGCACCATATGGCGCGATACCACCATAAATAATTAAACCTTTTTTATCTGAATTGTTAGATAGTTTTTTTGGTTTTGAATTTTCATTACTCTTAGAGCCAGTTTTTGGTTTCCATATATTACTACCAGATACTTTAGCGTATGATAGTATATTTGCAACATACTGACTTTTAGGTATACCACCTTTTTTTTCACAGCCTTTAGGACCTCTAACCCATATACATAAATCATTACCTTTTTTCTGTAACTTAATAGCTAAATCTAGAGCTGCTTGTTTATTTTGAATACCATTTTTAAGTTCTTTAACAATATTTGGATAAGAACCATTGGTAATCGTTTTATATGTTGCATCTAAACCATCAGCTTCTGTTTTATAATTTTTAACACCATTATCATTATAGTTTGTAGCATTATTCATAGGTTGTATTGAATTAAGAGGGTTCCATGTTGCTTTACCACCTTCAGCTTGTCTCCATGCTTTAAGCCAAATTAAATTACCCTCTGTTTCTGGAGCGTCTAATTTTTTCAATAATTTTTTGAAGAAGTTAAGAGTTTCGTTTTCTGTTGTTTCAACAGCGCCTTTTGGTCCATCTTCATTATCAGTTCCATCAGCTTTAACATAAACACCTTTACAACTAGTTTTAGAGAATACATTTTCACTACCATCACTTTTCTTAGGGTTTTTAACAAAAGAATAATAAGTATCACTATCAGACACTGGAATCTTATATCCACCAACTACATTAGGGTTTGCTTTAACTAAACAAATTGCTGAAGTACCATGATACTCCCAGTGCCATGCTTCATCATACCCAACACCATCTTTAGCCCAACCTGGATTTATTATACCATATTTATAAGAATTATCATATAACCATTTCATTGCTGGGTTAATATCAAATCCAAAATATTTTTTTGGTGTACCAGCATTATTAAAAGGTGCTGCAATTTCACCTTGTTTATTATTCCAGAACCAGTCAACAGCTAATCCCCAACCATGATATGATTTTCCAGCTTTTGCTTTTATTTTACTTTTCATACTTGCTTGTGTAGCATAACTTCTGTATAAAGATGAAATATGTCCAAATTTACCTTGAGCGTTTTTCTTAAATCCGTTTGCTAACATCCAATCACCAAAATCATCAAACATTTTATCAAAAGCAACAGCAGCTTCAGCAATTAAATATTGTTTAGGTGCAGTAATATTAAAGTATTTTTTAGAACCACCAGTTACTTTTTTAGTTGTCACTGAACCATATTTTTTACCTTCATCTATGTAACCATTAGAAACACCATTTTCAATTAATGTCGCTACAATTGGTTCGTAAGTACCACTAGCCGCTTTACCACCGCTACCGCCACTACCGCCACTACCATTATTGTTGCTTGAACTATCTGAATTAGACATATCAGAATTTTCAATCATGTTTTCATAAACTTCTTTAGCGGTAACTAAAGGTGTTTTTGTATATTTAATCCTAACGCCTTTGAATTTAGTTTTCATTGAGTTAGGCACTAAAGAATGGCTAACTGATGTTATCATATAAGCGCCATGAAACATAGGTATATTGTCTAATTGAAAATACATCATAGGTTGAATCATAGCGTTACCCATCATTTCAATTTCAGCAGTATAACTTCTAACAGCATAAACGTTATATATGTTTTGACCCATATAAGTTTTACTGTTTTCATAACCTTTTTGAGCTATATCATCTTGTATTTGTAATGTTTCATCAGTTTCGGTAAATTCACTTTGGTCTAAAGTAATATCTTTAAAAATGTTTTGATTTTGCTGACTATACCTAACTACAAAAGAGCCAACTTTTTCTTCATATTCAGCATTATCTTCAGACGTAAAATCTTCTGGAACTGTAGGGTCAACGTTACCATTTCTATCACATCTTAAATCAAAACCATCATCTTCATATTCATTATCATAATAATCTAAATGTTGTGAACGCTGTCCAGTGTATACACATACAAATGAAGGACCGCATGAACCAGATACACTTGAATCGGCAAAATAGTCAAATGGTTTAAATATCGATTCTATATTTTCCTTATTATTAAAATTAATAAAATTAGGTAAAGCAATAAACTCAAAGTTATTTGATGCTAATATAGATGTAATAGCTTCGTATGAACTCATGTTTGTATTGTTACCTATCCAATCTTGTATTGGTGTTGGGTCAATATATAATAAATCACCAATATCACTAAATGCTCTACTAACGAATCTAAAACTATCTATAAGTCTAGGCCTATTGTTACCATATTTTTTACCTAAATTACCATCAACATCACTTCTAGTACCATTACCACATTGGAACATTAAGCTATCAATATTTTTTGCACCAGCTAACCATTTATCATAAATATTTTTACATGTTCTATATAACCCTAATTTTATTTCGTCTTTATTGCTAGTTCCAAATATTGTGTTGTCTAATCGTTTATCTTCTTTTGCTTTATTAAGACTATCTTCATTTTCTTTAAAAACACTAGTAACTTCGTTTAAATATGTTTCTAACGTTGTCATTTTAACTCTAATCAATGAACGTTCAGTTGTTGTTGCAGCATCAGACCATATTTTATAATTATTATTTAAAATAATGAGTTCTTCCCTCATTGCTTTTATTAGATTATCAGTTGCGTCACAAGAATCTTTTAAAGCTAACCATAAATCATCTTTACTTCCAATATTACAAACAATATAATAATTTTTTTTAATGATGTCCGTATTAACACCACTATAATTAAACATATCATTATAAGTTTTACCAACTTCACCCATTTTTTCGGTAAATGTGATAAAATTTTGAGGAGTTTTATTTCTAGTGTCAAATATTTCTAATTCTTTTCTTAACCCTAACCATTCAGTAGGACCATCACCATTAGTAAATTCAAAAAATATTCTTATAAATTCATCAATAACTTGTATTGGTAATCTATTTATTATATCATTTTTTTCTATATCATAATTTTCTACACTAAAATTAAAAGGAAAGTATTCATCTTCTAAAACACCACCAAGATTACCTTTTCCATCCCAATAAATAGGGTCTTTTTTCCCACTACCACCGCCAACTATTAAACCATTTTCAATTATTGGGTCTCTTTTGTCGTTTCTCCATAAAACACTACCTACATAAGCACACCATAATTTAGGTGCATGTATTATACCACCTTTATATCTAAAAGTATTTAAAATTTCTGGTTTACCAAAAGGGTCTGGTTTTCCATTAATATCAATATTAAAAGGTAATGTATGTAAAAACGCCATAGCTCTAGCTGGTCTACTAGCTTCAAATGTTTTACCTTTACTATTTTCAACTACTGAGAATTTTAACTTATAATAAAAATGACTACCAAATAATGAGGATGGAAAATTATCATCTAAAAAAATATAAGGATATGTTATATCATTACTAGCACTAGTTAAAAATAATCTATTTAACCCTACTTTACCGTATAAGTCATTATTTGTACTATCTTGATTTGTGCTATTTGGTTGACTAAAAAGAATGGTGTCTATTGCGTTATTTGTATTTGTGCCAGTTAGATAACTAAGACTTGATGATGTAGAACCCTTTTTACCAGTTCTTTGTTCATATGTTTTAGTTTTTGTTAATGATAATCCTTTTATGTTATATGGTCTATTATAAGAATTTCTATAAAAAACATATTTAAAAGAATCTTCAGTTGGTACGTCATTTGAATTATAATTAAGATTAACAAATTCTTGAATACCAAATTGACTACCTAGTGAATTAAAACCAGCTGCTTGTGCATCTGTAGAATTTGATATTTCTTCTTTCTTTAATCCTTCTAAAATAATTGTATTATCACCAGAAATTTCTGAAGGTAATTGACCAGCGCTTATATCGTCTGGATTAATTATTTTTAGATAAACACCACCATCATCAGCTTTGTATCTTGGGTTAGTTTTTAAAGGTTCTACATTACTACTACTGCTATAGTTGGTTAAGAAAACAAATCCTTCATCAGCTTTTTCTTCTTTTAAAACTTTTTTAATATCAACACTTGTATTATTAGGGTTACCCCAACCTTCTTCAATAAATCCTTTGTTAACTGGTAAAACTCTTAAAAGAGTATCTTTATAAAGATACGTGTATAGATAATTTGTACCATCATTTGTTAATACTGGTCTGTTTGCGTCTGGTCTTTTTCCGTTAACCGCTGCTTGTGTTGATATTATTTCAGTAGTGGTTTTTTGTGTTAACCCTCTTTTTATTTTTTTATCTTCAGTATCTTCAATATCTCTAAGAATAGCTTGTGCTTCAATTTTTGCAAAAGCTTTTATTTCTTCTTCACTTAATGTTCTATAGTCATTTGTATACCCTAAAAGAGTCATTGCTCTAATAAGTAAAACAGCACAAACATCATCAGCTGTTTGTGGTTTAAATCTAGTATAAGGTTTATTTTCTGAATACTCTTTTAAATCCATTGGGTTAACAGCAAACCACGAAGTTATTTCGCTATTATCCAAAGCAGCTGCTGCTGCTTCATCTTTTTGTTGTGCTTTTTTAAACGCAGCATGTAAATCATCAATAAATTTAACTTCATCTATATTTTCATATGCGTTATCAATTAAACTAGAAGACCCTAAATATTTCTCAACATAAGCTTTTTTGTCAACATCATATTCTTGATAAGCTGGCCATGGTAGATAATCGTTGCTTTCTAATTTTTTACCTTTAATATCACTATTCTTAGAAGAACCACCTTCAAGTTTAAACGCTTTTTTTAATTCAGTTGTTCTTTGTGTGTGATTTGCTGTAGCTGTCGCTACTTCAAATATACATTCACATAAAACTTCGATTGCAGCTGTAAAGCATTCAATTATTGTTCTAGATGTTGGGTCGAAACCTAATCTACTTTTAACTTTATCTTTATACGAATCTGCTAATGCAGATTTTTCATCATTTTTTCTTTTTATCGCTTTATCTTTTTTATTTTTAAGTATTTCTTTTAATAAACGCATATCTATAACATCAAAAGCTTCTGTATCGCTTAAAGATGTATGATATTTACTTAAACAATCTTTTAAATCGTTTAAAGTTTGGTCATTCGTAGTGTAATTACCAAAATAACTTTTTAATTCTGTATCAGTAGCGTTTTCAAGTTTTTTTAACGATAAATTTTTATACAACCTATTACCTTTTCCAGTTGTGTCGTATTTAAAAACCCAATTAGCTGTTACTATAACATTACTAGGTGATTTTTCATTGTATTGTAAAACTAAACATTCTTCATCATCCTTATTAAAAACTTTTTTTTGATATTCTTCTTCAATTTTATTTTTAACGAAGTCTTTATTAATATCATCTTTTTTAAGAACTATAAAATCAAATACAGTTTTGGTACTAGCGTCTTTATCAATATTACTACCTAAAGAATCAATTTCACCATAAATGTCATCTAAAATACCAATTGACTCATTTGCTGCTTGATAATCACCACCTTCTTCTTCATTTACGTTTTCTAGGTCTGGATTTATTTTACCTATTTGTCTTGATAATTCGCCTAATGTAAGTACTTTTGTTGCTCTACCTTCATTATAAATTTCATACCTTCTTATACCTTGTTCTGTTTCACCAACAGCTTTTAAATACCCTATTAACATATCAGATAACATAGCATAAGTATATCCAACAAAGTTTGCTGTGATTTCAAAATTACCAGTTTTTGAGTTAAATTTTGAATTAAATTTATACATGTGAAGACAATACTTCACTGGAAGACCATAAAACCCTTTAATTTCTAATTCAAATAATGGATAAGGTAATTGAAAGAAAGTAGTGTATTTACTTTCTGAATTTTTAATTCTGTATTCATTCTGAAATATTGAACTACCTCTAACGTCAATAAAATTTATTGTAATTAATGGCGCATAAGATGAATTGAATTCAATATCAATACTAGTTATACCTAACGTTTCATCATTTTCAGCATCTGTTTCTATTGATACTAAATCTGTATATTTTGTTGTTAAATGTTTTTTACCATCATTACCAATGACACTACCTTCAATAAAATTAACAGCTATTGTTCCAGAAGTGTTTGCTGATGCTTTAGATTTATCACCTTCTTTAGTTAAAACTGTTCTACCTTTTTTAGATGATGTTAATTTTACTGATATGCTTAAATCTTCTAACGCAACTGGTATGTTGTCGCTTGAATCAAACCCATAAAAATCATTAGGGTCAACAATATTTACTCTACCAGCAGCACAACCTATTCCATTCTTTTTTTGATTCATTATATTCCGTATAACATTCTATATTTATTTATTTCGTCACTATATCTTTTCATAGCGTCATCATATGGATACGGTACTTTTATTAGCGTCATGTCTGGAATGTTAAACTCCAATCCACCAAATTGTGGATTTGCTAATAAAATTAACCAACCGCTCCAAGCATTATTATAAAACATATTACTCAATTTGTCAAGTCTTGTTGTACCTTGTTTGTAAACATAACTCAAATCTGTACTTGCTTCTGGTAATTTTATACCAGGTAAAGTTTTAATTTTACCATTTTCTCTAAACGGTAAATATCTATCCACGTATCTAGCCATAATTAATCATTTGTACATATTCCTAATACTTTGTTTTTAAATTTAATTTTAACAACACCAGGAGTTTTAAAATCATCCATATCATCAATTTTTAATTCGTAACGATAAGAATGTTCTTTATTATCATTATAGAAGAAATCATCAAAAGGCATATCAATACTTAAACTAGCTGACACTCCATCCACACCAATATTTATAACATCACCAACAGTAAAAGGTATATTTTTAGCTGAATACATAATTATTCTAGCTGTATATGGTTTTGATAACTCTGATGAAACTTCAATAGTTAAATCTAAATTACCTTCAAATCTTTTTGAACCATACTCTTTTGTATCAGTATTTACACAACCTATTGATTTACCAGTCATTTTCAAAGTAATATTACTTAATTTATCAATATCACTTTGAGTAGTATCTAACTCTTCTGGACTTTCCCATTCGTCATCGAAAGCGTTAGGTTGAATTAATGGGATAGCGTTACCAAACTGGTCTTTCTGGTATAAACCACCAATATCTTCAACTTTTTCTTCTTCAACTACTGAATCACCATAACCATTAGTTTTACCCATTTCTAAACTAAATTCACCACCTTCATTTTTTATAACGTCTGCTCTTCCATCATATACATGAGTATTAGCAAAGAAGTTAAATGATACAGCGTTTTGCAATCTATTTATTGGACCATATAATGATTCACCACCAATAAATTTAAACGACATATTTACGTTAGCAATCATTGGTTGCACACCTATACCTTCTGGGTTTAAATCCCAAACCAATGGTTCATAATCAAAAGAAATATTATCTATTACAATTTTAGTATGATAGAAATCACCTATTCTTAATATACAAACTGGAGGTCTACCAAACGCTAAGTTATCCGCACCTAAGCTTTCCAACGTAGGACCTTGTCTTGTACATTGTAATAAAAATGTTAATCTTTGATTTAATCCTTCTGGTGTTGTTGAATGAAATGAAGGGTGAAAATGTCTAATTTTTTGTCTTATTTTATCAAAAACAAAATTGTCTTTTTTTTCTAGATATTCAAAAAACATGTTTTCGTTGTAAAATTTATTTCTGATTTTTCGTGTAATTCTTGTATCTTGATATTCTACTTTATCTGGAATATCTGGGATTTCAGCATCAGCAGCTGCTTGGTCGAATTCAAATATTATATCAACAAATCTATCTTTTTTACAACCTATAGTATCAACTGGGCATGCAACACGTCTCTCAGCTTTTGAAATACCACCTGGCTCTCCTTTTTCTAATCTAGGGCAAATATGACATTCATTAGCTGATACTTTTACATTAACAAATTTTTTAACACCATTGTAAATGTAAGATTTTATAATTGTTGTTGGTGCTTGTAATTCTTTACTCTTACTTAATAACGCTACAAATTTTTTATTTAATTCAGCGTCAGTTAATCCTAAATTGTTACCAACTTTTTCAACTAATATATTTTTTATGTATGTTGCTCTATCTTTAGCTAATTTAGCGTTTGGTGTATCATTACCTTGGTCACTAGCATAACCTATTATTTTTACGTTACAATGTTTACATTTTTGTTTTAAATGTTCAGTTAACGCTTGGAAATATGTTGTTCCAGCATCTTCACTAAGAAAACCTTTAAACGTTTTATCCATAAGTTTTGCTTCAATAGCGTCTGGACCTCCATTATTTAATCCAAAATCATTACTATCTGACCAATATGAACGAGATGTATATTTACCTCTATATGATGGTATACCACAACCTTCACCTTTTGGGTTTACAGTATAATCAATTGGCACTCCTTCACATTCTCCATTTTCATAATCAGCAAATTTACCATCAAGATTTGCGTTATCATTTGGGAAGAAAACTTGCATTTTTGTTGGTTCTTCTTCTTTTTCAGCTCGTGGTTTTGGTATTTTTGTTCTATGTTCTTTTGTTACTGTTGATACATTCTCAGTTAAAGTAAATTTATCAGTCCAAACACTACTTGGGTCGATACAACCAGCCATAAATGACGCAATATAATTATCATCTGGACCGTCCTCGCCTCTAAAAGTGTTCATGTATGATGAATGGTCAACAACTACCTTAAATGATAATTGACCGCTTCTTTCGGTATTATTATAAGTATATACTGGTTCACCTCTACCTATAAATTTATTAGATTCCCATTCAACAGATGAACTTTCACTAAAATTAATATCATAAGGAGGAAACCACATGATTCTACCTCGTTTACCAGTTATAAGGTCGCCTGGACCTTGTTCACTTTTTGGTAAATTTTCTCTTTCATCATGCCACGCTAAGTTTTCAATTGAAAACATAAATTTTTTAACATCAGTTTTATAAGTACTTATATTATCTGTTATGTAAGGTACTACTTTAACGTGACCATTAGCTTCTAAAACTGAATTTTCTGTATTGTATCTAAATGGAACTGCATTTATTCCGTCACTAGTAAATAATTCATTTGCTCTTATTTGGTCAAACCCAGTTACATATCTGTTATATGTTGTCCATGCACGACAATAAACGTCTTCTGGTTCAATATCTTTAACTGCATTATATCTACCATTGCTATTATACATAAAAGATGACAACACAGCACTACCTTTTGAAATACCACCACCATTAGCTGTCTGTGTTTGGTTTGATGTGACCGTTAAATCACCTTCTCTAGATACTAATGTTTTCATACCATTAGAATCAAATAAACGCTGTGTTTTTGTTAATATATTTTTCTTCTTATCAGAAAAAGGCTTGGCTTCGTAAGCGTTATTTACATGATATATATCATATTTAGAATTGACTAATCCACCTTCATTTGTAACCCATGAATGTTTAACAGTATTAGTTAATGTACCATCTGTTTGTTCATAATTATCAATACCTTTTGTGACAAAATCTTGAAAATCTTTTTCAATTAATTTTTTGTTATAATTTAATGTAGGTATTGCGTATTTATTACCTTTACCGCTACCATCATCTGTACATAATAAATCAACTATTATCCCATTTTGTGAATATGCATATATTTCAGTATCAGTTAATGTTTCAGTATCTTCATTATCTATCAAATAAGCTGGTACATAACCAGTTCTAAACTGATTTATTTCTGCTAATGGGTCATCATAAATAGAAGTACCATTCCTACTAGCTTTTACGTTTTCTAATAACGCAAATAACTGACCTTTACCAGTCGTTTTTAATAATTCGTTAGCTCTAGTTATATTATCAATTTCACCAGTCTCAGATTGAAAAATAGAGCCAGCTGGATTCATATAACTTCTAGGTAAAGAAAACCCTAATATTGTCGCTGCTGCGTCTAAGGTACGAGTAAATCCACCTTCTGGTATTGTTATTTTATAACTTGGTCTAAAACCAGCAAGTCCTTGTCCTTTTAATAAACTATATACGTTTTCTTTTAGATTTAACCCACCTAAAACAGATTCTTGAACGTTAAACGCTGCATTATTTGTTAACGCTAATAATAATTGCTGACCACCTATTTGACCTAATTTAGTGTCTTGTAAATTACCAGTAGCACCTAACACTCTACCAGCTAAAGAAGACCTAACGTCATAATTACTAACTAAACCATTTTGAGAAATTCCAACTCCTTGTCCAGTAACTAAACTACCAATTAAATCAGCAGTTTGATTTGATGACGGATTACCTTGATTATTAAATATTAAATTACCATTAGCGTCAATATAACCTTTTTTAGTGTCTTTATTTTCAAATGGTTTTGGTTGTTCAGAATATTTTTGAGCTGAATCAATTTGTTTATCAGCGTCATAATAAAGATTATTAAATAAATTATCGTTCTTATAAGCGGCTACTGATGTTTTGCTAAATATTCCATATTGGTCTATAACTGAATTTGGGTAATTAGGATAAGTACCCCATTTTTTATAATCAGTTGTATTCACATTACCAAAATCAACAAATTTTTGAATAGCAACATAAGGTACTATATCATATGGTGTTGCAGTATTTGGCACTTGAGAATCAGCTTTGAATGTATTAGCAAATGTAACTTGATTTTTATATGTAATACCATCAGTAACTATATCAGCTAATTTTGGTGAATTTGGGTTGAATAAATCAGTTATTGGTTCACCAATTTTAACAGTTGTTGGTGCTTTTGATAAAGCGCTTGGGTATTTTGGCCCTAAATTTTGAACCAATAACCAGTCACGAATATTAAGTGATTGACCCATAATACTGTTTATCGTATTACGGTTACTAGGTGTTGGTGACGCTGTATTATATGTAGGATATAAAGGCATAGTAACTTTATTTTATTATATAAATACTATAATAAACAAAAATTATAAAAAATAAATGAAAAAAGGGTACCAATAATTGGTACCCTTTAATTAAATTATTTATATAAAATTATTTAGTTTCCAACTTTTTAATTGAATCTCTTAATTTAATAGCTTCTTCAAAGTTTTGAGTTGAAATAGCTTCTTCTAATTGAGAATTTAAAGTAGTTAACTTTTCAGAAACTTTTTCATAATTTTTAATTAAATCTCTGTATTTAACAGCATCTTCAAAGTTTTGAGTTGAAATAGCTTCTTCTAATTTATTTTGAAGTGTATGTAACTCAGAAGGTGTTTCAACGTTATTTGTTGATGTAGAATACCAATTATCATTAAAATTAGTTGAAGAAACATATGATGAAGATGTATAAGAACCATCATTTGATGTAAAAGTTGTTTTATACCACTTTGAACCATCTTCATTAACGCCACTTTCAGTTTTTGTTGAACCCAATGAAGGTGTTAATTTATTTGTTATTTGATTATAAAATGATTCATATTTTTCTTTATCAGAAAATAAAGAATCAAATAAATTAAATAATGATTGATTTTTTTTAAAATTCATAGTAAATTAATTAATTAAATTATTTATTATTTATATTATTATTTATATATAATATTATTTATTTAAATAAATATACAAAAAATTTTTGACAATGTCAAGTATTTTTATTAAAAAATTAAGATTTAGCTGGCATAGGTTTTAATTTTCCACCATTTTTAGTTTTATTGTTAGTATAAGTAACGTCCTCAGTTACTCTTCTTTTCAATTTTTCTCTTATTTCTTCAAATAATTGTTCTTTTTCTTCAACAGTAAACGATTTATTATTTAGTCCTGGAATTTCAACTGTAAGACTACCGCTAATAGGGTCAAATGTATGTCTATTTGAAGTTGATACGACTTGTTGTTGCGTATTTGTTGATTTATTAAACATTTCTCGTTCATATCTATCAATTCCACCTCCAGGTTTGCTAGCCATTATAGCTTTTACTTTATCAGCGTTATGTATCGGTGTTATAGTACCATTATTAAATATACCTTTACCTTTTGAATAATTAGTACCAAATTTTCTAGACATCATTTTACTAGGCTTACTAATACTAAACCCATCATTTATAGGGTTAGTAAATATAGCGTCATTAACACCATAAGTATCTAAATCACCTACTGTACCACCAATAGAACCCCCAGCCATACCACCTATTAAACCACCAACTATAGTACCAATACCTGGTAATAACATAGTACCAAGCGCAGCACCAGCAGCCGCACCACCCCACGCACCAGCACCAGCTCCTAATCCTTTTAATACACCTCTACCGATAGCCTCACCAGCACCTTTACCTTTTTCTTTTTGTTCACCGTATTCACCAAAACCAGCAATACCACCAGCTAATAAACCACCACTAATAGCACCAGCTGAACCAAGACCAGCTTTAAAATTAGCACCAAACCCTGGTTTAGGTAAAGCTGGTCCAATCATACCTCCAGGTGTACCATAAGCAGCTCCGCCACCCATTCTAAACATTGAATTAGCCATACCGCCACCTATAGGACCACGACCCATACCCATACCCATTCCTCCACCAGTTCCCAACATGAACCCTTTAGATAAGGCAATACCATTTAAAAACCATTTAGCAGCGTTAAAAAGACCACCAAACAATTTAAAAGCACCAATCAATAATGGTATTGATTTGGTGAAACCAGCGATTGTTGCAACCAACACTGGATGTTCAACCATAAATTCACCAAAAGCATTAACAATGTTACCAAACCATTCGGCTACTTTTTCAATTGTTTGTCCAAAACCACCTTTTTTATTTAAACTATCTGAAAATTTTTGTAATTTTGATACCAGACCAGTTTTAGGGTCACTAAGTTTAGTTATTAAAGGTAATAAAAATATTTTTAATTGCATCATCAAGTTTGATAAAGTATCATCAAAAGATTGAGCTTCTTCTGCTCTAGCTCTTAATGACGCTTGTTCAGACATTTGTGTTTTCAAAATATTTTTATCTTGTTGAGATAAAGTCTTCAATAACTTAGTCTCCCCATTAATTACTATTTTAGCGTTACCTTTTTCATCTATGAAGGATTTGTTAGTAACATATTCTTTAAGGTCTTTATCACCACCAAAATCAAAATTAACTTGTGATTTAATCATGCTGAATTTCTTAGCATTCTTACCAGCCGTAACTAAATCATCATAAGCGATACCAGTTTGTTCAGCAATGATTTTTAATCTATGCATCTCTTTTGCTGACATATCAAATTGACCAGTTTTCTTGTTGAATATAACCGATTGTTCAGCAGCCTTACCAATCTCTTCAGTCAATCCAGCCATATCATTACGAGCCATATACATCAAGTGGAATGGGTCAGCCATTTGAGCCCACGCACCACCCATAACTTGTAATTGAGCTGACATGTTAACAGCGCCTTCAACATCCCAAAGTTTATCAGCAAAACCAGCCGCAAATTCCATATCAACACCTAATTTAGTTATTGTTTCTGCCATTTTAGCTAAACCTTTAACTCCATCTTTGAAATTGTATTTGTTTAGCATTTTTATATTCTTAGAAATTAGTTTAACTACTTTAGTTGCATCAACACCCATTTTATGCGAATCGTTCATCGTTTGTTGAACAAATTTAACAGTACTTTCAGCTGCTATGTTTTGGTTACGCATATCCATAGCCATTTGAGATGTACCTTCAACACCTAACCCAGTAGCCACAGCCATCTCTCCTAACGATTTTAACGTCTTTTCAGACATTAAAGCTGTTGTACCTACACCTTCACTATATTGTGCTTGTATTTGTGATAATTCTTTAACACCAACACCAATAATAGCTGTTTGTTTAGCAGCAGAAACTATAGAACCTCTAAAACCAGCAGATTCTTTACTTAGGATACCCATTGATAAAGCTGATTGCTTCATCGCTTTATCCATTTCAAATAACCCTAACCCTTTTAAACTGTTATACGCACCTTTAAAAAGTCCTGGAATTTTTTCCATGGCTTTTAAAGTAGGTAAAACAGAATTAGTTAACGCAAGGTTTATAGCTTTAACTTCTTTTAATGTATCATGATACATTTCACGCTGTAAATCTAATTGAACATTCTGTTTCTTTAGAATTTCTAATTTGATTTTTTCTTTTTCTAATTCTTCATCAGTTAAGTTAATAATACCTCTTTTTCTATCAGCAATTTCTTTATCAACTTTAGCTTGAGTTTTTCTTTCTAGTTCTAAAGATTTGGTTAAAGTAGCTTGAATATCTTTATATTTCTTTACCGCTTCAATATATTTATCATAACTACTATTAACACTATTTTGCAAATTAACTTGTTTCTCAAGCATTTGCAAAACTATCCTAGCTTCTTCTTCTATTTGTTTTCTACTTTTAGCCATTATTAATTGGTATTAACTTTGTTTATTTTATAACCATCAGAATCTAAAAATTCAATTAAAACATTTGTTTTCTTTGAAACCTTTTGATTATTTGCTGCATCTGTATAATATTTAAACACATCACAATTAAATGTATGAGGTTGGGTTGATTTCTCTTTGACAATGATTCTAAATTTATTATAAGCATTTTCCAATACTCTGTATTCTCCATATTTTAATGAATCAATTGAAAATTGTTTAACTTTTACAGCGTCTCTAAATGTATACTCAGAATTAGCTTTTAATTCAAATATTTTGTTAATAGGTTTACGCACTCTATCAGTAGCGTCCCACTCCATTTGAACATAAGGTAATTCTATTGTTTCTAAGGGTTTGAAAAATACTGTTTTATTCTCAATAAAATTTTCACCTAACTTATTAGTTATCCTATCATCAAAAACTTTGCTAATACTATTCAACACTGGTATATTACCTCTTCTAGGTTCAATCTTTTTACCAGTTAAATTAGCAAATAATAATTTCAGAAATGAAGGGTTTTTACCACCTTGGACCTCCATAAAATCTTTATCTTTTTTTATTAACCTATATAAATCTAAAGCATTACTTTTAGTTTCATTAGATTCATCACTCATAATATCATCCATGAAATTTTCAAGACTTACATTAGGGTCATCTATGTCGTTTTCAATTTCATCTGTGGTAAGTTCTTCACCGTTTTGTTCTTCATCACTTTGCTCTTCACCACCAGCTTCATCAATATCCCATTCGTATATACCTTTGATTAATTCACTTTTTTTAGTTATCGTGCCTTCATCGTTAATATATTCAATTGATGGGACTTCAAAATTTGGTACTGGGCTATTTTCATCGAATTTATATTTTTCTGGTATTTTAGGTAATTCAATTTTTTCTGTTGCTGTATCTACGTCATCAGCTAGTTTGAAAAAAATACTATATTTAGATGTATTATTAATACACGTTAATTTCATAGTATCCATTCTAGGTAACTTAATAGTTAAAACATCATTTTCCTTTAACCCATTTAAAGTATCAACGAAATCATAAATCATTTGATTAATGTTAACACTTTCTTTATTTTCGTTATCAGCAGCAACCGCATTAGTTTGATTAGGTTCTTGTTTTTGCTGATTAGATGGACCCATTGGTTTATCTAATAAATCATCAATTGATTTAGCTTTTGACGCTTGGTTACCAGATGTATTTGAAGTTTTTAACATTTCAACAATAGCATCAAAACTATTAACTTTTTTAGATTTAGCGTAACCATTCAAAAGATTTGCCATACTAGCGTCAACTTCATTTTCTGGTTTCTGTAGCATTTTAAAAACCGCTTTTAATTTAGTTTTAAGGTCTTTGATGTATTGAGCTTTTTGTTTTGGTACTCTAGCGTTTAATGAATTATTTACAGCGTTTTGAATATAATCAAACACTGGTTTATTTTCTGATTTTGATAAAAATTCCATTGCATCATTTTCATCTTTTATTGTCACGTTTCGCAATCTAGCAGAAATTTGGTTGAATAACTTATCTTCCAACAATAATTGCTCTTTAATTAAATTTTTAAGTCTATTAAACTGTGATTCGGTTATGACTATCTTTTTATCCATCTTTAGCTATTTTTATATAAATATTACAAAAAACAAAAAATCCCCATTAAAATGGGGACTTATTGTAATGGTATCATACCATTTTTCATTTGTGTTTTTAATGCTTCTCCAGAAACTCTAGTTTCTCTACTACCTTTTCCAGTCGTTTTAGATTTGGTTTCCTTCTCCTTCATCTCTTCAATCCGTTCTTCTTTTTCTTTGGTCTCCTTTATTAACATATTTAAAAAGAATCTTCTTTCATATGTAGGCATTGATAAAACGTCATTATAAGTGACGTTTTTCAAATATTGCGTACATATATAAATCTCCTCTAATAAAATAGGCTTAAAGTCTGATGTTAGGCCAAAAAAATGTGACACTAAGGGGAAGAAAGGTGGCGATAGACCCTCCCCCTGGGGTCTGAACATTGATGTTTAGGTCAATGCCACTTTCAATTGATTCAACATATTCATTAAATGCTTTAGCGTCAGCAATTCTCATAGATGAAGCAAAATCTTTTATATATCTTTTATCTCTATTCCCATTAATTTCAACAATTTGTCTTTCTAATTTATAAGTTGACGCATTGTTTACCAATACTTTATTTTCTTTTTCTTTTTCTAAAATTCTTTCTAGTTCGTCAACGTCACCACAAGTTAAAACTTTGAATTTAATTACATTTTTTGTTACTGGTAATTCAAATGTAAACTCACCATTCTCATCTGGTTCAGCAGTTAACTCAATTTCTTTAAGTTCATTTAAATTTATTTCAGTTTCAAATGGTTCATCTAATTCATCTAATAGAGTTACTGGATACATTTCACCATATGCTGTTGCTCTAAGCCATAACATAATAGCGTTTCTATCACCAATAGTTAAATCTTTGTATCTGATTTCTGGTTCCAATATTTTTCTGTTGATTAAAATTTCTAAGAATTGACCACTTTGTAATAAGTTTGGTGATGATAAAATGTTTTCATCAGCAGTTGTCATATAAGCTATTTTAATGTTAGCTTTTTTACTTCTATATAACTTACCTCTAGATGGTAAAGGAATAACGTCAAATGGTGCGTTATAGTTAGGTTGACTTAACTCATAAATGTATGGGTCAATATTGTTAGGGTTTTGACCATAATTCTCATATGTGTTATTAACTGGCGGCACTGATGGCGGAGTTGGTGGTGGAGTATTTGGTACTCTATTTTGTTGTTCCATATTATTGTTATTATTTACATTATTGTATGATTGTTCATACATTTTTTGATAGTTTTGAGTTTGCTGTTGATTTAATCTTAACTGTTCATCTCTTTTACGTATCAAATCTTGATTAGCATCTACTTTTTTAGGTGCGTCTTCAGCCAGTTGTGGTTCAACAACCATACCTTGTTTATTTTTTCTTTGAATTTGTTCTCTGGTACGCTGCATCATCATTTCAACTGCGTTTTTATGTGAATAACTTAATTCATCAGAACTTTTAGCGTTTTCATAAATTTCGTGAGTCGCCATAGCTTTTTCTTGTTCAAAATTAGCTATTCTTTCAGCGTCAGTTAAATTGTTTTGAGGTTGTTCTCTTTGAGGAAAAACATTTGGTTTTTTATCCATATTTGAAAAACTTATTTATTTCGTTATAACTTTAAAAATAAATATATGTTAATAAGTTTTTTTGTAAATAGAAACTATGTAAAATTAAAAAACCACTCGTTAAAGTGGTTTTTTATTATTTATTTTCGTATTCTTTTATTAGTTCTTGATTCTTAGCAATCATATTTAAACGCTTAACTAAGTTACCTCTATTTTTCTTAGGTTTACCTTCTTTTCTAGCTTTTGCCATATTTTTATTTATTAATTTTATGTTATTTAATAATAAATATCATAAACCTAATTCTTTTCTTAAAATACTCATAATTTCTTCTGGTTTATTTTTAATATCACTTTCCCAAAATCTTAATAATTTGAATCCCTTCTCTTCAGCTATCAAATTTTTTCTATAATCATTACCGACTGTTTTTATTTGTATTGGAAAAGTCGGTATTTTATGGATACTATTAGGATTACAATGGTGAAAATCACCATCAACCTCAATTAATAAATTAGAGTTGTGTATATAAAAATCAAATAAAGCTGATGACACTTGTTTTTGGTATGTAAAATCTTTTTTTTCAATTAAACCTAAAATTTCTAGAAATGTTTGAAATGTAACTTCTAATTTAGTCTTTTTATTTTTATAATTATTTTTAATCAATCTTTCTATTAACCTATGTGATTGTTTTTCTCTTTCGTCTGGATTAGACCATCTTAATTCTGAAGCTTCTTGTATTTTTAATTTATGTTCTTGAGATTTTGGGACACCTTTAAGTTTTTTTGAAATATTAATACCACGGTTTTGGTTTGACATTACCTTATCAATATTATCTTTCACCCTTGAATCATCAATAGTTAAACCTTTATTCCATATTTTTAAATCACCAGATGCATGCATCTTTTTTTGTGTTTCATGTGATTTTCTTAATACTTCTTTATTGTGTCCCCAATTATTATTAACCCTAGCAACATGTCCTCTAATGTAATCAACAAAACCTTTTTCAATAGATAAAAACTTAACTGATTCACCACAACCACATTTACATGTTGGTTTAACCCCACTTAAAATATAATCAATATATGTTTGTTCAGCATTAACACCATGTTTTTGGGTTCGATGTCTTCTCAATGAATCCAAATTATCAAACTCACGTTCACATTCTTTACATATTACCATAAAATAAAAATTCTTTTAATATATTCATAATTTAATACAAATATACTAAAAGAATTCTTACAAGTCAAGCTTTTGATAAAGCTATTTTAATTAAAAATCAGAATAATAAGATTGCTCTGTCAAAACGTAATGTTGCAGTAATCTCAGCGATACCGTCATCATCCATCCCTAAGTCACCAAATGATACGTTTGTTAACATTGTCCCATCTAATAACCATTTCTCGATAACAACCCCAGTTGGGTCAAGTAATTCTAAGTCAACTGGACGTTTGTAACCAGCAGCATAACCTTGACGACCAGTAATAGATTCTGAGTGTAAACGAACCCATTCCATAATAGCTTGAGCTGCTGAAGGACCAATTGGGTCACGGAATGTAACGTCAATCGATTCCCATGTAAAACGACCAATAACCCATGTTGAAGTATTTAAGAAAGGAATCTCAACTTCGTTCTGTGTGATTGAAGGTCTAGAAGCAGTTGATAACCACCATTGTTGGATACCTAAATCTGCTGGGAAAGTTAATAACCAACGATTCTTTTTCTTAGGTTCGTATGGTAAGGGCATTTTCATCAATAAATCAGCCATAATGTTCTAGTTTTTTATTTAGTTTTATTATTTGTTGTTTTTTATAAATAAATATGTTAATTATGAAAAATTTTTCAATTTTATCTATATTTTTTACTTATTTTTTAAAATATTATTAATCAGTTCAGAATGTTTAAGTTTACAATCAAAACCGTTTTCTTTAGCATTTGAATTAAAATTAGTTACAATCTTCTCAGCATCATAGATAAATTTTTTATCAGCGCTAATTAAACCTTTGTTTTTCAAGTCTTCAATTATTTTATTCAAGTCTTCTTTATCATCCAAAATAGATTTTATTTTAGTATAAGTTGATTCCTTTTTTAATTCATTATTTGCTATTTCTAGATTGTAATTTTTTAAGTTTAATCCTAAGATTTTACCCATAGCTAAAATCATTTCAACATTAAAATTAAATTCCACTTTTTTATTTTCAGCTTCCTTTAAAATTAATCTATTAAATTGCTCTAACGTTATTTTAATTACCTTCATAATAATAAATATCTATAAAAACAAAAAAGCTCTCAGATGAGAGCTTTCTTGCTTTATTTTTAATTTTGGTTATACATTGTCAAATGATGCACCAGTATTCATAATTACGAATTCTAATTGAATGAACTCTAATGCTCTTGTTGGTTTCAAGAATATTTGACCAGTTAATTGGTTTCTATCGAAATCTTCTGGGTCGTTTGATAAAACAACACGGAAATCGTATAAACCTCTTTGACTTCTAATACTGTCTAAGATTGGGTTTACAAGTGATAAGAATTGGTTTCTTACAGCTGCATCGTTTTGCTCAAATAATAATCTGATAGAAACAGCAGAAATAAGTTTTCTTGCTTGTAATAACAATCTTCTAACATTGATTCTGTTAAGAGCTGTATCTTTGATTTGAAGTGTTTTGTTACCCCAGATTTTGATACCATCTGTTGTGAAAGTAGCAATTGGGTTAATTCTTGCTTCATAAAGAACATCTCTTTCTTCTAATGTTAATTTCTTTCTAGCTTGTACTGCATTAACACCACCTCTTTCGATACCAGCTACTGCATACCATGGAGCTGTTTTCTTATCTGTAAACGCTACGTTTCTAACAACATCTCTTGTTGCTGGCATCCAAACATAAACATTATTTTCAGTGTCATCTACTTGAATCCATGGCCAGTAAGTACATGTGTAGTTACTGTCAAAAGTACCATCTAAGAAATCAGCGATATCAGTAGCAGCCATTGGGGTTACACCATCAGATTCAGTATCTGGAGTTGTAACAATGTATAATGAGTCAGCTCTATCGTTTTCAATCATATCGATTGCTTCTTCAACTAAGTTACCATTATCCATTACATCAATACCTGGAGTTGCAAACACGTTGATGTTAACAGCTTCTGGGTTTCTAAATGTCCAAATACCTTCTAAGAATGCGTAGTAATCAGAGTTTATAGCAGCGTCACCGTTATATAAAGTTCTAGTTTTAAACGCACCACTTAATTTACCTTTACTACCTAATGTACCGTTTATTAAGAAAGAATCTAAATTACTTCTTCTAGTTCTGTAAATATCCCATCCATCAAAACCACCGTAAGGTGCAAATGTAAATTTACGAGCTCTAAGTTTTTCATATTTAGTACCTAATACACCAGCCTCACTTCTAAATTGAGCGTCACCAACTTCGAAAGAGAAAGTTTCGTTATCAATTGATACTGAAGCAGCATCTAAGTCCATGTGAAAACCTTTTGTTAATGCACTAAATTCAACACCTTTATGGTCAAAGAAATCAGCGTCAATACCTACTAAATCAGATAAACCTAAATATTTTTTAGCTATTTGAGATGAAGTATCAAAAGCACCATAAGCAGTTTGATATAGTAAGTTAGGTGAAACAACACCAGTATTACTTGCTGCTTGATAATTTCTCATTGGATAACCAACAAAACCAGCTGGGAAAGCATCTGAAGTGTTATTAGTATCATCCATTTCAATCAATATAAAACTTGATTTTGAAGGGAAGTTACCATCTAATGTACCAATTCTTCTAGCAATATAGTTAACAGAAGTTGGGTCCATAGTCACTTTTGAGAATGATTCTAATACAGTTGGTTGAGTATCATTATCATTAAAAGCTCTAATTACAACATCAAATTCTTTTGTATCTAATTTAACGTTTCTAATAGAAATTTTAAATTGTTCATTAGCAGCGTTACCATCAGAAATTGTCCAGAATCTGAATAATCTTAATACTTTAGTACCACGTAACTCAGAAACAACATATGGTGTAACAGCTGGTTTGTATTCTTGTTTGTAATCATTAAATGAGTTAGCGTAATTTATAGTAGTTAAATTAATACCTCTGATTTTACCAGCGTTATTTAATGTATCAAACATTTGTTCAAAAAATTCTTCGGCAAATATTGCAGCTTTACCATCACTATTTGTTCTACCCAATACTTTTGGTAAATAACTTTTCTTAGTGTTATCTAATGATAACGTATAGTTGAAATTACCTTGAATATTAGATTTACCAGATAATGCAAATTCAGCTAATGGGTCAAGCGCAGCATCAGTTACTGAAGGGTTGAAAAGAGGACCATTTGTTGTTCCAGTAATTTCATATGATGGTAATTGAGTATCAACATTAATACCACCTCTAGAACGTAATAACACAACTAATTTATCTTCAGCGTCTGAATAACCAGTACCAGAATAATGAACAGTAATACCAGTTGTAGTACCAGTAATGAATGCACCAACAGCAGTTAAATTATTAAGATACATAGTTGTAGTTAAACCACTAAAGGTACCACTAGTTTTAATGTTACCAGTAACATCATAAGTAGAACCAGTTGGACCTTGTGAAATTGTTGCTAATGTATCGTCTAAATCACCACTATTAATTATTTGTTGTAACAATGGGTCATTACTAACTATTGTTACGTTAGTGTTTGCTGATGTAGCTGTAAATCTTATTAATGGAGTAGCAGCGTTATATGTTGTAGTAGTTGTTGCAGCAGTAGTTGACTCATCCAAAGCTGCGTCTAAAGTAATACCCCAAGCTTGTCCAGCTTCAAAACCAGATAATCCTAATACTCTTGTTACGAATAATTGATTTGATTGAGATAAATATTCTTTTGCGATATATGGTAACTCATATAAAGGAGCGTTGTTATCTTTAACTTTTGTAGCATTTAAACCACCAAAAAATTTTCTAAAATTATCATAACTGTCGATAAAAATAGGTTGAAACGCTGGTCCAATAGTTGTCTCACCAACTAACCCTAACGTAGTCACACCTATTTGACTAGTTACAAAAGATAAGTCTTTTTCAGATGTATAAACCCCTGGACTTACAAATACTTTATTTGGCATAATTTTGTTTTTTGTTTTATGTTATTATTTATCGTTTTATTATAAATATTAACTTTTTTTCAAAAGTAGAGCCAATTAAAAATATAAATATAAATTAGTATGAATTTTATCATACTTTTATCATACTTATAAGAAAAAGACTTATGAAACGAGACAAAAACTTGAAAATTACACCAAAAACGCACGAAATGTTAAAACAATACTGTGAAGAAAATGGGTTAAAAATGTTTGCTTTTGTTGAAAAATTGATTCGTGATAAGTGTCAACCTAAAAAAGGGTTATATGACGAAGATTAATCACAATTCGAATTGGTCTCTTATTTCAATAGGAACATTACTCATTTCTTTGAATTCTTGAAATAACAATGGTGTCATCTCTTCAATTAAAAAAGGTGTGTTTATCAATGCTTCTTCTTCATTTGTATATACTCGATATGTTGAGATATAATCATCAATTAAATCACTAGAAGGTCTTAAACAAACATTCGCTTCTAAATTATTACCAATTGAATATGTTGCAGTTAATGTAAATTTTTCCATAATATTATAATAATGAATTAACACCTAATTTTAATAAATCAAATTGACCAGAGTTGGTAACACCACCACCACCACCCATGGCTCTACTTGCAAAGAAGTTTAACCCTTGTGTTGGTTCTGGTAAATTTGTCGTTATTGTACCCATAGCTATAGCACCAGTTTCATTGTTAATAACCATATATTTAACATTATTTGATGATGGTTCGTTATATAATGTTAAACTATAAACAGTTGTTGATGCTGAACCAGCAGTTCTGTTAGCTGGAAAATTAACACCCAAATCAATTTTAGTTGCAGTACCACCAGAATTATTATGGATTATTTGTAAGTTAGTATCAGCACCATCATTACCTAGACCTATTAAGTTAGTTAAAGTACTTACTTGTGTTAAACCAACACCACCATAAGCCAAATCAGTTGTCTGACCAGCTAACCCATAAAATTGTTGACAAGTACTTGCAAAAGCAGTATCTGATATATTAAAATCACAAACATATCTAAATCCACCACCTATAAACCACAACAAAGCAGAACCTCTAGTACCAGTATATCTACCAGTTGAAACAACCGTTGCATAATATCTCAAACGTATTTGTTTACTTGCAAAATTAGTTGATGCAACAGATTGAGCCAAGTTTGATGCTGTCGTACCCATAGTAACACCACCGAAAGTTGTTACTGTAGTAGAGTTATTACTAAAAATAACACCTCTATAAATTTCATTAGGTGATAATTCTGGTATAAAAGTATTTACAATATCAGCAGTTATTGTTGTTGCTGATATCGTGTTTGCTGTAAGACCATTAATGAAATTAGTTGGACCAGTGATAGTACCACCACTAAATGTCGAACTATTAGTACTAAAACCAGTTACGTTAAACGTACCTCCAGTATTGTTTGTAAAAGTAGCAACTCCAATAGTATTGTCATAAGTACCACCAGAAACAAAAATATCAGTAGGTAAATTGTAATATGTTGTTGCAGAAATAGTGTTAGTATATAAAGCATTTATGACATTATTAATAGTATTACCACTACTTTTAACGTAAAAACTTAAATTATCTATTCCTTGTATTTGTTTAATTTTTATTCTGCTCATGATATATTAATCTTTATTTTTTATATAAATACTTATTATTTTTTAAATGTTTTATTATTTATACTAATATATTATAGTAAAACGAAATTATATCATTAGAATCTAAATCATATTCTGAAATAGTAGTATTCCACATAAAATAATCACCAGTTGTTATACCACTAAAATTTCTTACACCACCAGAAGTACCATCAGATGAAAAATAACAATCTTTTGTTGTTACTCCATCACCAACTTCAACATTCAATCCATTTATCGCTACACCAACATAACTATTACTAATTGGCGAACCACTAATTCTGATTCCAGTATTAAAATTATCACTAACTGTTGTTGCAGTTACAATTTCAGATTTATTTAAAGTATAAGGTGTTGATTTAGGATAATTTTGATAAGTTGTTGCAGATATTGTATTTGCAGTTAAACCACCACTTATTCTAGCATCACCAGAAACATCTAATTTAGCAATAGGTGTTGTTGTACCTATACCTACATTACCGTTAGCTAACATAGTCATTTTAACATCACCATAATTACTCCATTGGAATAATGGTCGGTTGATGACTTGAGTTATTCCAATTCTAGCATCAAATCTTATCAAAGATTCCGTACCTATATCAGTTGTTCCATCACCAACAAAATACAAAGCAATTTTATCACTCGAATTATGACCTTCTAGTGTTGGGATAAAATTACTATTAGCACCAGTAGCATTACTAAATCTGAAATAAGATGAATCATCACTTACGTCAAATTGAGCAATGATTTCTCTATCACTAGGGATTGCTGTACTTCTTACATGGAGTGGTGCGACTGGATTAGTAACCCCCATACCGACATTACCACTAAATAATGATGAAGTACCACCAGTAACGGTTAAATTACCAGTTATCGTCAATCCAGTCATTGTATTAAACAATGCGCTAAATGTACCGCCAGTATTATTTGTGTATGTAAATGTGTTATTTGAATACGTAGCACCAGTAACCCTTACATCAATAGGTAAATTAAGATAGGTTGTTGCTGAAATACTAGTAGCTTTTAATTGACCACCAACAGTTGTGTCACCAGTTATTGTATATGAACCATTAAGTGTCTTTGAATTTACCCAAACATTAGAACCGTTATAAGCACTAAACGTCAACAAATCACCATACGTAGCACCAGTAGACATTACGTTATGTAATTCTTCTAATTCATAACCATTTTGAGGTAATACATATAACTGACCATTACCATTATTTGCTCTTTGAACTACACCGATAAAAACAGTATGATTTGGAGCATATTGTTTTACATTTGTCATTTGACCAGGTGTTACTCCCAACCATAAAGTGTCACCAGCAGTGTATGAACCAAGATTCAACCCATCCAATGTACCTTGTGTAATAATATATCCCAAACCACCACTTACAATAGATTCAGCTACAACACCCAAAGTTTTTGAAGATGTTGTATCACCAGTATTTGAAGCTCTTTTTACCGATATTTTATCACCAGTAGCACCAAATATATAAACAACTTCACCTTTATTCAAAGTTGTTGCTTCATCATTTCTAACATAAGAAAATATAGTTTCACCTATCTTTTGTACAACATTACCACCAATTAAACCAACTTGCGGAGTACCAAAAGTACTATTCCAAGTCATTGAACCTACAGCAGTTGCACCAGTATAATTTATATCAAAATTTATAACACTAGTATATAATGTACTAGCTGTTAACCCACTAGTAAAAATAGTGTTACCATAAACAGTTCCACCACTCAAAGGTAGATAAAAACTACTCATTGATGGTAAATTAAGATATGTTGTGGCAGATATTGTTGTTGCTGAAATATTTGGGGCGTATAAAGAACCAGTCATAGTATCACCAGTTCTAGCAACTCTATCCCAACCTATTGGAAGTATTGAATTTGATGTTGTTCCAGATGCGAATAATATTACATCTGCTGTGTTTATTGCTAATTCACCTAATTGTAAGTCGCCAGCTACTGGTACTTTTCCAGCAACATTTGAACGTTTTAATAAAAACGTGTTCTTTCTATTTGCCATGTATATAATGGTATATCTTAAAAATCTCTATAAAGAGTTATGCGTTTTGGTTATAAAACCTCTATAAAATAAATATGCACAATCGTTAAATTGTGCATATTATAATTATGATATTTTTAAAGTAAATCTTTTAGTATGAACCACCATCTAAAACATC